GGAGACCTCCGTGACATGGGTGACGTCATTGAAGAGCTTATGGGTAAGTGGCAAGACCTCGACACTGCACAGAAGCAGGCTCTTGCCGTCAAGCTTGCTGGTAAGTACCAGTACAACAACTTAATGGCATTGCTTGAAAACTCCAAGATGTACGATGAGAACTTGGAAGCAGCTCAAAATTCTCTCGGTACAATCAACGAACAGCAGCAGATTTATCTTGATTCTCTTGAAGGCAAGCTTGACACAATGCAATCTGCTTTTGAAGGTTTTATCAACTCCATATTTAACGTGGACGATATCAAGCCTTTTATTGATGATATCACAGGGCTAATTCAACTTCTCACAGGATTTACGGATTCTATTGGTTCAACAAGTTTGTTTGCCGGTGTTCTTGGTACTGGAGCAAGAGTATTTAGTAAAAATATTGGTGATCAAGCTTTAAATATTTCTCAAAACAGGAAAGCCAGGAAGAGAAGTCAAGATAGCGCAACGCTTGGTGCTCAACTTTTGGCAGCATTAGATGTGGACTCTTCAAACTTAACTGAAGATTCTGCAACGTATAAAGCTGCTAAAACTCTTGGCGCAAAAACAAATAGGATGAATGAGCAACAGCGCGGACAATCAAAACAAATGCTTATGCAGATGGTAAATCTTGAAAATGATTTATTATCTAAAAGAGAAAAAGCTTTAGCTACTTTAGATAAGATGGCAGTCGCTTATAAAAATGTCACAGGAGAATCTATTGAGCTAAAGATAAATGAAGATCATCAGGTTGAAAATTTAGATCAAGCGCTTCTTCTTTTAAACAATATAAAACAAGCATTTGCAGAGGTTGATGAGACTTCTGACAATATCTCTCCAAACATCGGCAAGCTGAATGCCGAGTTAAATGCAGTTGCCCAGAATGTTGGAAAAAATAAAAATGGCGGTTTCAACAAAGCAACGAAAGAAAGAATAGGTAACGCTTCTATTTCGTTTGATACTTTAATGAAAAGATTCTCTACGGACAAGAGATTCTTAAACGAAGATGGCGTTAATATAATGTCTGCTCTTCCACAATATCAAGCGATGGTTGCAGCAAACACGGCTCTTGGAGAGGCTGTTTCAAAAATGCCAACAACTCCCGGGTCGAAGGTTTCTAAAACAATTACAGATGAAGTAGAGAGAGCTTTTGGTAATGCCAGGCAAACTGTTCTTGATTTCATTGAAGCACTACAGAGACTAGACAATGTTGATGAAAAAACTGCCGCTGCAATCAAACAGATTCTTCAGGAGCTTGGTTTACAAGAAGGCGCTCTGAACGGAATGACCGACGCGGTAAACGATTTCAGCAAAAGCCTTTCAACAAAGCAAGTTGTTGCAGGAATCACCAATATTGTTGGGTCTATGGGCCAGCTGATTGCTTCTTTCCAAAGCTTTAGGTCGTTAGGCTCTATATGGGGGAACGCTGATTTATCAGAGGGAGAAAAACTTCTTCATACAATTGAGAATCTTGCTTTTACACTTCCAATGCTTGTATCTGCTTCTATGGAAGTTGGCGAGCAAATAAATTTACTTGTCGATCATTTTAAAGCAAAAAAACAAGCAGTAAAACAAGATTCTGTGGCGACGGCAGAAAACACTGTTGTTACAGATCAAAACACAGAGGCCCAGAAAAGAGCGAATGCTGTCAATAGTGTCGGAATATCCAGTGCTGGGTCTACAGCATCTAAAGTCGGCAAGCTTGGAAAAGTTGCAAGTGTAGCAGGAAAAGTTGGAAGTGCGCTTCCTGGGATAGGGACAGCAATTGCTGTAGGTGGCACCATTATCTCTGTTATTGCTGGTATAAAATCTGCATTTGAAGAAGCTGGCAAGGCGGCAGAAGAAGCAAGAATTGATAAAGCCATTGAAAAAATGAATGAAGCTTCAAGTGAGACTACTTCAATACTTGAAGCTAAAGAAAGAGTAAGAAGTCTTTATGAAGACTACAAAGATGGAAAAGATGTTTACGATGATTTAACATCTGCTATTCAAAATTTATATAAGCAATTAGGAAAAACAGATGACGTTGATTTTGGTAAGCAATCTATTGATGAATATGTCGAATCTCTTAACAACTTATCTGAAGCGACTTTGACAGCAAATGCGAGAGATATCAGAAATGGAATTAGAGATACTGTAAACCAAGAAGACTTCTTTAAAGACAAAAGTGACAAGTGGAAAGACGAAGGCAAAGACGACGCTTCTGGATATATGGCTTATAGTGCGTTAAACACTGCCATTAAGAATTCTGGGTCTAACCTCTTTTCCGTTTCGAAATATGGAAAAGAATATCAATTATCTCTTGACACTTCGGGGGGTTGGAATGATATTATACAAGAGGCTCAAGCTTTAAAGGATAAGCTTCTTGAAAATTATGATAATCTTTCCAGTGATGTACAAGAGAGTGTAGACAAGGCAATAGATATTATTGATTCAGTGATGCCTTCTCAAAGCGATCAGTCAAATTTGCTTGATAAACAACAACAGATTACCGAGATAGAAGTGCAACATGCTTCCAATAGGAATAAAACTGTTGATTTTAATTCTTTGTCTTCTGACGAACAGCGTTCTCAAATTCAAGGAGCCGCTGACTATCTTCTAAATAGTAAGGACTATACATTCCAACTTTCAACTCTTTCTGGAGAAGAGCAGTATGACAAGATTGTTTCTGATCTTGTATCTATCTTCGGCGAAGGCATGAGGTCTGTAATAGAGGATATTGTTCAGGGTTCGGCAGATGAGGTTGGTAGCATTGTCACGCCTTTTGACAAATTAAGTGAATATACAGCAGAAAGCGGAAAAGATTACGATCTTTCTCCATCAACTGGAATTAAGCCTAACAGTAGACTTGGTATTTTATTAAATGACCCTGATAAGATAGATTACTTGAGAGAAAACGATATCTCCTATGACGACTACCTTAACTTTACCGGTGGAATGAGCGCCAAATATGGTGTTAAATACAAAGAAGCTGCCGATCTTCTATTTAACAACGAAGAAATATTGGACCTTTACTCTCAAACGCTTAACGGGGTTAAAGGTGCCCAAGACGAATTAAACGATCTACTAGATGAAGAAGTCAAAAAAATAGAAGATAAAAGAGAGAAACAGGAAATTTTAACAAAAGGATCTGCTTATCTTCGAGAAAAAGATTCTTCTCTTTCTGAAGAAGATGCTAATACAGAAACTCAACGTATTTATGATGAAGTCTTTTCTGTAAGCAGCAATATTCTTACTGATGAGCAAAAACTCGAAAAATTCTTTGATATTGTAAGTGGTAGATTATCAGAAGATGAATTTCTGAACAGTATAAAACAAATGACTTACAATGTTGATGGCATGGCAGAAGCTTCTGAAAAAGCCAAAAACTCTATGGCAAATGCCGCCTCTTTGCTTGCTACCCAACGTCTTGGGAATGGTCAAACATTTGACAAAAGGCAGGAACAAGCCGGTTTGGATATGAAATTCCTCTATGGAGTTCTTGGGGAAAATATCGTCAATTATTCAGACGAGCAACTTGCTTCTATGGCCCAGTATGCAGCGGACGCCATGGAAGCCGGATGGTCTCCGGAGAATGTGCAAGCGGCCATTCTTTCTTATCTCACAACCGGTGAATGGACAGCCGACATCACTTTCGAGAACGGTGAAGAGATAGGCGCTGACCAAAAATCCATTGATGCCTATAACACTCTTATTGATCAAGCTAGAAGAGAGTCTGAACAGAAGTATGGCGAGGGGCATTACAACGATGAAGAAGTAGCCTCCCAAGTGGCTTCTGTGGCTTCCCAGCTTCATGCTGCAAATTATGAAATTACTGAATTTACAGACGCCATTGCAGACGGCTCCATCTCTCTTGACGATGGCATCGAAGCTGCTTTACAAGCTTTTCTTGACCTCAAGAATGGCACTGCACAAGCAGAGCAGTGGACAAAAGACAGAATTGAGAGAGAAGCCCAAGAGAAAGCCTCGCAATGGCAAGATTTTTATGATTCACGCTCAAGAGATTATTCTAAAGAATATGGCGCAAATTCTGTCGATATGGCGATGAAAGATGTCAATGAGTTTGACGCATGGTTAAATGAGCATGGAATTACAAAGGCTGATTTTGATGCAATGGGAATTAGCACTGTCGGCAAGACCCTCGAAGAGATAGAACAAGAAGTCCTTGATATAAAAACAGGGCAAGCAGACAAAGACAAAAAAGAAGAAGCAGAAAAGCGCAAAGAGACAGCGCCCCTTCGAATGGCTCAAAATCGTTATATGGAAGACAAGTACGGCAAAGGCCACGTAAACCAAGACGAGCTTGATGAGAGTGTTGATTCAGTATACGACGTGTTAAAGAAATACAACTACTCTGTTGACGATTTAACCCGTTTAGGCATTGACTTAAACCAAGATTCTTCTGACATTATTTCTGACTTCTTAAAAGCGATAGATAAAACAGGGGACTCGGCAGAGGATGCCACCAAATCTTTTAACGAGCTGTCAGGATCTCTTGATGAGTTTACAGGTTTATCAGACGCTCTTGACTCAAGAGACAGCATCCAAGGATTGATGAAGCAAGCTGATGACATCTATACAGATGAAGGTCGTACATATTTTACTCAAGACGAAGCCTATGATATATTAAAAGAAAATCCTGAATATATCAAATACCTTGATGAAGTTGAGGGCGGATGGCAACTTAACAACAGGGCTGTTCTAGAGTATGAGCAATCGGTTCTTGACGCTGGCAAAGCAATGGAGCAGTTGACAGGGGATGCGATAGACCTGTCTCAACAGAACCAAGATATCGCTACTGTTATGTCCATGAACTCTGATTATACAAGCGCCGACGGCTCTGGTTATTTAGATCAAATTCTTACCCTGAACCATGCTCTTGAAGATGGATCTATCCAGACAACCCAGTTCCTCGATCAAATCTCTTCTCAATTTGACGATTTCTTCTCCAGTGTCTCTGCTCAAGCAATAAATGCCGGGCAGTCAATAAAAGAATTCTTTGACAACAATGACGACGCTGCCAACATGGCCCAGATATTCTCGGATGAGATGTACCAGGGTATCAAGCAGCTAAATACTCAATATCAAGCAGGGAAGATAACTGTCGGACAATATGCAAGGTCTCTTGCCACAACAGCCACAAATGCCATTAAATTAAAAGCAGCCCAAAACGGCTTGTCAAAGGTAGAGGGCGAATGGGTTAAAGTAACGAGTCACGGCACCGTCGCTCTAAAAGACATGGATAAAGAAAGCAAAGACGCAGTCAAAGAGCTAGAAAACATGGAGAAGAGTTTTGACAGGTTAAGTGCAGCGGCGGATTTCAGTGAGTATATTACCGATAACTTTGACGAGATGACTCAAGTTTTCTCTGAAACAGGAGACGTATTGGAGTCTGCTAAAAATGAGCTAGGCGGACTAAACGAGTCGTTCAGACCTATGATTCAAGGTTTAGCTCAAGAAGTGGTAGATTTTTATAAAACAGATGAACTTGCTCTTAATGCAATGTCTTCTCAAATAACTGCTGCCACTGGCATGATGCAGGATCAAGCAAAAGAGATGTTGACATCTGTTGATAGCTTGGCAGAAAACATGATGAGCAGCTCTGCCGTCGCAGGAGCCGTCATGCAGGGGACAATGACTCAAACTCAAAGCGCCATTAGCAACATTGCAACAGGCATCTCGTTAATTATTCAAGGTGTCATGTCTGAAGTCTCAAGTATCGACGCAGAGGTTGAGAGTCAGGTCGTTGGTGAAGATGAAACAACAAAAGAGATTTATCAAACTAACAAGAAAGACGGTACTTCAGAAGAAATAGGAACGATCCACATTCCTGGGTTTAGACTTCGTCTTTCCGGAAAAGGATCCAGTAATGGAGCCGCAGGCAAGAGCGGTGGCACCTCTCAAGACAAGGTTAAGAACAAGGGTAAGTATGCATTTGATTCTGTTATGTCCACAGAACAAGCTAGACAAGCTGGTGTCAACATAGCAGCTGATGCTGGAGACGATCCTGTTGTTGCAGTGTACAAAGACGGCAAGGGAAACTACGTTGGTGTTCAAGCTACCGACTATCAAACTGGCGCTTGGTATCTTGCAGAAGGTACAGGCCAACTCTTTAATAGCCCTGGTTTAAGCGATTATTCTCCTTACAAGGGAGGAAGCGGTTACACTCCAAAAGACAACTCCAATGGAGGCGGAGGAGGTAGCGGAGGAGACGGCTCTGGTAGTGGCGAAGAGCTAGACACAAAAGATCTTCTTGACGACGAGTATGACAGATATAAAAAGATAAACTCCCAGCTTGATAAGATGAAAAATCTGCTAGAGCAGATAAACAAAGAGCAAGAGCGGCTTGTCGGCTATAATAAATTTGACTATACAAAGCAAGCTACACAGAATTTAAAGAGGCAGATAGAACTACAACAGCAAAAGCTTGAGCTTGAAAAGCAAGAAAGACAAGAGAAGCAGGCCGAGTTAGCCAAGTATGGAATTAAATTTGACACAGAAGGCTACATAGACAATTACGAAGACCGATTTAAATTCTATCTTGCAGAAATAAACAGTCTCATTACGCAATATAACAATGCCTCCTCGAAAGAAGAACAAGAAGCCATCGACGAGAGAATAGAAGATAAACAGGAAGAGTTTGATAAGTACAAAGATTTGGTTGATGAATATAACGACCTCAATTCAAACACTATTGAACAAACAAAGAAAGAGATTCAAGATCTTCAAGACCAAATAGAAGATATGATTACAGATATCTTCAACAAGGCTATTGAAGCAGTTGATACCATAAAAGAAGTTGACGACGCTGTAACAGACTTAAAGAAGACTTTCCGCGACTTCAACACCGAAGAGGACGACCCATTCCTGTCGGCGGAGATCTCCGACAATAAGATTGCAAAATATTTCGACGCTGGCACAAAAGCCGCCAAGACGTTCTTCGACACAGCCATCGCCCGCTTGAAGAAACTCAAGGACGAGGCAAAGACGGACGAGGAAAAAGCCAAGTACCAAACCGCGATAGACGGCCTGCTGGCGGGACAGAAGCTTCAAGGTCAAGGCGTCCTCGACGAGAACGGCACAGGCTATCTCGACATGGCTTTGAGGGGCGGTCAGCTTATCCTGCAAAACATCAAGCAGTATGAGGAGACCGGCAAGTCAGACCTCTTCGGCGAGAACCAGCAAGCGATGATGGAAGCTGCGAAAGCTGTGTTCGATCAGCTCACTGATATGGCGTCCAATCTTCGAGAAGAAATCGACAACCTCCGTGACTCAATCGTCGACGCCATAGACATGGTCGCAGACGAGATTGAGAAGAGAGAGGACTTGCTCGACTCAATAGGCAACCGCCTTGACCATCTCACGTCGATGTCTCAAATCCTTCATGGTGACACAATTCAAGGGTATAAAGAGCAGAATGAAATTCTCGCTGTACAATCCAAGCTTGCCGACCAGAGATTGGCGGAGGCCACAGAAGAGCTTGATTATTGGAACAAGATAGCCTCTACCGTCACAAAAGGCTCGAAGGAAGAGGAGGAAGCCCTAGAGCACGTAAGAGAAGCAACAGAAAAGAAGAACGAGGCAATAGAAAATTCAGTTAACCTTTATAAACAGCAAGCACAAGCCCGTGCCAACCTTGCTCTTGCCGAGTGGCAGAAGAAGTGGCTCGGCACGGACGATTTGGACTGGGCGCAGACACAATGGGAAATGATGAACAGGAACGCTGACTACTATCTGGATGATGTGAACAAAGCCTATAACATCCAAAAGCTTCAGTCTCAATACACAGACCTTCTTGATGGAGCCAACACTCTTGACATTCAGACAAAGATCACCGATCAGATGAACCAACAGCTTGAATATCTTCGAACAAAGACCAATTTAAGCGAGTATGACGTTGCTTACGCTCAAGCCCAATTAGAGATTCTGAAGCAACAGATTGCTCTTGAAGAGGCGCAGGCGAACAAGAGTCAGATGAAGCTTCGCCGTGACTCGCAAGGCAACTACAATTACGTTTACACTGCGAACGAAGATAACGTTAAGAGTGCTCAAGAAGGCTTGCTTGACGCCCAAAACAACGCTTACAACTTGTCGAAAGACCAAATGAAGCAAGTTCAGGAAGACTTCTTCTCTGCTTTCCAACAGACCAAACAGCTCTTGTCTGAAGTCTTTGCCGACACAACTTTAAGTGTCCAAGAACGAACAGACAAGATGACAGCTATTATCGACAATTTCATCCAGTACGTTAACATGACGGGTGAGCAACTTTCCACATCTCAAGCAAACTTGCTTGAAAGCTTCTACGGCATGGTTGACTCCCTCAATAGTGAAAACGCGGGAAGCTTGCAAGAAATTTATGACAAGTTGAAAGATGGCTCGACAGACGCTTTTGATTCCATTGACACACGGTGGAGCACTACAATTACCACCTTGTTACAGAACAAAGATAAATTCGCAGACTCTATGAAAGACATGCAAACAAAGATGAAAGCCTCTCTCAAGCAATACGATAAGTCTGTGGAAAACGCTTCAACGATTGCAAAAGAGAATATCGGAGATATATCTGGATGTCTTAACGGAGTTAAAACGTCTGTTGAAGACCTTACAACAAGTTTTGGACTCCTGACTAATAAACTTGTAGGATATATAGAAAAAATAGGCGGGTACTCCGATAAGCTAAAAGAATATCAAAAAACATTTGACTCTATTTCACAGAAGAATGGTGAGTTGAGACAGACGATAACAGATTTGCAGGACCAAATCAACAGCATGAAACGTCAAGAGGCTCAAGGCAAGAACGAAGGCGGAATCATCAGCACGACTCCAAGCGGGTCTTCTGGAAAAGGAAACGGCAAGGGAGACGACGGCAAAGGAAATACCAACAACTTTGGAGGCTCTGGATATTCAAGAGAAGAGTTAAAGAGAGGAATTGCGCTTGCTATCTGGAACTATGGCTTAAACAGTGGATGGGGTAACGACCCAGACCGTAGTGCGAAGCTTATTAGAGCCTACGGAGAAGATTTTGCTAAAGAAACACAAAGTTATATTGATTATTGGAAAATACATGATGATAATAAACATCTGTATTTAGACTTATCTTCTATAAAATTTACTTCCACGAATCTAGTTGGCTATGACACCGGTGGTTATACTGGTGACTGGTCAGATGGTTCCGGCAAGCTTGCGCTCCTTCACTCCAAAGAGATAGTCCTCAACGCGAGCGACACGCAGAACATCCTCAAGGCTGTCGAGAGCGTCAGGGCGATGACCTCTGCCATGAAGGGAGCTACTCTTGCCGAGGCGGTAGGATCCATCTCCTCCATCGGAAAGAGCATAGAGACCGCCAACAGCAAGGTCGACCAGAACGTCAATATCACAGCCGAGTTCCCGAACGCAACGTCTGCTGATGAGATTAGAGAAGCTATCCTCGGATTGAACAACCAAGTGCTACATTACACACATAGAAAAGCTTAATACCTGGGTATAATAAACGGAGCGGTGGAGACGGTCAAATCTCCACCGCTCCCTTGCTATGCAGTCGAATAAGGAAGACGTGCGTCTGCATTCAATGTTTAGAGATAGAAGGAGAAGTAAATGGCAACAACTTTAAAAGGAGCCGAACAAAAGACATTGCAGGATGCCCTTCTTGATGCGATAGACTACATGACGACGGCGAAGATGGACAAGCTCACTCTTGACAAGACTGTCGTGGCTACAATAGTGAAGAACGAAGACTTAATCAAGAACACTTACAGGATAAGATACCAAGGAAACGAGAACCTCATCGCCAGAGCGCAGTCTGGGGACACCTACAAAAAAGGCCAGCAAGTATACGTCCTCGTCCCACAGAACGACTTATCCAACGACAAGATAATTCTAGGAACCGCCTCTGTCGACAACGCATCCTCTGAAGCAGGGTTCATCTCCTCTGTAATGAACGACTACACTTACTCTGGGGAGAACGCCTTTTTAAGCTCATCTACCGTGTTTGGTTTGAGGTCTGCTCACATAGCAGAACAGCAAGATAAAAAGGACTCTGAACTTGTGTATGGCTCGGCAGATTTCTTGGAACAAGCAGGAGACCAGGTAAGTCCTTATACCGTCAACACAAGGTTTGGTCAGTCGGCAAAGAATTCAGAAAAAATAATGCTCAAGGCCGAGTTCAGGACCAGTTTGCCATCGTGGCATCGTATGCCAAACTGTGGGGGAGAGTACGGTCTAAAGGTTGTGCTTTCTTTCAACACGAACGACGTATACTATTATGTTATCGGGGCAGACGGCAAAGAGAAAACAACAAAGGACGACGGCACACCTTACATTGCCAGTGATGAAGGCGTAAAAGTCGGGCATAAGAAGAGGTATCAACTCTACACTCTTGAGAGCAGTTCATCCGCGTTTACTGGACAGCCATTCAACTATCCGTCGTTTACCGAGCAGTATGCGATCTTTGACTTTGACGCAAAGAACTTCAACGCCGTTGAGAGCGTCGTCGTTTATTGCCAAGGCTTTCCTTTTAAAGAAGGAGATCTTAACGAACCAGAGAATATCTTTATAAGAAACGTTCAGATATACGGCCTGTCAAGGATAACGGCGGTCCAAGGAGATTATTCTTTAAGGCTCAACCCTGCCACTCTTGTGTTCTCAAAGTCTGATGGCAATAGTACGGGAGAAGACAGAGAGGTTTCCACAAGAGCCGACTTCAGGAAGAAGTCTCTTTCTTTGTCTAGCGACGTCAGGATGAAGTTTGTCTGGGGCGCAGAGGACAAGACTATTACAAGCGTGTCAAATGGGTACAACGGCTACCTTGGCAGTGGATGGAAAGAGATTAAAAACGTAGGCAACAGCGCTTATTTCTCTACAAAAGAGAGTGATAATCTAGCCTATGAGAACAAATATAAGTGCTCTGCCATCTATTCCGGTGACGACGACACGAAAGTGATTCTCGTGCAGGAGTTCGTCGTATACAACATGGACTCCAAACGAGATATAGAGATAACGTCTAACCTTGGAACGGAATTCGCTTTCGATAACGGCACGCCGGTTTTGACTTGCAGTGTCAAGGACGACGAAGGTAAGTCTTTCCTTAAAGACACTGAAAATGAGTATATCTTCGTATGGTCTATCGCCACAGAAGACGGCACATCAAGACAGATTTATTCTGAACAAGAGGCACAAAAAAAGGTTGACGACATTTATGCCTCTCTTAATCAGCCAGGCAGTCCTGTTGGGTATGCCGACTACGCTCAAGCCAAGAACGATAGGGCTCTAGCTTCTGGTGCCAAGTATGGGACAGACGAGAACGGCAAAGAGGCACGGTATGTCTTGACTTTGCCGATCAGCTCAATCGCCTCGTCGGCAACTGTGTTCTGCACGGTGTATCAGAAGGAAAAAGGGAACGACGACTCTCACAATATCGGCACGGCCTCTATCACACTGAAGAACTCAAAGTCCGTTGAGGTTGCAAGGTATCACATCGTCATCGAGAATGGCACACAGTCTTTCCAGTATTCCGAGATCGGCATATCCCCTTGCGATGAGGATTACAACGGGCTGGACTACCAAGAGATTCTGCCGTTGACCTGTCACTTTTTCGACCCACAAGGGCTTGAGGTCCCGGCAAGCGAGTATGTCATCCAATGGTCTGTGCCGACTTCCGACTCGTTCTTCGTGTCAAAGGGGTTGAATTTGTCTTACAAGAATCCAGCTGACGACACGGGTGAGCAGGTTTCTAACTCACAAGTGCTCTCATTTAAGATTCAGAGCCGTTGGAGGTACGCCTATACCAACAGACAGATAACTGCTATTGTGACGTATCAAGGAGAGGAGTTTAGAAAAGACACTGAATTCCTCTTTGCGAAGATAGGTGATAACGGCACGAACGGCACTGATTATGTCGTCAAGATTGTGCCGAAAGATGATAAGTTTTATCCTCTGCCTATTAAAAAAGATAAACAATATTATGAAAAAGGTTATTTGCCTGCGTTTTATTTATATGCTGGAACGCCTTCCACAGAAGAAGAAGCAAACATATTTACCGCTGATAAAGCACTCTGGACTCCGCCATTAACAGCCGAGTTGTACCAGAGAGGCGTTAAATCAAAAGATAACAAGGGGTTCGAATGGAGTATTGCCAAGAGTGGAATGCGATATAAAGTAGGACCTCTACAAATATCTCCAGGTTCTAACGGGTCTTCTTGCACTTTGTCAAAAACAGAATCAAAGCCTGAATCACCTTTGCCGAAAGAAGGCACCTATTATAAAGGCCAAATTATAAAGGTGAGCACGAAAGTCAATGTTCAAACAGAAAATAATGAAGATAAATCCTGGGATACTATTTATGGTTTTTATCCTGTGCCAATCATAAAGTCTCATGGATGTGTTGTTTCATTAAACAAAACTTATACGATGCAACAAGTGCTTTATAATTCTGATGGCAAGTTCCCACAGTACGACACTGACCAGGGTTTCAAGATTGATGGCATATTCACATGTAATGCAGATGGCTCTGAAATTAAACAAATAACCGAAGGCATTGAAAACTACACTGTCACAGCAAGTTGCTATGGAGGTATTTCAGAGAACTCTACGACTTCAAACCTCGCCTCTTGTGCCGTGCTTGAGGGACAAGATGATACAGCACCCTTGCTTCGCCGTTATCTTATTACTCCGCACGAGACTTATAGCGGACAATATCAGAACAATGGTATTTATCTTAAAGTGAAAGATGGAGAAACTCTTGTGTGCGAGGTGTGGATTCCTGTCTACATGTCGCTAAATCGTTATTCTCTTGCTTCTCTTAACAAATGGGACGGCAACTCTATAGAGATTAAAGACGGCGAAGGCAAGAGAAGCTATATTCTTGCTCCACAGATTGGAGCTGGAATTAAAAACAATGACAACTCCTTTACTGGTGTTGTGATGGGTTCTCGGTTTGAGTCTGTAGAAGACGCAGAAGGAAAAGTCAAAGAACAAAATGATGTCGGTTTGTTCGGCTATCACGAGGGAAGACAATCTATATTTCTAGATTCTAAAACAGGGAACGCAGTGTTTGGCTTGCCAGAAGAGCAGGCCGACGAGGGTAACGGCAATTACGAAGGCCGTATCGTTCTCACCCCCGGCGGAAAATCTACAATAGCGAACCTGACTCTTGCCTCAAACACAATATACGGGGCTTCAGAGTTGAAGAGTTTACACTGGGATGATGCTGGCGTTCACGTGAAGGATGAGAATGATGATTCGTTATACACCAACTGGTGGCCGTCAAATGAAGAGAAGAAATGGGTTACTAAAGTTACAAAGAGCAGAAATACAAACGGAAGAGGATACACTTTTAATGTTGAACATAATAAAAACTATTTAGATAACTTCAAGTATGACAGGGAGCTTGGCGACCCGTATACGGACTACCCCGTTGCTGGAGCGAAGTTTGGCATACCTCAACACGAGCAAGGAATCCTTTTAAGCTCTACACCGCCTTATTTCTCCGCAAAAGGCCATCCTCTCAACAGATTCAACAGTGATATTAACTGGGATAGTACGATGAGTATGCTTGCAGAGAACGATAGCCTAGAGGTTGAAATAGACCCTAACAAAACGAGTATCTTCTCCATCTATAGACACAAGATTAAGAGAAATGAAAAAACAGGAGAGCCAGAGAAAGATAAAGACGGAAATCTGGTATATGAACAGCGTTATCCTATGGTGGGAATTGACGCTAATGGTAGTTTTTACACTAACTCTGTGCGACAAGAGAACACAACCATGACGATTAACCATGTCGGGGCTTTCGGATTTGGCGCTGCCGAATTTTCTCAAGATCCAAAAGACTTTAAACACCCAAATTATGTGGGTGTTAATTTTGCGTATAACGGTGAGACAATTATAAAGATGTTTGAGGCAACTAATGGAAACTGGTTGGAGAAGAATCCTAATGACACTTGCACTTTTATCACCACAGCAACGGACAAGAGAACAGAGTATGACAAAGGTATCAGGATAAATGCTAAAACATTTGATGCCTACGTTTCAGATAGCAAGAGTACAAACACGACAACCCCTCATAAGCTTATCTTAAAACAAAATGAGAACTTCTTTGGAACAGAAAAAGATACTTTCTTAAATATGGTTCACGATGGTTCGAATTCTACTATTGAACTTCAAAAGAGAATTTACGACGAGAAAGACGAAAAGAAGTTTAGTTCATACGGGTTAGATGTATCTGTTGACGGGACTGATGGGTCGACAAGCTTACTGAATGGTCCAGAGCAGTTCCTTAATTTTACCTCGGCAGAAGGTAAAACTACTCTTAAAGCAGGAAACAGTTTGTTGAACCTAACTCTGACAGATGAAAAAAGTTTCCTTAAAATAGAACCAGATTCTACTATCCTTCAAATACAGAAGACAGAAGGAAAGACTACAGAAACAAGCAACCTAGTATTAAACCATGATTCTTTTACAGCCAAGATTAGTTCTAAAGGCGAGTTTTTAAAGATAGACAAAGACAGCAGTCGTTTCAGTCACAAGTACAAGGACGGTTCGAAAGACTATGAGAGCTATCTTTTATTGAACACAGATGATGGAATTAAGATGGAGACTCCTAGTAATTTCCTTGCCCACGCAGGGGAAAAGGCATATTTCTACACAACAGGATATAAGTCGGAGCAAGAGGAGCTAACAAGAAACTATATAAAAATGGAGGGCGATAATTTCGAGCTTCATTCTCAACGTGGAGGTATATTGAGCCTTTATTCCGGTTTTAAAGTAACAGTGAATAAAGAAGAGAAAAAATTAAATTTGACTTCCTCTACACTCTCTAACAATCTCACTATTCTAGGAGACACTCAAGAAAACAAGGGGCTGTATTTTACCGAGGCACAAAACGGTCTTGTTATAGAACGATATCAAGAACAAAGAGGCAACGAAACTTGGGAATCTAATTTGTATACTATTAGGCGGAACCCGATTCAGACTAACCATGCTTTGCTTGTAAAGGGCAATATGAAAGCAACCGGGCTGAACGTTATAAATTTGAACTTTAGAGAAAACGAAGAAGATACAAGTCCTTTTGGAATAGGAAAAGCTTGGATTCTGGCTATACAAGATTTTTATGGGGAACGAGAGAGTTTTGCTACTAAAACAGATGTGCAAAATGTACAGAACAGTTTACAAAATAGTATTGACAACCTCTCTTCCACTTTTGTCACAAATAGTAATTTTGGATCCAAGATCGAAGACTATGCAAGTAATTACTATAGAACCTTTTCTATATACAGTAGTGAACAAGCCGAGCATGATGCAGTTCAACGAATAAACAATCGTTTAAATGCTTTAGAGGCAAAGGTGGGGAAATAATAAAATGAACGCACTTAATACTAGTAGTTTAAATTATAAAGAAATAATTTTATGTCAATCGGTTAAAACCGCTATAAAAGATTTTATCTCCAATCTAATCAACGACAACCAAGTTCCTGTTTATATGGTCAAAAATCTGCTATTAGAAGCAGTTTATAATCTAAACATAAAGGAACAAGCCGAGTATGAAGAAGCTGTGAAGGAATACAGAAAGCAACAGCAGGCTCAAGTTCAACAAGAGACAGAGGAGGACGGTGAAGAATGAGCGGAGAGGCACTTACAGCGGACACTCCAACCCCACAATACATCGACACTCTCGTCGACAACACAAGCGGAACTCCACAAGAGTATCGTTTTACAGTAAGCGCAGACAACGTGAGTTGTAATGATGGAACCAACGAGATTACTCTGTCTACTTACTTGAGATATCTTCAAGAGTATGCAAACCAGGGAGTCCGCATAGACACGAGGTTCAAACCCATGCCGGAAGACACATCACAGACTCCCTAACGAATAAACAAGAGAAAAAAGGAGAGGGCCTAAAGGATGGCTACAGTAATCAACACGATGTATCCACCTCAAATAGGTGGGTCTGGGACATTCGCGCCCTCGTTTCCCGTCAGCTGGAAAGACGCAGGCGAGAACAAGTTTGTCGTTGACGGAGACGCGGAAGTCCTTTTTTCCATATCTCAATACAACTCAATAACGAACATCAAGGGTGTTCACGTTACTTGCGTGAATATGGCATCTAATGTGAACGCCCTTGATGCGTCAACAGGAGTCTATTACATCCCGTTTGACGAAATAAAGCAGACGTCCACGGGGGAGTACAGCCTCCATATAACGTCTCTGGCGAACACCGACGTGAACTCTGCCAAGATGAAAGGCGAGGGTTTCACGACAGGAATGTACTACAAGGTACAGCTCCGTTTCGACCAGACGACCGACGGCACAAAAGCAGGCCCGCTGACAGAGGAATACCTGTCAACCAACCTGAAGAACTTTTCAGAGTGGTCTACTGTCTGCCTCATCCGCCCGATCGGCACACCAGTCGTACTGCTCAATACCTGGGGCGATATCGAAGACGACACTGTGCCGTCTTTCAATAAGGGGACGATTCCCATTGCAGGGAACGTTTCTTTTTATGTGAGAAATACAGCTGACAGCAAGATGTCCTATATAGACTCGACCGAGCAACTTGAGTCTTACAAGATAAAGGTGTACTCCGATAAGACTGGTGAGCTGATGACAGAGACGCCCACCATCTATTGTCAAGACGGCAAGTCCATAAACTACGCACTTGACGTCGAGGGGTACTCCTCAAGCGCTGGGGACAAGTTCCATATCATTATGGATTTTGTGTCTGTCAACCAATACAAATGGAGTTCCAAAGAAGACGATATGCCGTTTTCCATCTCGTCTTACTCAAGGAACGACAGTTTTAAGCCGACGATTACCGTTGAGAGCCTTAAAGACGACGGTGCTGTGAGAGTCCACATCACCAACAAGATCGCCATCAGGGGCTTCCTGTGCCTCAAGCGCACCTCTGCCGAGAGCAACTATGAGACATGGGAGTCTCTCGACACAAGGTTTGTCAATTCCGCTGTGGACTACACCTACGACGACATGACGGTGTGCAGTGGAATCTTCTACAGATATTCCATCCAGCTTATCGAGCCCGAGACTTTCTCAACAGGAACAGCCATCGAGGGTAGATGCACAAAAGCCTATAAGTCAAGCAAGGTGATGTGCGACTTCTATGACGCGATGTTCTATAGACTTGGACGGCAAGTCTCCATGAGGTACGATTTCACCATATCCTCTTTGAAGCCTGTTGTCAATAGGTCGAAGGTTGATACGCTTGGCGGCAAGTACCCCAAGTTCGTTGAGAACGCGCAGATGAGGTACAAGCAATTCTCGATATCCGGCATAATCTCTTCTCAAACAGATCCAAATGTCAGGTTCTTCAAGAAGAGCGACCTGTACGGCGTCGCAATGCAGGATATGGACAGCTATAACAAGGAGGAAGCCATCCGTGACAATTACGACTACTATTGGGAGAGAGGTTTCCGAGAAGAGGTCGTAAGCTGGCTAAACGACGGCGAGCCAAAGCTGATGAGGACGATGACCGAGGGTAATGTGTGCGTCATGCTTACCGACATCTCCCTCACCCCAAACAAAGTCCTTGGTCGCAGAATTTGCTCTTTCACTGCGACAGCCTATGAGGTTGAGAGTGGGATGAGCCTTGACACTCTTGTCGAACTCGGCATCCATAGTGTCGGGGAAGAAAAGGCAATCAAAGACTATGAGAACTCCAAGGAGTCATCAGGTGAGACTGGCACAATAGTAGTCACCAAGTTAAGCCAGCTGTACAACACAAGTCCTTGGATTGAAAAAGTCGAAGGCAACGCTCATATGGTTTTAAACTCTGACGTTGCCGAAGTAATTGTAAACAAGAAGATGTCCGACCTGGGCAAGGGCATTCTAAAGAAATATCAATATAAGCCTGGCTCTTTGAAACTGAAAGACGTGAAGATATACTTCCATAACAAACCGCACGTCTTCTATGTCGACAGCGACGGCGCTCTACAACCGCACGAATACACGAAGACAAGCTATGGTTCCGTCCATCCAGAAGAAAGCAAGACAAACGAAGAGTCTTTGCTGATCGGATACCGTTTTTCCTTAAACGGCAAGACCATTTTCGTGAACAGGGACGGCTATTATCAAATCCCCTCATCAATAGAGATAGACAAACTTGGTTTCCCAGATGCAAAGCGAGGGGAAGACGATTGCGATGTCGTCACTCTTGACTATGTCGTCACCCATGAGCGCGTGATAGACAGGTCCAACGCAGATTTCAGCGACGGCATAATGTCTGTCTATAAGACTGTTGCTGGACAGGTGAACGGCAGGTTCTACCCAGAGGAACGTTTAGGTGATAGGATCTACAACCGTTACGCCTATAAAGAGCAGGTGAAAGAGAACAACGTCGTCACGCAGACAAAGCGGTATAAGATGGAATACTGGAAAGGAGTCAGCCTTGAGGTCGACCCATATGCCGTCTTTGCCGTCGAGTTTGAAGATGACTTTGAATACAAAGACTTTACAGTAGGAGAATCCGGAATCTTCAATATAGAAGACGGTTTCCCTTGTGAGGATTTGTATTTTAAGGGAATAAAGATATTTAGACGCAAGGGAAACAGCAACATCACACTTGGTGAGTTTGGGTTGAGCGGCAAAGATAAAAATGAGAATCCTCAACCCGCCACTCTCGTTGATTTAAGCAAAGCTGTGCCTGGGTATGTCTATACCGTAAACGGCAAGACGAAATATTACTCTCTTGACAAGAAATGGTATAATTTTGAGCAGGTAAAAGGAAGTAACTACGAGGCGGGAATAATAGACGCTGTCGTAAGCGGTAACGTAAACTATGTTGGAGAGATATTAGTCAGCACTATGATTGGCGGATAGGTTGGAGGGAGCTTTTGTATGAGGAGAGTATATGAGTACCTCCAATCTTCTGGCACGTTGTCTGATGCGCAGAAGAGGACTAATTTCTTCTACAAGATAGACAAAGCCCTCAACCAACGGCAATACATCCGCATAAAGAGGTTCAGGGCATTGTGACGAACGGCTCCATGACAAAAGACGGTTCGTCTTCCGTTCGTAGGACGATGACCCTTACCGTCAACCTTGACGGCGGGGAGTATGATGCCACGTCGCTGGATATGGATTTCTCCTTGAACAAGAAAGTGTTTGTGGAACTAGGCGTAAAGAATGACACCGACGAGTGGACCCAGTATCCGATACTGTGGTTCCCTCAAGGTGTCTTCTTTATAAACAAGGCTTCCATGTCCTCTTCGGCATCCTCTTCCGTCTCTTTGACGTTGAACTTGAGAGACAAGATGTCTATGCTCAACGGAGACGTTGGAGGTATAATCCCTGCTTCTACTATCTTTGACTCTATAGACACACAGTCTTCTACCGGACAGTTCATCTCACAGAAGGTGACTGTCTATGAACTTATAGAGAACGTCGTTAACCACTTCGGCGGCGAGGATCTGTGCAACATCGTGATAGAGGATGTTGACTTGAAGATTCGCCGTGTGGTCCGTTGGACTGCCGAGAACACCTTGTACCTTGTGAAGACATACAAGGACGGCGTCTTTAGTTACTACACTGCCACCATCGAGAAGCCAGACGAAAACGCCGACTTTATCGAGGTGAAGCAAGGCGACGATTGCGGGTATGTCTACGACGACTTTGTATACACAAGCGACCTGACTTTGAACGCAGGTAGCAAAGTGACAGATGTCCTGGACAAGATAGTGTCGTATCTTGGCAACTACGAATATTTCTATGACGAGTTCGGCATATTCCATTTCAGGGAAATCAAGAATTACGTCAACACCACTTACGCGACGACAGCTGTGGCAGATATGACAAAGAACTCATACCTGATGAACACAACTGCCCCAAAGAGCTCCTATGCCTTCTCGGACGGCACGAACATCATAAACATATCTTCCAACCCCTCTTACGACAACATAAAGAACGACTACATTGTCGAGGGGTTGAGGAAGTCCACCGTGTCAGATGTGAGCTATCCGGTTAGATACCACCTTGCTATTGATGAGATTCCCCCCAAGACGTACTGGAACGAGGAGAGGAAGGCGTTCACCTACCCGCCTCGCGAAGGTGTCGTCCTGTACAAAGACTCTGATACAAACCAGACAAAAGCCTGCTTTCCAAAGGTTTACAATAGCAATCCTAAAGAGATTGGCGATGCAGTGCCGTTACCCGATATCGGCACTCTTGACATTATCTATTATGATAAATCGTTTAAATATCAAGCTAAAGGCATCAAGGGCGAAGAATATAAGTATCAGAACGCAGAGAAGGACGTTGACAGGCTTTTGTACTATGTCAGCAGGCCGATAGGTTATGAGTTGATAAGCGACCCATCGTCTGACTTCTATGAATATTATAAGCCAAATAAATTTGAGCATATCAAAGTATCACACGAGGGTGAAGATGTTGACAAGCTTACCTCTGCAAGTTCTGCCACAATAAAGATATTTAAAACAGATCCATCAAAGGCCGGGGGCAAAGAGCTAACAGGTGGCAAGAGTTATAAGTACGACTATGAACCATGTTACAAATATGAGCCAAGCTGTGCTAAATGGAACGGCGAAGAGTACGAGAAGCTTGACGTTGTTCATGTTTACGACGAAAAAGGGCCATACGTCGCAGAGGACTGGAGGACGGAGCTCTACTTGCAAGGAGAGTACGCCAGGACGAACGGCACCGACAAAGGATATTACTTCGAGGAATTGTCGGCGGGATGGACGCAGATATACGACTTGGAAAAGCAACAATTTATCGGGGACGACGATAAGAAGAACCCTGTCACTCTTGCGTCGTTAACTGACGGCAATATGTTCTTGGACTTCATCGACGCAGGCACATCTTCTCTTGGCGAGTACGCTGTGTCAGCCATTGGCCGTAGGTCTGACGTGGTTGTGGACAACGACATAAACTGTCTGTTCCAGCCGAACATACCAGACATTGTGTTCGTAGATGCTGAAAAGAATACAGAGAGTGGCAATAAAATTGCTCAAGAATTAGAAAGCAAGGGAGAGCGCTGGTCTATCGCACCAAAAGAGATATATTCAGCATTGGCAACAGGTGGATATAAGAACGGTGCTTTTGATAGGATAAAGTATGAGCTGTATCTTCATACAGGCTACCAGAGGACGCTGTCTATAACGGCAATCCCAGCCTTCTATCTTGAGCCAAACATAAGGGTGTCTGTCAAAGACAAGACGACAAACACTTATGGAGACTACATCGTTAAGAGTGTCACCTATACTTTGGGGACTGGCTCTACGATGACGGTAAATGCAACCGAGCTTGTAGAGAGGTTCTAAAGGAGACAAAATGAGCAAAAATGTCATGAACCAGTATAGGTTTAGCGGCACAGGATGTGTCGGGGATAGTATCCCACTTAAAGTTGACATGATAAAAATAGATGGCTTCAATGAACGTTGTTTTGCAATAAAAAAAGAAGACTCAAATTCACTATCTGCCAACAAAGGCAGTACATTCTTTGACAAGGATACAGACTATCACTTCACGCTGAAGGTAAGAAGAGATCTTACGACAGATATAGACATTCGTTTGACGCTCCGGGCAAGCGCGACGAACGAGAAGGACATGGACGACAACTACCAGTACCTTGATACCGTTCATCTACCGAAGTGGTCCTCTAACGAGAACGACTATATCAAGCAGAAGAGGTGTGCCGTCTACCTTTGCGGAGTTGAAAACAAGACGGTTGTCGGCAACGAGACAAAAGCACAATGGTTCGGCAGAGAAATTATTGCTGCCGGGGAGATACAGAAGAGACCTAATGGCGAGGGTGAGGACGGAAAACTTTATTACCAAGAAGATACAACCGGGAATATAACATATGCACTGTATAGAGATAAATACCATTTCAACGGACAGATTCAAGGCAACGACTCTGACACAGAGACAGAAAGCTTTAACTCGACCAATACTCTTACTCGCAGGAAGATACACCCTGGATGGAACAACAATTGGACGGCTCTTTCTCAAGCTATTGTGACGACCAGCTGGAGGGCTTCCAATTCCGAGGACGCCTACGGCATCTTTGACATAACGTTCAGGCCTCTTGTCGGCACATTCGACCGCGTGTGCGCCGAGATCGTCAGGGAGGCTATTGATGAGCAAGTGTCGTTCTCTTACACCGGCAAGGGACGACAACTTGGCGTCGTCGAGGACGATTGCTCTCTCAAGATCGTGAACGACCTTGTCCCAACTCTAAAAGACAGAGGAGTCATGTCTTCCATCACAAAGATTGGCGTATGGGGCAGGCCTGGTTTGTTGATGTGCATAAACGGGGAACCTATACGTGTCGGTAACTCCGGTTTCTATGAGCAAGACTCTGTCGAGGTTGAGACGCTTGGAGTCGTTGTAAACAACAATGACTGGAACAACAACTTCACAATAGATTATTTTGGCCCTGCAAGCAAAAACACGGGAGCTTAAAAGCAAAAGGAGGTAGTTTTATATGGATTCTATTTATGGAGGCCGTCCTGGTTCGCCTTTTGTGATTAAAGCTCAATTCAGCTCTATTGAAGAGATGCAGGAAGCATTCAAAAGTGGGCCTGAATATAAAGACGTATGGTACGGCGAGTATTGCATTATTGACACAGAGAACAAGAACGACTTCGATAACGGCAAGATATACCAGCGTGGCACAGAATACGGAAACGAGACTGGCGACGCCAAGTACGTTGGACAAGTTGTCGGTCCACAGTCTGGTGTTCCTGGGTTTGATTTTAAACCTTTCGATAATGTTAAAAACTATATCAAAACAGAGTTTGGTAACGGCGAAATAAGAACCTGGCCGTCTGATGGTAAACTCTATCAAGATTACGCAGAAAATCCAGACGAAAACAAACCGGCAATTGACGTGGAATCATTTAGCATTCCAAATGGAAGCCTTGTCAAAGGATGGGATGGGGCGAACACTTTCGTTGATGATATAGAGTATACTTGGGTAAACATCGCGTATCCCTATGGGAAAGGAAATAACAAGTTTGCCGTTTCTGAAACTCTTGTCGGTTTTAAAATTCCGTACCCCGTCTTTGAAGCGACAGCGCAAGCTCTTGATCCTGGTACTCAACCGGTTATTGAAGAAGTAGCTTGGCCCGAAGGAGAGAACCATCCTTTCGCTCACAAATTGTTATTTAAGATTCCTCGTGGAGCAAAAGGCGATTCAGTCAAAGTTTCCACTGCTCCATTCTCGGAAACTAACACAAATGGTGCTAGGGTTGACTGCACAACGACTGGAATCAATAACAATACAGGAAAGTTAGAGTCTACGACGGAGTCTTTTACTGTTAATGAGATAGTTGATTTATATTCAGACATTGGCGAAGGAAAAAGCAATCGTCTTTATGCTCTATTTAGTAGCTCTGAAGCTCGTAAGGGAGACGCTTCGGGCGTTGAAGGATATAAACAGGGCTTTCAATCAAAAGCTTTCCCTGATATTAACACGAAAACATTAAACTGGAAAGACCTGGGAGCGATAAAAGATCAAAGCGGACTTTTGGTTGGAAGAGACCTCAATAATAAAGATGAGGGGTTCAGCTCAAATGCTTCTGACCCTAGCGAAATTGTTACCACGTTAAATACCAACTACACGATTGCTTCTGGTAAGGTAGATGGCAAAGTATGCACCTATCGGAACCAAAAGAGAGAGACCTGGGTGTTTGCTTGGGATTACAACAAGGATGCTAATGGATGGTACTATGTCGGCACTTTTAATGGCGGAGGAACAAAACTGTCTGTGTCAGACGGAAACGATGCTCCTTCTGGGTGGTACTTCAAGAAAGCCAAAAATGTAACCTATGCTCCAAAGAAGACAAATTGGTGGGAGGACATGTCATGAAGATGACACAAATCGTAGGTCCCATAAAAAAAGGGACTGTTGAAACAATCTCTCCTCCTGACAACAACTGTACTTTTGTCCACATCGGTCTTCATGTCCCGAAGCAATGGCCTGTAAAAGACCTTAAAGAAGAAGACAGTTCTCCTTGGTTACAAGTGCTTGGCTCTTCTTCTAAACCTGGAACCGATGAGCATAAATACCTTTTGAATGAGCATAATGTTCTTGAGTTTGACGGAGTGGAAGAAGAGAAGTTTACAATAGAAGCTCTTTGCGACCTTCCTCCCGAGACTGTTATAGATATTGTTTATACGACTTTGGAGGATGAGTAATATGGCGAAGATCAATTATGACTATACATCAAGACACTGGTCTTCAAAGAAGGAAAGAGACCCGAATGAAAAACTCCCTCCTTTTTTTGCCGAGACACGGGTAAAAGTAAATGGCAAAAATGAAGTGTGGCCTTTATACATTCCGTTTGATGCAACTAATAAGACTCAAGGCGTTGTGTGGTTGTCTGATACTTTGACTGACGAGAGTGCCAGTGCAGGAATGACGGCAATGACGCCGAAGGGTGTAAAAGAAAACACTCTTGTCGCTGTAAAAAACGGTGTCGGACAAAAAGTTTCTACAGAAAGCGTCGTCTTTAAAGGACCTGTTGAGTTTAGCGGGACAGTCACAGGCATCGGCTCTCCCGATGGTTCTGGGGGTAATATAAAAAACCTTGTCGTTAAAATCGCCAACAAGAACGTCCTTCCAACAGACGAGATAAATTATATTTTAGGTTCTGGATCAATACAGAATGATGTTGTAACAGTCCCTATCGGCACGCTACCATTAAACATGATTCCATCTTTGACGGAAGACAAGCTCCCTAATAACATAAGCGGGAGTAAGATAGCAAACGGTACAATAACTAGCGATAAGATTTCTAGTATAAATGGAAACAAAATAGAAGACGGTACGATAAGTGGCGACAAGATTTCCATTATAGATGGAAGCAAGATAAAAGACGGCACGATAACCAATGATAAGATTTCCAGTATACATGGAAGTAAAATAGAAAACGGCACGATAGGCAACGAGAAAATTTCTACCATAAACGGAAGTAAAATAGAAAATGGTACAATAAACGGCGAAAAGATTTCCAGTATACATGGAAGTAAAATAGAAAACGGCACGATAACAGAGGACAAATTAAGTGAAGACGCCAAAAACGCACTTTTCTCACAGAAGCAGATAACCCTCGCTCTTGGAGGAGATTTAAAATCAGATAGCGTAGCGCTTCTTTTTGGTCAGAGCAATACGATATCTGCCACGATACCCAATATAAAAGACACATATATCAATGATCTGTTCAAATAGTTAAGGTCAACGTGAGGAGAGGAGGTGATTCGCTATGGCTAACATTAACTGGACAGTCCGTTTAAAGAACAAGTCGTTCTGGATCGGCCTCGTAGGTGTCATAGGCTCTTTTGTTGTGTCTATGGCATCTTTGTTCGGTGTGGATTTAGACTTGGCAGGAGTCGAGTCTACAGCCACCACAGTCATCACAACCGTGTTCATGGTGCTCTCTATGTTGGGTGTCATAGTTGACCCGACAACAAGCGGAATCAAAGACTCCGAACAGGCATTGACGTACACTTGCCCCAAGAAAGATTAAAAGAAACCTCCCTGCTTGTCGGGGAGGTTTTTTATTGTTCTGGGCAATACACGCTGTTATTTCCCTCTTTTTTTCTAATAAGTAGATTTGCCGAATTTGACAAGTTTCAGGAGGGTAAAAGTGGAGCCTTTTAACCAACTGCTTGGTCAATATAATTTCGGAGATGTAGTTATTATAATAATCCTCGTGCTGATGTGTGCAAAGTCTCTCGGGGAAGCTCTGTCTTGGGCATATAAGGCTATAAAAGGCAAGTTCCGAAAAGATTCAGAGACCGAGCAAATTATTGACGAGCATGAGACGATAGAGCAGAAGATAAACACACTTTCCGACAACGTGAACGCTTTATGCGAGTCGGTTCAGTCAATTCAGGACGAGATTCATTCTTTGTCGGAAAAACAAGACTCTCTTCAAAAAAAAATACTTGACATGGAGTCTTCGCAGGTGGACATTCAAGAGCAATTTCTATACAGCGCAAGGGTGTTCATTATAGACAAGTATCATTACCATTGCTATGTCGTGCATCAGATAGACGAGATAACGATGGACAGTCTTGAAAATAGATACGCCACATATAAAAGTCATGGAGGGAACAGTTTCATCGACGGCTTGATGGACAGATTAAGGGCGCTCCCCCTCGTGAAGACAAGCGGTGAGCCTGTTCTCTATGACACGGAGAGGAAGAGATTAAATGAGCCAAGAATTGAAGACCTTCACGATTGAGTTGAAGTCTTTGGACCAAGAAATAGGCTCTCCTGTCATAGCTGGCGCTGGTGATGTGAACGGCTGTACCTTAAGGGTGGTGTTCACACAAAAGGCAGGATGCCAACTCTGTCCAAACTCAAAAGTGTATTTAAACTGGATTCATCAAGATAGGAAAGTCAAGGGATACAACGTCCTCACAAAAGTGAGCGACACACCGTCCACTTGGGAGATTCACTGGCCTAAAGACATGTTGTTCGAAGGAACCGTGCTGTGCCGTCTAGAGATAGTTGACGACGTAAGCATCGCCCCAAGCAACAACTTCACCGTCCACGTGCTACAGAACCCAAACGACGGCTCGTCTTTTGTGGTGACGGACGACTACTCTGATTTCCAACAGGCGATCCTTGACCTCACAACGCTCAAGGACGACATGCTTGATGAGTTCAACTATCAGAAGAAGCTGTTTGAAGACTTCCAACTAGATGTCTCTGACATCAAGGACACCGTTTCCAGAGCAGAAGATAAGGCACAGGAGGCTTTAGATAAAGTCAACGACCTTATCGCTGGAGAGTTTGCTTTATATATGAACGAACTCGATGATTAAAGAGGGGAGGTTTTCATAATGGCTGTAGATAAAAAAATCTCCTTCTTCCATGGGCCGACCGAGAAGATTCAGGCCAACATCGAGAAAGGCAAGGTCAACGAGAACGACTTCGTAGTCTCTTCTGACGAGAACGTTCTTTATTACATCGACGCAGACAAGAACGCCATACCCCTTGGCTACGACGATAGGACAAAGAACGAGATAGAAGTCAACTTGGGAAGCAACGGTTTTATTGGCGGGATAGAGGATGGCGACACGCTGAAGACAGGCTTGTCGTTCGAGCAGTTCCTTGAGAAGCTCGTCAAAAGAGCCGTCCACCCCGAGTACAAGAAGCCTGAACTGGTTGCAGAAGTGACGTCTGACGACAAGCCCGGCAGGTACGAAATCGGCACGGTTCTCTCGCCAACGATAGAAGCTACGTTCACTCGCAACGAGGCTGGCAGGCTTGTCTCGATAGACGTCCTTGAAAACGGCAACAAGATATACGGCGCGTTCAAGGACACTATAGAGCAACACATACCGGAGTTCAGGCTTGAGGAGAAGACGTCGTTCGATGTGCAGGCCTCCTATGAGGCAAGCGACCTCAAGCTCAACAACCTCGGCGAAGAGGACGGCACAAACAAGATAGAAGCTGGTCAAATAGCTTCAAAATCGCTTATTTACACTCCTATAAAAGCGATGTTCTACGGAGGTGGAATTGACGATCCCCCTGAAGAAATCACATCTACTTTCGTGAGAGGCTTGCCGTCTGGCCCTGACATTGAAGACAAGAGTGTTGTGCAGGTCAAGATGGAGCCTGGACAAAAGTGGATTATGTTATGCGTGCCGAGTTCCACCGTCGTCACAAACGCCGTCTACCTCGAAGCAGGAGAGTCTGAAATTCTTGACTGTTTTGATAAAACGACCGCAATGGTTGAGGGTGTAGATGGGTATACTGCATCAGAATATGACGTTTATTGTCTTCAGGTCGCTTGTTCTCCAACGACCGGAATGACATTCGAGTTCACTCTTGAGGGGAGGTAGTTAATGAGCGCTACAGTATCGACGTTTAGGTCTTACGAACGTTTGAACCCAATACCTTTAGACGCTTCGGAAGTCCATGAGTCTATTGATGGTGCGAATACCTACCTTTCAAGCGGGAAAGCGTATCCAGGTCAGACAATAAAGGTTCGCAACGCAGACGGCAGTTTTGACTCATATGTCATAAACGGCACAGAGGGAAACCTCACACTTGACAAGTTGAACGTCAACACAGCTCTTGTGAAGAACTACGTTCAGCCTGTTGAGGTCCTTCCTGAAAAGAAGGATGCCGAGCAAGGTGTCGTCTACTTAAACACCTCTGACGGCAAGGGCTATATCTTCAACGGCACAGATTTCAAAATGATCTTTGACGACGTTGAAATCGGACCTGCGATTGACGAGCTCAAGCAGGACATAGACGGCAAGCTGTCCACAAAGATCTCCTATGACGAAGCCAAGGCTCTTGTAGCGAGCGTTGGCCACATCACAAGGAAGATAGTCGATGAGCTACCGCCAGTCGAAGAGGCAAGCGAGACCGTCATTTACATGGTGCCGAAAGCCAACCCAGACGAGGCCGGCCATCAGTCTTACGACGAGTACGTCCTTGTCGAAGGCAAGTTCGAGAAGCTTGGCGACAACGAGATCGACACTTCCAACTTTGCTACAAAAGATGAAGTCGACGTTTCTCTTGTCGAGGCAAAGAAGTACGCCAAGATCAAGGCTGACGACGCATTGGGTGAAGCCAAGGCTTATGTTGATGGTTTCTTCAGTTCTACTGCCGGAACACTTATCGAGACGCTCATAGGAGACACCGGTAAGGACGAGAACGGCAAGCAGATAAAAGTGACAGACTATGTCACAAACAAGATAACAGAAGCTCTTACAATAACCTATGTCGAATAAGGAGGAGGGGAGATGCCAAACAACTCTATTGTAAAGCTGTATGAGACAACAGAGGGGAAGCTCTCTACTATCCCCGTCGTCACAGGACAGATGATTTTTGTAAGAGATTCCCACACCATATATATGGACTCTCATGGCTTGAGGGTTTCATATTCAAACCTCACCATCCTTGACACCGAAGCCGACAGGACAGCGATGCTTGCTCCTGTTCAGGGGACTTACTATGTGCAAGAGACGCACATCCTTTGGTCTTACGGCAAGGATGGCTGGTGGCAACTGACCCCAGAGAACCTGAATCCTATCTTTTGTGGTTCTTTGGAAGATTTTCCTAAAGTCGGGTCAGACAACACTCTATACGTCGACGAAGACGTTATATATAAATGGGATAGCGTTTTATCCAAATACCTAGCAGTCGCAAATATGACTCAATGGGAAGACATCCCTGCGTAAAGTTAAAGGAGATTAAATTGGCTACCAGTGCAGTTAAATTTGTTTCTTGCTCTCTATCCAAGTACAATGGTTTAGCAGAGCATTCAGCTTCAACCCTCTATTTCATCACAGACTCTCGTAGGATCTACAAGGGCGACGTTCCCTTCACTGGCGGTCTATATGAGACTTGCACGACTTATCCTGTCACAGGTGAGGTCAACACCATCTATGTCAACACCAAGGATGGTTCTGCCAAGTACTGGAACGGCACAGCATTTGTCACCATCGTCAAGCCTGCCCCCGCTTCCATCACAGGCAAGGGCTCCGCTGACGAGCAGGCCACCACAAAGGCTGTCGTCGACTATGTCGCCACTGAAATCAGCAAGCTCGACGCTGGTAAGCTCAATGACCGTCTAGCCGCCGTCGAAGCCAAGGCTAGTGCCAATGAGACTGCCATCGGTGTCATCAACGGCACTGGCGTTGGCTCTATCAGCAAGGCTCTCTCTGATGCCAAGGCTTACACTGACACAGCCAAGACTACCCTTCAGGGCGAGATTGACAAGAAGGCCACAAAGGCCACCACTCTTGCCGGTTATGGCATCGCTGACGCCTACACAAAGACGCAGACTGACACCGCCATCCAGACTGCCGTTGCTGGTGCCCACCACCTGAAGCGTCAGATCGTCACCGCGCTTCCTGATGTCAGCGAGGCCAACGAGGACACCATCTACATGGTCGGCACCGGTGAAGGCTCCGAGGCTTCTAACTACAAGGAGTACATGCTTGTCAACGGCAAGTTCGAGCTTGTCGGTGACTCCAAGGTCGACCTCACCGACTACGCCACAAAGGCTTTCGCCGAGGGCAAGGCCAATGACGCTCTAACCGCTGCCAAGGCTGACTCTCTTGCCAAGATTCAGGCTCTCGACAAGGCTGACACTGCCGTTGCTGACAACTATGTGTCCGCCGTTTCCCAAACAGATGGTGTCATCACTGTCACAAGGGCCAAGCTCCCCGTCACATCTGTCGCCGAGGGCACCGCTAACGGCACAATCTCCGTCAATGGCAAGGACGTCAAGGTTCATGGTCTAGGTAGCGCCGCTTATGCCAACACAACTGCTTTCGATGCTGCTGGCGAGGCTGCCAAGGCTCAAGCTGCCGCTGCAACCGATGCACAGGCCAAGGCTGACGCTGCACAGGCTGCTGCGATTAGCGCCGCTTCTGCCGATGCGACAAAGAAGGCCGACGCCGCTCTTGCTTCTGCCAAGGCTGATGCTACAACAAAGGCTAACGCTGCTCAAGCTGCCGCCGAGAAGACTGCTTCCGCTGACGCAACAGCAAAGGCAAACGCCGCTCAATCTGCTGCCGAGAAGGCAGCTGCCGCTGACGCCACTTCCAAGGCTGATGCTGCAAAGAGCGCCGCTATTGAAGCCGCTGCTACAGACGCCACTACGAAGGCCAATGCCGCCAAGTCCGAGGCTATCACTGCCGCTGCGACCGACGCTACCACAAAGGCAGATGCGGCCAAACAAGCTGCCATCACCGCTGCTGCTTCTGACGCGAAGTCCAAGGCTGATACCGCCGAGGCCAATGCGAAGAAATATGCCGATGACCTTATTTCTTGGGAGGATCTAGGCGAGTAGAGAAAGAGCCTTCCGCTTTTCATTTTTTTCTCTCATAATGGCGGGGGGCGGGAAACCGCCCTCCGCTTTTTTTATAACTCCTGGGAACAAGAATCTTTTGTCTGAATATCCCTGTTGCTAGGGGTTATACAAAAGTGAAAGGACACCTCTCAAATGGCAAAACTAAAAGTCTTTAGAGGCACGAAGGCCGATGTTGATAAGAAGGCAATTACTGATGGTGCCGTCCTGGTGGCTACCGACACTTCGACTCTTTATGTCGATGCCAACGGGAAAAGGCTTGATTTGACGAAGGCTACCACGGTTGACTCGGCTCTATCGAGCTCCTCTACAAATCCAGTACAAAACAAAGTAATTAACACAGCTCTTGGTAACAAGGTTGATAATACAAGGACCGGAGTTTACACAGCGTTAAACCTGCTTGATACGGCGACTGCGACTCCATCTGGGTCTAACTACTATATCGCTCAAGACGTAAATGGAACGGCAGAGTTCGTTCGTCGTCCTATCTCTGCTTTATGGTCATACATGAGGTCTCAAGCAGACTATGTGTATGCGAAGGTAAACCATGATCATGACGCATTTGCAGTTAACAGTTATGGTTCTGGTAGGAACACTCAAGGAAGCGTCCCTCCTATCTACTCTGGTGCAATTTCAGGCTCTCTTGAAAATAAGACTATTTTCATGCCAGCAGACGCGATTGTTATTGAGAAGACAATAGACGGCGGTAAGACTTGGGTAGATGCAGGAACAGACAATCAAACAAAAAAAGGATTGTTCCTAGGCAGGAACTCTTTTGCCGTGAGTCCAGGCACGCCATCTCTTTCCAATAAGATTCGCATTACGGTAAACCCAATAGACCGCTATTCCAATGCTTTAATGTTATATCTTTGGGTATCTACAGGTGGACATAGTGTCGCTGTTGACATAGAATATTCTACTATTGGTGCGAAGACCACATTTAAGACTTATAGGACAAACGTTCCTGTAGCTGGTTGGAGTGGACCAAACTGCATAGGTTTGCCTGGATATACTTTTGGTGGTGGATCTAGTCAAACGTCCAACACCTACGCCTATAGAATTACTTTCTACTATACAAAAGTAAACTCTGAATGGGCGTCGTCTAACGCTACAATAGGTGACATCCGTATTTATGGCAACACCAACTGGAGTGATCCAAATTACATGTTCTCCAACGGTCACCTTTACTCTTGGGACGTAGACCAGAATGCAATCTTCCCCAAGAAGGTGACTGCCTCAAGCTTCTCTGGTGAAGCAGGTTCTCTGACAAACCTCAACGCGAGCAACATCTCGCAAGGCACCGTGGCTTACGGACGTCTTCCTATCGGAACTTCTGCCAACACAGTTGCTTCTGGTAACCACACTCACTCTGTTGCGACCACATCAGCCAATGGCTTTATGTCGTCCTCTGACAAGAGTAAGCTAGACGGCATAGCAACTAACGCCAACAACTACGTTCACCCGACATCGAGCGGGAACAAGCATATCCCCTCGGGTGGCAGTTCAGGGCAGATTCTACGTTGGAGCGCAGACGGCACAGCGACATGGGGAGCAGAAAACGACCATACATATGGAATCGCAACTTCCTCTACCGCCGGTCTTGTCAAGAGTGGCACAGATATCACTGTTGATTCAAGCGGTAACGTCAGCGTCAACAACGACTCTCACACCCACGGCAACTCAACGATTACCTCTGTCGATGCCAGCAAGGTTAGTTCTGGCGTCCTTGCCACAGAGCGCATCCCAGGGCTTGATGCAAGCAAGATCACAAGCGGCACAATCTCAATTGACAGGCTCCCAGCTGGAGCTCTTGAGAGACTTGTGACAGTCAAAGACCAGACTGCCATGTACGCTTTGACGACCGCTACTGTCCAGCTTGGCGACACAGTCAAGCGTCTTGACACTGGCACAATGTATATTGTCGTCGATACAGCTAACCTTTCAAACTCAAAAGGTTACATGGAATACACGGCTGGCTCTGCTTCTAGTGTGCCGTGGAGCGGTGTTACAGGCAAGCCTGGAACGTTCACACCCTCTGCCCACACTCACACGATAGCAGAGATAACCGATATCTCTAGCGCAAGTGTCAAGCACGCCACTTCAGCTGATTCGGCAACCAAAGCGACCCAGGACTCGGCTGGACAGCAGATCAATACTACTTATATCAAAGGCCTGTCGGTTTCAGGTAGGACTATCACCTATACAAAGGGCGACGATACCACGGGCACCATTACAACCCAGGATACTGATACCACTTATAGCGCTATTACTAATGATTTTATCGACACTATGTTCTAAAATAAAACGAGGGTTGGTATAATCAATAACATGCCTGCCCCTGTTTTTATATTACAAAAAAAGGAGATTTCGAATGCGCTTTTTAGATGAAAGTGGTCTACAGTATTTTAAATCACGACTAGATAAAACATATGCTGATGCCAAGCATACTCATTCTAGCAGATTTTGTGAAAAGGTTTTGTTGTATTATGGATACCCGATAGCACTTAACAAATTGTGGGATGTAGATAAGTGTGCCAAGGCATACGGCAAATATGATATTTGCATTTTTGGAGACGGGTATAACGAACCTTCTCATCAAACATATAATGATACACTGCAAATCTTCAATGCTATACGAGACAGATATAAGGACACTAGAATCGTAGGATATGTGCCGATTGGAGTTAAAGAGTCAAGCGGTACAGGTCTTACCGAAGCTGAAATAAAGTCAAAGATTGATAAATGGATTGCCATGGGCGTTCACGGCATATTCCTTGACGAGTTTGGATATGATTACGAAGTGACGAGGGAGCGCCAGAACAACATGGTTGACTATTGTCATAATCATAACCTGTTTGTTTTTGCAAACTCGTGGTCTACCGAATATTGTTTTTCAAACGATAATATGACCCTAGACTGGCTCCCTGGCTTCCTCCCTAATCCGAATGGTTTGGCTAGTCATCTCGGTCCAGAAGACTATTATGTATATGAACATATGTTTTATGACGCAGAGCTTGACGATAGCGATAACCTAGTGGTTAAGTGCGCCAAGCCGGACCGCATAACAGATATTATAAACTATTATACGGAGCCTAAAATAAACGGAAAATCCTATTATGAAGTTTACGGGACTAAACTTTTTACGTTAAATGGGATTCCAAGCACCTTTACAGACGATCAAAAAACACAGATGATGTCCGTATGTGTTCTAGCTGCGGCGATGTTTAATCTCGACGCTATTGCTTTCGGAGACGAACACTGGGGTAGCAGCGGCCATTATGACGACTGGGATATGCCAAACACAAATCTCGCGTCTAAAAAATTCAATAAAATTGATATCGAGACAAGAAAAGATTCTAGCGGGAACTCTTTTCCTTATAAATGGAGCACTCTGTTAAACGGAGTATACTATGAGCTGGTATGCGAATTCTCATCAGCAGATGACCGAACGTATTACGACAACAAGCAATACGTTTCCTGCGGAGGAGATAGGGTAAGTAACGCCTGGATAAGCGTCTACAATTTAGGCAATTCTTTTAAGAAGCTAGACAACACTATGGCTAACTATATCGAAAAGATAGAGACGGCCCTCGATTCGCCTGGTAGCATTATTTATTCGGAAGTAGAGTGGTAATATGAAGCTATCTAAAGAAAATTATATTCCGTTTACTTCCGAATGGACAGCCGGTGATATAGCTCATCCTCCGACAAATATTAGACTCACAGGAGATTATAGCGTAACTTACCATGCCACAAATGAGGGAGCTTATCTTGAGGCGCAAGTTAAAAATCAAGCTTTGGCGGGGAAAAAGGTTGCGTTCGGATTTTCCGATTTTAGGGCTGACGATGGCAAGGCATGGGTATACGCAAGACTATATACGACGTCAGACAACTATACAGAAATCCTCAATATAGAGAATTACGCTGGAGGAGCTGGGCAATTCGAGATAGAGATCCCAGAATCGTTCTATGAGTTGCGTCTACGTCTGCGGCATACATGGTCGTCTAACGTAGATACCGATATAACGATCAAGGACGCCTACTTAAAAATTGTCGAGGTAGATCCGTCGATACAATTCCACAAAGTTCTTATAAATAAAGTTCCATCTTCCATTGAACATGGAACAGAGCATATATATTATGCCAAGGACGAATCTTGTATCCGTACTTTTATCTCTACAAAGGAAGGCAATGTACTAGAAATAAAGCCGCAAGCCATAACGGTTGATTATATATCCAGTTTATACTAGACGAGGAGGTGTCAAGAGACCTTGGCATTTTTAGATGAAACTGGGCTAAATTATTTTAAGAGTAAGAACGATGAAACTTACGCCTTAAAAACCCATACACATAACTACGCGGGGTCGTCCAGTGCTGGTGGTCCCGCAACCTCGGCAAACAAGCTGAATACTAATGCAGGCGGTACAACAACCCCTGTGTACTTTAATAATGGCATCCCAGTTGCTTGCACGCCTTACTCAAGTGCCTCCGTCAACTACGCTACAAAAGCGACGAACGACGCAGGCGGAAACCCGATTCATAAGACGTACCTTAAAGATATAGGTTCGGACGGACAATCGCTTTCTCTTGTCAAAGGTGACGGAACTTCTAAAACAACTTATATAAACAAGCAGATAATCCTACGCTCAAACAGTAATACAGACAAGGGTAAGTACTTGAAGTTTGCTACTATCGACCTATCATCTGCCGACGCTTGGGACTATTGTTCGGGCACTTTGTCATTTGGCATGACAGAAGGTGCTTCTGTTCTAGGTTTATTAAAGTTTGAGTTTAGAAATGGTGGCACCGCAGGGACTCTTGGTTCCGGAATTCTTACTTGGGTGTCGCTCAACAGTTTGGATTATGCAAGCAATGTCGTTGCTGTCAAGAACTCTTCCAACGCTTATGAACTTTACTATAAGCCGGTCAGGGATTACGAGTCTCCTTCTGTGACATTGATTGATGTTGCTGGAACAAAGTACTTCCAGTTTGGTCTTGGAACATTCGTAGCTTCTGTGACGCCTGTTTATACAAGTAGCTTGGCCTCTTGTGCCACCAGTGCGGGCACTGCGTCGACGGCAAATTCGGTTGCTTGGGGCAACGTGTCCAGCAAGCCTTCGTTTTCGATTGTCGCTACGTCTGGTAGCTACAACGACTTGAGCAACAAGCCTACGATTCCAAGCGTGGGGAACGGCACTGTCACGATAACCCAGAACGGTGTCTCAAAAGGCTCGTTCACTTTAAACCAGTCCGGCAATGCTACTATTGCGTTGACAGACACAGATACAAACACTACGTACTCTGCGATATCTCCAGAGGATATCAACCGTTTGTTTTTTACAGAGGGATAAATAGATAAAGAGAGACGGAAAGAACACTGACTTTTATTTTCTTTCCGTCTCTCTTGCCTTGGGAGACTTTATGTTTGTAGTACTGTTATCCTGGATATATCAAAAAATGAAATAGACTCGATTTTTAGATTTGCTTCGTCTTTTGTAAGATGGAGGATAAAGGAGGATAACAATCTATGGCTTTTCTCGATTTAGATGGATTAAAGCTTTTTTTTAATGGGTGTAACAACTGGTTTGCTCCTATGGTTCACAACCATGACCAGTATTTAAATATTGAAAAGAAACAAACCGGGAATACGATCCTTGCCGGGCCAAACGACGGCTCTAGCGGAGAGCCTACGTTCCGCAAGCTCGTTGCAAGAGACATCCCCTCTATAACCAAGAGTAAGATAAGCGACTTCCCGTCAAGCATGCCTGCCTCGGATGTCTACTCTTGGGCCAAGGCTTCTAGCAAGCCAAGCTATAGCTTCAGTGAGATTGGCGGACAGGTCAATGCTAACACTCAACTTACTGGAACCATTCCTTCTGGTTGCCTGCCGAGTTACGTTGACGACGTTCTTGAGTATGAAGGTTTCAACAAGTTCCCAAAGACTGGTGAGACGGGGAAGATCTACACTGACACCACCACAAATAAGATTTATCGTTGGGGTGGCTCAAGCTATGTCGTTATTTCAGACTCCCTTGCTCTTGGTACAACCTCTTCAACCGCTTATCGTGGCGACCTAGGCAACGAGGCTCACTCTTGGGCTTCAACAGCAAAGGCACACGCCGACGCCCACGGCTCTGCCTATTCCAGTGGTCTATATAAGATAACGACAAATTATGCTGGACATGTCACTAATGCAACAGCTGTAGCGAAGTCTGATATAACCGGTCTTGGAATTCCAAGCGCAGATACGCATTACACAGCTAAACTTGTCACATCTGTAGGCAATAGCTTCCCAACACCTAACGTACAAACTACAAACGAAGCGACATTCTTAAATTTGATTGAAGATGGCAAAGTTAGAAGCTCTCATCAGATAAAAGGTGCAGGGGCTACAGTTGTCGAGGCAGATGCCAACGGTGTCATTACGATCACATCAACTGACACCAATACGGATACAAAATATTCTGCCGGAGTCGGCCTCTCTTTAAGTGGTACAACCTTCCACTTGAGTGCCCTCGGCGATATGAATGGCACCTATGGACCTTCTGAAGATGTTTATGGTTCAAATGGAGTTAAAATCTCTGTTCCGCAGATAACGATTGACGAATACGGAAGGGTCACTTCTATTGTAAACAGGACATATACCTCTGTTAATACGGGCACAACATATAGTGCTATTTCTGATACTACAATCAATAATTTGTTTAAATAGCCTTGAATAAAGCAACTATGAAGTTGTTATAATATAGAAATAAAATCTAAAAAAGGAGTGAAACGGCGTCGTTCCTTTCACTCCTTTTTTATTCTATAAGAAGGAGGTAAAAGTGGCTTTTCTAGACGAGACTGGATTAAGCACTTTTAAAACCAAGTGTGATAGCTATTATTTAAGACTAAACGGCGGATCGTCGATGCAGACTATTCAGAGTAGTAATAATGCCGTCCTAGGATTAAAAACCACAAAAAGCGGTGCTACTACTGGAGCAAAACCAAGTGCCGCCATATATGCTCCAGCAATCATTATGTACGGTACAGATGGAATCCAATGCGGAGAGATTACACATAGTTTCAGAACTGATAATTCGTCTCAACTTGCTCTTTATGCGTCAAACAAAATGTCGAACGGGACGACACTAAACGGAGGCCTCACTGTAAGTCGAAAATACAACGTGCAGTCTGACACTGATGGTACCACATATTGGTTCTCATCCAAACCAAATGTTCGTACTGCTATCGGTCTCCACACTGGCACTACAACCCCAGGAACTAGTAGCTCTTGGGCGGGCGACATCTATATTCAGTACTAAACGAGAGGAGCTTTTGTGCGAATTCTTAACGAACAAGATAAAGAAATTCAACGGTCTGACGTCGACGACACAAAAGGCCACCTTGTAGAAGATTATTTCCTTATCGCCCATCATCCCGAGGTGAATGTGGCCCCTGCTGTCACTCATCTAGAGACATTATTCAAGTTCGACGATAATGAAGATGGCGTATGGGTGCCGAACAGCGAGTATAACGTAGACTCCGCCACCGGTGCGTATGTGTTTGATGACGAATCCCTCAACGACAAGAACGCAGTCTTCGTGACGAACCGCGAGGTGGAGGATAAGCCACCTACAGAGGGTGAACATGAGTGGTTTGAGTACGAGCAAATCCTTCGCTACAAGCTTTATACAGAAGACGAATTAAGTCTAATCAAGGCACGTGAAGACCAACAGCTTGTCGACGCACAAGAGAGAGAGCGAAAGAACACTGAATACAACACTCTCTTGTCTTCTATGGACGACGTCCTCCTTGTTCTTGCCGAAAAGGAAGGCGCGACATCCGACCTTGAGAACCAGATCAACGACATTACTTTGGTCCTTGCCGACCTGATTGGAGAATAAACAATGGCTGTAAGCGCAGTTTGTTATCGCATAATTGAAAGGGCTGTTGCTATCCGTCTTGAAAAGGGCGAGGCTCTTGAGGATATAATCTCTTCCTACTCGAAGCTTTCAACAGAACAAGCCGAGCAGATTAGAAAAAAGTTTGCCACAGAGGAATAAACTTCTTTTTTGTGGATATAATAAAATCAAATACGAGGACACCGTGTTGAACCCATAGTCTCGTCAGCTATGCGGGATTGCGGTGTTCTCGTATTTTTTTTAGAGAAAAAAGGAGTGATTATGACTCAATATTGGGCAAATCTTGACGTTGTTAATGTTACCGAGCTTAAAAAGAATAATGATTATTATTTTGGCTGCAACAAAAACATTGTCTATTGGAATAATATGAATCTTGGCAATAAGACAACACCAAATTTAAATCAAAACTTTATCACTTACATGCCAGATACAGAGGCCTTTGTATGTGCTACTACAGCAATTCAATTCCATGATTGTTACAAAGTAGGAGACTATGGATATGCCCATGCAAGCTTTGCCTTTAGCTCACCTGGGTACTTTGCTAACTTTCCTATCTCTGTCGGTTTTGCTGGTGTAAATAACGCTGGAAACGTATGGGTTATTGGGCAAAAGCAAGTTCTTACTTATTGCCAAACGGCTCCAACTTTTTGGGCGACTACTCTTGAAACAAAGTATCCGTGGCCGACTGAAGCAATGGGAGTAGTTCCTTTCATCGCTGTCGGCGGAGTTCCTTTTTATAGTAGGTATAAAGGAACTTCAGTAACAAAAGCTTGTACCTATTATAATAAATGGGGAACAAGAGGAAGTGATGGAACATATGTTGCGAGCACTGCGACGAGTAGCAAGAATATAACTGCGACCAGTGTAACTTCTGCGGTATCAGCTGCCGACGAATTCGCAACAAACTGTTTCGGAGTGACCCACGATACAAACAGGGTGTCCCCTTCAGTGTGGAACGGAAAAGCTGTATGTCCATTTGTTTTCCCGAACTGGACAGAACAAGCAGACTCTTCTTTTATTGGAGGGTGGCACAACAGACAGGCTGTTGACCCTGAAGGAACTGAAGGATACGGTGGGGCTCATACCGGAGTTGGTTTTGTCTTTTGTGGTCGACCCATAGCAGAGGGTGGCTCTTATACGACTTGGCCCTCTCTATCAACAGCACCTTTTGTCTCAACCACCAAAGTCTGGGTGTTTAACAGTTCAGGGGTCCCTCAAAAGGCTAAACAGGTTTATGTATACAACTCAAGCGGCACTCCTGTAAAAGCCAAGGGGCTTTGGGTATATAACTCTTCAGGAACACCAGTTCGAGTGTTTTAATATGGAAGGTGGAATTAAATGTCTCAAAGAATAATAGATGTATCAGAGCATGACGGCACTCTTGATTGGCAAAAGATCAAGGATGCCGGTTATCATGCGATCATCCGCGTCGGCTTCGGTCGCTTCGACTCGTGCGGACGCCTAGACTACAACCTTGGCACAAACGTTTCTGAATGCGAGCGTCTCGGCATTCCCTATGGCTTTTATTGGTACTCATACGCCACAAGCACTGCCTCGGCTGAAATTGAGGGCACGCAGTGCGTTGAGGCTATCAAGAATTACCATCCAAGCTACCCCGTGTACTTCGATGCGGAGGAGCCTGGCACAGAGAGTGTCGCCCAGAACAACGCTCTTGTCTTCTGCGATGTTATCCGCAACGCTGGTTACGCCCCTGGTATCTACTCAAGCGAGTTTTGGTGGAAGAACTACCTCACCGACGTGTCTGGCGTGAACCGTTGGGTTGCCAAGTGGAGCAGTTACAAGCCAACCGTCGAGTGCGACCTCTGGCAGTATGACTCTGAAGCCTATGTGCCTGGCGCAGGCCCAGCCGACGTCAACGAGGTCCTCAACGAGAGCATGCTTCCCCAGACAAAGACTGACCCCTCGGAGCCCAAGAAGTGTCCTTACTGCGGACAGCCTATCCCTGCCAACCCTCCGAAGGACGACACGCCTGACGTGCCTTCTGAAGACCTTCCAAAGCAGGACGTCCCCGAGGAGACTGGTAAGCTGACTTACCAGCAGGTCGCAGCCGAGGTTATGCACCACATGGTCACCCATGACGGCGATGGCGGTCACGGCTACAGCCAGTATCAGCGCTGGGGCGACGGCACGCGCGAGGTTGTCACCCTGTCCGACGGCACACAGGTCTCCGTCCCCAACGGCGACTTCGACTGCTCGTCCGCCGTCATCGAGGCCTGGGAGCTTGCACTTCCTGGCTGTACAGGCAACGCCACTTACACAGGCAACATGAGGGAGTGCTTCCTCTCCACAGGCTTATTCGAGTGGCATCCGATGGGTGACGGCTATATCGCCCAGACTGGTGACATTTACCTCAACGAGATTCATCACACGGCCATGTGCTGGTCTGCCGAGCCGGACATCATGATGCAGTTCAGCATCTCCGAGACCTATGGAATCTCTGGACAGCAGGGTGACCAGACGGGCTGGGAGTCAAATATCAAGGCTTACGCTAATTATGGAAACGGAGGTTGGGACGGAAAGTTGGTTTACATCGGACCCAAGCGTGATGGCTCTTCTGACAAGACGCCTACTGTGACACCCTCCACACCTGGTACCACGACTCAAATTGACGTCGATGGCTATTGGGGGCGCGACACCACAATGGCGCTCCAGAACTACTTCGGCACATATGCCGACGGTGAGGTCTGGCACCAGTGGGCACCGAACGTCAACCGCAATGGTGCTCTCACCTCCGGTTGGATGTGCGACGGCACAGCCAAGGGCTCCCCTGTCATCAGGGCTCTCCAGAACATCCTTGGTGTCACTGCTGACGGCATACTCGGCACAGACACTATCATGGCCCTTCAGACTAGGATGGGCACATACGTTGACGGCACTCTTGACGAAGGTTCCACTTGCGTACAAGAGCTTCAGCGTCGTCTCAACGCAGGCGCTATTTAGTTTTTAATTTTCCTATAAAGCAAGACAAACACACACACTAAAAAAGCCCCCCTATACCAAGTTGTATAGGGGGGCTTTTTTTATTTACTTATTCTTTGTTTCACAACAGCAACAGGCCTTGGCAATTATTGGAGTCTCTCCATTGGCTACTTGTATTCCACTAACCACAGCAGCGACAAGACCAAGAGCGAGGTAAATGCTAACTAATGCTATCGCAACAGTGCAGATAATATCTATTACATCATAGTCTGATTTTTTCAAGATATGTCATCCTTTAAGTAAAATAAATGTTATCCCTATGGTAGCGACGGAAACGAAAGTAATTATTCCGCCTATTGTGACTGCGAGCATGATTTACTCTCTTCAAGATAAGCCAATCCAATACAAATCGCGTCTGCTGTGTCCGAGTCTACGTCAATACCGAACTTTTCTTTTACAATAGCAATGGAATGTTCTTTTTGCTCCGCTCTTGTTCTGCCGAACCCGCCTCCTAGGACTTTCCTCCAATGTGATGGCGCTAAAATACAGTACTTGGATTCGGTCAAAGCGCAGAAAATGAGCATTGATGCTTGAACATACGCCAGAATTTTAAACGTCTTCGTGTTGTTCTGGTCTTGTATGTCCTCAAAACAAATCACATCCGGCTCATATTGCCGTTTGAGCTTTTGTACTTCTTTCATGAACAAGTGAAGTCTCTCGTCCATCGGCCTGTCAGATGGGACCGAGAACGTGCCGTTCGCCACAAGGTCGTCTCCCTGAAAGACGGCATATCCGGTGGTTCTTAAAGCCTGGTCTAGCGACAAGACTACTTCTACGCCGTCCATCACGAGTTGACTCCGCGAGAGAACGTATAGCCTCGGAGCGTGTACTTGTTTGCGAACAGCTTGGAGAACAGGACGACGTTCGTCAGAGGACCAACTCCGTTCGGCACAGGTGTGATTGCACCGGAGTCACCGAGAACCTTGCAGACCTCGTCGTAGTCGACGTCACCGCAGAGCTTGCCGTTCTCGTCGACGTTGATTCCTGCATCCACGACAACCTGCCCTTCTTTGAACAGGTTTGCCTTTAAAAACTTTGGCTTGCCGATTGCAGAAATCACAATGTCCTCTTGTGCAAGAGAAGACAAGTCTGACTTCGAGTGATAAAGCGTAACTGTCGCATTCGCTATTGATAGTAACTGGGCTACAGGCCTACCGACTCTTGAGGACCTGCCTACGACTCCAACTCGCTTGCCTGCTACGTCAACGTCATTGTAAGTCAAGAGCTTGTATATAGCTCCAGCTGTACAAGGTGCACCCCTATAGAACGTCTCACTTCGGTCGTAAAGCATGTGTCCAAGGGAGACGGCAGACGCGCAATCAATGTCAAGAGGCATCGGGATGTAGTTCTTGAGGAACTGGTCGCCACCATTCTTAAAAGAAGACAAGATGATTATGCCATCAATCCTAGAATTGTTTTTTAGTGTCGAAATGTTCCTGTAGGCGTCTTGTAAACCAGAACAAGAAAGTGTCTCAATCTCTGCTCCATACTTGTTGGCACATTTGATAAGCTGTTTTAGATAGATCCAGTCAGACTTGTTTGACTCACTCTTGTCTTCGATAATACATCCAAGAGTCGGTGTGACAACTTTTGAAGCTGGTTTGATTACAATTTCCTCAAGAGCCTCGATGGCTGGTTGAGGATCTATGATTCTTGGCATTGGCTGTTTTCACCGCTCCTTCCCCTAATATTTTCGTGAATGATCAAGGTCCGTCCATTGTGCAACGGGCAAGCGAATGTCGTTGGCAGTAACGACGTCGCAATCTTGGAAAGAGTACAAGGAAATGCTTGACGGACAACCACGCTTTTGGTATGAATATTTGGAGCTCGCAACTTCAGAGGCCGTTTTTAAAGCTGCTTCCGCATCGGCATAAAACAAGTACTCGTCCGGATTCCTGACCGACCATTTTCCTTCATCCTCGTTCCACTCGCGGAATTTAAATTCAAGAACGAATACTGACATTGGGAACCCCTCCTACTCGCCCGAACTGCCCCACCCACCACGGTTGGAATCATTAAGGCTGTCAACTTCCTTGAACAGAATGTCAGGCTGGTTCTTCTGGATGCGGAACTGGCAAAGTCGGGTTCCCTTGGGGATGGTGACGTTGCGAGTCGCGTAGACCGGCATGCCCCACTGGTCGTCGTTCCCGCAATATTTGTTGTCGATAATCCCAAGACTGTTCGTCATAATAACGCCCCACCTCTTGAAGGTGCTACTACGAGGGGCTACAATGGCTTCATAGCCATCGGGAAGCTTCATGGCTACGCCTAGAGGGATAATCTTTGACTCGCCCTCAAACAGCACTGCATCCTCGTTGGTGTACAGGTCGATCCAATCGCCCTTGTCGATCTTCTCCAGATGGGGCGCACCGGGGAAGTACTTAATCTGAATGGTCTCAAACTCACTGTGCGATAGCATGTCCTTTTCCATGTTCCTCCTAAATGTCGTTCAACTGGTCAATGATATTGTTGAAGAAATTGCTCCATTCCTTTTTCGGCACGTCGAAATGGTGCTCGTAAATAACAACTCTACCGTTATTGTCCATGACTGTCACGTTGACAGGGAAGCCGTCCTGGCGAAGGGTCGGCACAAGATACAAGCCGAACCGACCCTTCGCCGTTGAAAAGTAGCACCAAGAGAATCCGTCAAGTCGAAGGTTGGAGCTTATTTCCTTTTGAGTCATCTTCTCTTTGGTGATGTCTATCAAATCTCATCGCTCCTATTGTCATTAAAGCCTGTGTACAGGACCTTGCGAAGAGGTAGGTCAGGGTACTTCTCACTGTTGAACAGCTTGACCACCTTACACTTGTAATACTCCTCGTCCTCCTCGCCCTTCATCTTGCGAACCTTCTTCTCATAAGAGAACGTCTTGATGACGTAGTTCTGCTCTTCTGCATCGCGCTTCAGAAAGTCCTGAAGGGAATCGACGTCGACCTCGGTGTCGACCATAATTTCCTCGGTGGTTTTAAGAAGATACTGAATCATTAGCGCTTCCTTCCTCCTTCAATGCAGTACATTGCCTTGGTGAACACTGGGGTCATTGAGTTCATGAGTCGCTCGGTGAGTTTGCTTGCTCCGGTGATGTAGATCTTGTCGAAAGACTCTGCCTGGTACTTTTGAGACACGGCGTCGAGGATGTTGAGAATTTCAGGATAGGTGCAGTTCTTCTCAAAGACGATGTTGTTGTTGTCGTCAAAAGCCGTGATCTTTGTCAGTCCGTTGATGTTGACATATAACTTCACTTTAATCCACCTCTATCACGAAGTCGTTGCATGGGAACAACTTGAACATAACATAGTCGGACCCGGTAATCGTCTTCATCTGCTCATTGGTCTTAATCCAAATCTCGTAGTCCCCGCTGTCATGACAGTATTCAATGAACACGATCTTGCCACGAGACTCAAGCACCTCCTGAACCTCGGTCATTGCCTTGTGGTAGTTGGTGCCCTTGATGTTGATGACGGTGAAGTCGTAGGCTTCTCGGCACAACAGCATGAAATATTGGAAGTACTTCTCTGTGGAAAACCACGCGCTGATGTTCGTCAGCTCGGCAATCGTCTTGGTCTCGGTGAACTCGTCGACGGCACCGCTCTCGAATCGTTGCTTTGCAAACTCATACTGTGTAAGGCCTGTGTTCATTTCCATCTTGCTATTGTCCAATCTCTTCGTTGCCGTTCAAGGCGATAATCCTTTGGTTCGAGCTGCCGCGCCACTTGAGCGTCAGGTCTTTCTTATCCTGGATGAACGGGCCGTCCACCAGGTAGTCGACGCCCTTTAGGACAAGCTCCAAAGGGTGCGGGTGCTTGCGGTCCGGCTCGGAGTTTATCTCGGCCATAAGGTTCTCGTAAGTCCTGCCGGTCCACATCCACACCTTGAAGTCTGGCTTGTCTTTGTTCTCCTCATGCGCCAGATACGTGAGCTTGATAAGCTCCTTGTAGTTCGCCGGGCACAGCGGTTCCCCGCCAAGGATGGACAGCCTTGTCATCCACTCGGGCTTGAGCAGATCGAGGATTGTGTCCATCGTGTCGTTCGTGTACTCTTTCCCACCGTCGAAGTCCCAGGTTCCCTCGTTAAAGCAACCTGGGCAATGCAACGCGCACCCCTGAACGTACAGCGACACGCCTATGCCGGGACCGTCGCTGATGTTCATTTTGTGGATGTCGGCATACCTCAAGCTTCTTACCTCCTTAATATACTTCCCTCTGCTCTATTGTGTAGAAGTGACGAAGATACTCGTTGTCCCAAAAGATGTCCTCGTGCTCGCACTCTCGGACGCCCGTCAGGACGTCGTCGTTCTCGGAAGGGGAGAACATCGGGCAGAACTGACGGGCGCAGTTCTCTCCGTCGGTGAGACCGAAGGGACAGGGGCTTTTCTTGGGGATCCAAGTTGTGCCGAATTTACTGTCAACTCGCTCAAGATCCAGGTCTTCCTCAAGGAACCTCTCTGCGTTCTTTCGGGTGCGGAACACCTTCTCCACAAAGGTGTAATGGTCTTCGTAATCTTCACCGTTGTCATACCAAACAAGAAAAACAGAGTCCATGTATGTGCTCCTTTCAACTGATAAGTATATTATAGCACATACATGGACCTGTCGTCAACAGTAAAATTTAATTCTATAAGCAGAATCAAATTTTACTATCTTGCATTCTTGGCTCTATGATGAACCTCATCTTGCTTGCCGAGATTGAACGCGGTGGTATAATTCCCAGTTAAGTAGCCTGTCACTCTACGAAGCTGTTGAATATGAGTGCTTCCACACATTGGGCAATGATCGTTAAACTCGTCGCAGTATCCACAGTCAAGGCAAGTGTCATTCGGTACGTTAATAGCAAAATAAGGAACGTCTTTATCCATCGCATAATTTACAATAGCCTCAAGCGCCTCTAGGTTGTTCTTGGTGGTTGATGGCAATTCGGCATAAACAATGCAGCCGGCGTTCGAGTATCCTGTGAGTTGAGACTCGATGTCAATCTTCTCCATAACTGTTAAATCGCTCCATACAGGACAATGAATAGAGTTGGTGAAGAACTCTTTGTCTGACACGCTAGGAATAACACCATATTTAGCCCTAAACTTTTTAAGAGCCTTAAAGCACAGGTTTTCTGCGGGTGTGTAATAAACTCCGAAATTAAGCTTGTATTCATATTTAAACTCATCACAACGCTTGCGGAACAAAGACTCGATACGCTTGGCTAACTCCATCCCCTTGTCTGTTGTTTGGTCTGTCCCGATAAGTAGTTGAAGCGTCTCCGCTAGGCCCAACTGACCGAGAGCCAATGTGCCGTGCTTGAGAGCGCTGCGAATGCCTTCTTCAGGGATATACCCCTCCATGGTGCCGTTCTCGTACATGAACCTACCTGATTCAGGAGACTGTGAACAGATATACTCAAAACGCTCCAAGAGCATGTCTTTGGCTTCGTGAATTTTTTTATCAAGAAGTTCCATGAACTTCTCTACATCTCGATCGGCTTCCATGGCAAGAGTCGGCATAATTATAGTGACTGGACAGATGTTTCCTCGTCCGTCTTTTGTCTGGGCCATGCCGTTGATGTCGTATCCATTGGCGGTCCTACAGCCCATTGTGCTGAAGTAAGTCTTTGGGTCGTTTCTATCGTAGCCCGCGTTGCCAGACCAATCTACGTTAGCATAGTTGGGATAAAGTCTTTGAGAGGTTGACTTTAAAGCAAGCTGGAATAGGTCGTAATTTGGATCTCCTGGAGCACGGTTGACGCCCTTCATACACTGGAAAATAGTGCAGGGAAAAATACTGGTTTTATGAAGCTTGCCAAGACCGCGAATTGAAGTTTCTAACATGGCTTTTATGACAAGTCGACCCTCTGGAAGCGTACATGTGCCAAAATTGGTTGATGTAAAGGGCAGCTGGTTCCCGCTACGACTTTGTAGTGTATTTAGATTGTGATACATGCCTTCTACCGCTTGATAAGTCTCTTTCTTGGTCATTTCGACCGCGTACTGGTAAGCCATATCATGAATCTTGTATCTCTCGTCTTCAATAGAGAGAGTGTCAGGCCACAAGCCGTCTTCTACTTCATGGAGGAATTTAGCATATTTATCGTTATCGTCACAGCTCTTACACCACCAGAGCATTCCGTCTTTAAAATGCTTTAAGAAAGACTTCCGCACATATGGGACCATTGTCCAATCTAGATGCGTCGCACTTACCCCGCCAAACTGCATAAGACTTTGTAGCTGAAAGATGACGGCAACCAATTGAAACGCCGTATTGACGGAGTTTGCAGGTCTTACATCGGTTTGCCTTGTATTGAAGCCGTTAGCTAAAAGCTTGTCAAACGGAATAGACAAACAGTTGTGGTCTCCTGTGGGGTAATGATCAAGATCGTGTTCGTAAATCTCGTTGTTAAGATGGTTGTTCCTTGCCATTTCGGATAAACAGTTTTTTAAAGCGTAATCGCGGGTTAGTTCAGAACAAGCCTCGCCCATTCTGCCACCGAAGGACTTCTCATCGACATTCGCATTCTGGTTCTGAACGTTGGTAGCTTTGAGCTTTTCACCGATGCTGTCATAAAACTTCTCTTGCTCTCGTTCATTTCGACGTAGCTCGTGGAGATACCTGTATCGAATATACTCCTTTGCCACCTCGTAATACCCGTTGAGCATCAGCACGTCTTCAACAGCGTCTTGGATATCCTCCACATCCGCGACGCCAACTTTGCCAATTTGGACCTCTGTCGCTGAAGCCAAACTATTGATGTTGACCTGCATGTCATCTGTGTACGTCTCTTGACCGTAGATATCCTCAAACGCACGCTCAATCGCGTGTCTGATCTTCTTTAAGTCGTACTTTTCGAGATTGCCGTTCCTCTTTTTAACTTTCATAGGCTACCTCCAATATCTTGTGTCTGGTTTTTGTATTATATACTAGATGGAGTCACAATGTCAAGTTAAAACCTTTGACCGTTTAACCAATCTTTGCAAAAAGACAGCACCTCGTCCGTCCTGCCATACAACCCCTTGTCGTTGGGGATGTATGTATGCGGAATGCCGAGCTTCAAAATCTCGTCAATGGCGTTGCGGTACATAAGGCTGTCGGAGACGGCACGCCTATACATTTCAAACGAGGACATTCCACCGTCCCTGTCCTTGTACCTTTTAAGACGGACAGACAAGGGCGCGTCAAGATAGACACAGCGGATGTCTGCCACACCGAGGTTCCTCTTGAGCATCTTTAGGGAGTTCAGGTCCATCGTAAGCACGTTGATCTTTTCGTCGTCGTTGGTGAGGTCGTCAATCCTGGTGCCGTATCCCCATCCACGGAACCACCCGTACTCGGCAAGGCAACCGTACTTTATCTCGGTCTTGAACGTCCGCTTCGTGACGAACCTATAAGCCGAGTCCCTCTCCCCTGGCCTGCGAGGCCTGCTGGTCACACGCTGTGGAACGTGAAACGTATGGCTGTCGATAAGCGCAAGCCTGTCTTTGATTGTGTCTTTACCGGCACATGAAGGACCAACGATTGCCAGAATCTTCTGTCTCATTTTTCTCCTTACATACAAACAGCTCCGCTCTTGTGAAATATTATTATAACACAAAAGCGGAGCTGTAGTCAAATAATGTAAATTATACCTCGTCTTCGTCGCCGAGACGGCTTCCTGTGCAAATTATCCTACCATTTTTGGTTATCGCCATATTGTACAACAGCAGGCTTGACGTGTTCTTGTACCTCTTTAGCCTGAACATGTTTCCCTGCCGATAACCGCATGCCATGAGAAGCGTACCCCTCGTGAACCACCCGTCCTCGGAAATCTTCGAGCCGGAGTTCTCCAGCACGATCTTCCTGTTGTAGTGAGCGTAAATCTCCCTGGGAAGCTTGACGTCGACGGAGCCTGAATCAGGGGTGAGGAGGGTGAAGGTCGAACGGGTGTCGTCTTTCGCCACCACAGTACCGCAGATCCTCGTGAGGTTGTAAATCTTAAACTTGCCACGCGACTCGGCTTCTACGGGCTCCTCGGGCAGGGATGAAAACTTGGACAGGCCGTACTTGTCGTATTCTATGCCGTCCAACTCGTGCTTGGCTGAATAGAAGCCAAGGGAACTCATGTCCCAAGAACCGCGAGTGCCCGATGCGTACTTGTCCCATTGCTCGTTGAACAGCGTGAGGTTGAACTGCTCAAGCAGGGCTTTTTGGTTGTCGGTAATGTACTTCTTCACAGGTTCCATCATTTTTGTGTACATCTTCTGCCACTTCTTTTGTGAGATGCAGAACTTACCACCGACGCTCTCAAGCTCGTCTATGTCGAAGAATTTCTCGTAGAAACGATAGTATCTGCCCTCAAGGGTGTACCATTCCTTGAACTTGCAGTTGGCACGCAAGGACTTGTTGAAGACGAACGTCCTGATCTGCAACTGGTAGTCTGCCGGAATCATGCTCCTGTCAATAAGGCCTTGCAGGTTAGCCATCGTCAGCTTGGACTTGGGCTCGCTCTGCTCGGTGATGTACTGAACCATGACGTTGTATCTGACGTCAAAGCAGTCAAATGCGTGAGCCTTGATGAGTGAGATCATCGCCGTCTTGTTCAACGGTACCTTCTCTCGAAAGTCATTGAACGAACTGTAAGGCCTGTTTTCAATGATTTGCTGAACAGTGTCGCCGTTGATGCCGATCAACGCTTTAAGACCGCAAAGAATCGACTGTGTCTTCTCATCTGGCTCAAACATATACCCAGACTTGTTGATGTCGATTGGTCGCACCTTGATTCCTGCGTTGAGGATGTTGCCGACTGCCTTTGAAATCTTGTCATAGCTTGTCGTTGCATCGTCTTCAACACCCGAGTCCACTCGAAGGCATGCAGTGTTCCAAAACACCTTCGGATAGTGTGTCGCTAGCCATGCACACTGATAGCCAATGATTGAGTAGCTATATCCATGAACGTTTGAGCAATACCGCACTGGGTCTCCCCAGCCACTTATGTGTTGCGGTCTGGACTATACCATCTTCTCTTGTAGAGAAGGCTACGTGGTAGTCTCTGGGCGTTCCTCTGCCTAACAGACAGAGGTGGCGTTGCGGATTTTCTAATCCTATAACCTTGTTACCATATCTCGGGCGTTACCCTCTGCCCCGTGCATGTCGCCACGCACGGTTGGTAGTTATAGGCTCTAAAGAAGTTCCCGCAGTTAAGTAGCTTTGCTATTACCGTCACCGGTAAAAGGCTCCTCTAGTTGAAGCTGTATCCTAACGAAGGTTTGACAACAACGTCCCACACATACTTTGCCATAGCAGGTGAAACGGCGCTCTCAACAATCTGCTTATGCAAGCTCTCGATCTGATCGAACTTTTTCTTCGCCACGATTTTTCTTGCCTGGTTACTGGCTTTGAAGTCAAACCCGCAAATGCCTGGGTCCATCAATGCCATCATCATCTGCTCTTGTGCATAGCAGACGCCATAGCTTGAGTCGAAATGCTTGTGCAGGACAATCTTCTCTTCGTCTGACAAGCCATACTCGTCAAGCTCCTTCTCCCATTCTTCAGGATGTGCCTTGTGGCGGACATACCTGTCCATCGGGCGCTCCTCGCCGTCGTCTGCCATCAGTCGGATAAGTGCATTGACAGCCGTCAATTCCTCGATTGAGCGTGGCTTGATGAGCCTTGCACCTTGACGACCAATCATCGAATCGAGCTGGAACAGCTTGAGTACATCTGCTCGGTCTACAGCGTCCCAAGTGTCAGGGTCGTCAAGAGGAATCGCATCAGGGCTGACGTATTTATCGTAAGCCTCGCGCAGGGTTAAGCCTTTCTCGATGTACCCAGCCTGCTGAAGCTCCTCGATGCACTGGGTGATGACCTCTTGGACTTCCGTGACGAGCCAGTCGATCTTGGTGGCACCTGCCGCTTCTGCCATGTGCAGGGAGTATTGCGTGATGATGGTGCCGTTCTTGGCCTTCATGAAAGGCCCGTAGCGGTAATAGTCCTCCTTGGGCGGGTAAATCACACCGCTTGCGTGGATGCCTGCTTGGACTACAAGGCCCTCAATCTTGAACAGAATCTCTTTGAGACCAGGGTACTTCTCAATCTCTGCGTTGAATTGCACAGATGCCTTTCGTCCTTTGTCAGGATTGCCGTTTATAACGTCTTTAAGGGGCCATAGAAAGCCGCGCTCGGAGGGAACGAGAGACGAGATGTATTCAGTCTCTTCAAGAGGAATACCGTTTGGGCAGGTAGATGACCTATATCCTCGCCCAGCCAGCTTGATAGTTGCCTTTGTTGTTAGAGTGCCATAGGTGCACACGTGCACGCATCCAAGCTCACCAGTCTCCTTGCGCGTCTCTTCGAAGACAGTTTCTCGTTTGGAGGGGCACACGTCGATGTCAATATCTGGAAGCTCCACTCGCTCTTTGTTCAAAAACCTCCAGAAGAAAGACCCGCTGATAATCGGGTCTGTACCGGTGATACCAAGCAACCAATGGGATAAACCACCTCCCGCTGATCCACGACCGACACCAACCGTTGAATCACAGCTCCAAATCAGGTCGATATAGTGGCGCATGAACAGAGAGTAAGCAAAGATGCAGGTGTTGAGCTTCTGCCCGATGTAATCCATAACGTCGGCTTCTTCTTCAAGCCTTGAAACGTATTGGTCGTTATACAACCCTCGTTTCTTCAGCTGGTCAATGCACTCGTTTACCCAAAACCTCTCCTGCTCGCTGTCTGACTCATACAGCTTCGACAGGGTCGGGTACTTTGAACACTCCACATGTCGCTTGGGCTTGAACGGCACAGGGGCTTCAGGCACCTCTTGTGGCTTCCTTAAAGTGAAATCCTGCACCCTATCGAAGATTGCCATGCTGTCTTTGCAACATTGCTCATAATCGACGGGAGTGCCTTCAAGGTGCTCAAGAATCTCATCCTCCGACTGCAACCACGTCGCAGAATAGAACTCGTCAACCTCTCGATCGCCTTGCTTGGAGTTCAGGAATGCCTTATGAATCGGGGCGTCTTCCTTTGTCAAGTAATGGGCGTCGCACGTAATGCACATCGGCAGTTTGAACGCCTTTGCGATGGACGGCATGATGCTGTTGAGAATCAACTGGTCGTGCGACCTTGACGGCTGAATCTCAAAGCAGAAGTTGTCCTTGCCGAACGTATTTGTGCACCAGCTCACAAACTTGACGATCTCGTCATGCCAATGCTTGCGACCATCTTTGTCACCCTTCTCCTGGCACTCGTGCATTTTCAGGACATAAGTGCTTAACTCCGATCCAAGGCACGCCTGGCTTGCGTAGATATGGCCTTGCCCATAGCGTTTGATTACATCCTCGACGTCTGACTTCAAAGTCGGCACGCGCATGAGTCCTCGGTCGAAATACCCGTTCAACCAGGCGGTAGACGACAGCTCGGACATCATGTGGAAACCAACCTCGTCAAGAGCTAACAAAATAAAATGATAGTATTTTTGCCCCATAGACCGATCGTCTGTAAGGTAGATTTCGTTGCCATGAACAATCTTAAAACTAGGATGCTCTTGTCGAATTTTTTCTTGAAGGATTTCTATATCAATAGAGTTACCAAGGCATTCGTGTTCAGTAATCGCAATGCCAGGGAGACCTAATTCGACAGCTCGTTTGGTTAGATCTTCGAGAGTATTGATCGAGTCAAAGTAAGCGGATATTCGACAATGAACTATGACAATGATAGTCTAATCGAAGGTTAGTTGTCGTCATCCTTCCCTCCCTCTTTCTCGCCATTGTTTTGTTTTTCTCTATATCTTTTTAAGATGTTTTCTATAAAATAATCAGATTGTGTATGAGTTGTTTGTTTAAAGTCTTGCCATTCTTCCCATGTCATATCTCTTTTAGCGAGATTTTCAAAGACCGTTAGGGCTTGTAAATTTGAAATGTCACAACTTCCGCCTCTCGATTTAGGGAGAATATGATCTAAACTAGGCTTTGACCAATCATAAAAAGTATTTGTTTTTTCTCCGTTGTTTGTTTTTTCTTTCCAAAAATCATACACTGCAAGAAATTGTTCGTCGTAAAAAAAATGATCTACAGCGTTTTCGTATTCTCCTTGGTCGCATTTTTGAAAATAACGCTTAACATCATTATTGATAAGCATTTTATGAACAAACAAAAATCTGTCAAAATCAAATCTGTATCTATCAACAAAATCATTTTTCTTTGGTGTTTTTTTGTTTTTTGGCTTTTTAGGTTCTGGTATCCTTTTGGTTGTTGTAAGAAAATGTTGGATTTTCTGTTCGCATCCACAACTTTTCTGGCAATAGTTTCCTTGCCCTGTCACGTAACTAAAACGAGTTTGAACATCTTCTTTTCCGCAAGCAAGACACTTGCATCTCATAATCGTTCCATGGTAATCCTTGTCTCTTCTTTCTTCTGGCGGTACTACTCCCTGGATTAACAAATATCCGCAAGTCTTCCCAATGTAGTCTTCTGGGTTTTGTCTAAAAGCCTTGTTTTTGTACGACTGGCTAGTAATTTTGTTTATAAAACTCTGTTTATCGTAATTTATTTCGTCAGGTTTTATTTTAACAGCTTTTACTTCTCCTTTTTTTACCCACCGATGTAAAGCAGGGCGAGCAAGCTGTTTACCGTACATGTCAAAATAAATTTTCTCTAATTCTTTAAAAGTTGCCATAAAAAATTAAGCCTCTTTCTTGTATATACAAAATCAAAAGTATCTTTACTAAAAACATTCCTTGATTTTATATATACCCTAGCATGGATTTAATATTCACCACCTCGGCTTTAGTTTTTATTGTTCTTCGTTTGCCAATCTCTTCGCACGTCTCACAAGGTCTTTTGCCATCATCTCTGTGTCACAGCCATAGTATGAGGTGTCAACGCGAAGCACTTTTGTGACGTATGCACCAGGACTCATCGTGGCCTCGTCTTCAAGCTTTTCCCAGTTGTCTTCTGTTTCATCACCATCCTCGTCACGCATTTCCCACATACTGATTGCGTCCTCCCTGCTTGAACAATATTTCGTGGAGGCCCCGCAGTTGTCGCACTCGACCTTGAAGAAGAGCGTCCCGCTCTTTACCACACCGTTTCCTCCGCAAAAGGGGCACTTGTTCATACTCTTCCTCCAATTCGCTCTCGCTTTTAATGATACTATTATATACCAAAAAAGAGGCAAAAGTCAACAAAGACTTTTACCTCTTCTTGCGGTATATGTTTTTTAATCTTCTTTAATAATGCTTATATCTTTCTTGTTTATCTCGACATCAGGGTATGGGCCGTCTGCTTTGACATGGTAATACATGTACCAATCGTCTTCAGGTTCCTCAACCTTAAATCTATGGTCCCAGATTTCAACTGCTTCTTGAATACTTGTACAATACGTCGTTCTACTACCGCATTTACTACATTCGATTTTAGAAAATTTTGTTCCTTCCATAATAGTCGGTGAACCGCCACAGAATGGACATCTCTTCATGCCGTCATGCCTCCTGTTAATCTTCGTTTACTGAAATGTAGTCAAGTGGGTAATTGTTTTCAAGACAAAACTTTTTAGCCTGCTTGCGCGTGTCGAAATAAAACTTTTTCTCTACAGAGACAGTCGTGCTTTCTGGTAGAGAGGAGCTTCTCTTGGAATAGTCTCGCTCCATAATTTTGACTTTGTAGTCCGGCACGGTAACAATCCATACATCGTCATCACTTATAAAGTAAACACCTTTTCAATCGAGACAAACTGCTTGCTCTTGTCGTCACACAACTGCGTGAGCTGGGGAAACTCCGCAACAAGCTTGAAGTCGTCAGGCATCTGATACTCGGACACGAATACCTTGCAAGTCTTTGATGCCTTTCTCAACCAATCGTAAAACTCGTCATAGTCAAGACTTTGAGCACCCTTGTAAGAGGTTGTATTGCGATATGGCGGATCGACGTAGACAAGGCTTCCAGGTACAAGGGGGACGTCTTTATAGTGCTTGCAATCGAACTGTATCCCCTTGAGTAAAGGAGCTTGCTTGCGAATGTTGTTGAGCATCTCGCTTGCCCTGCTCTTGCCGGTCTTCCTATAACAGCTTGCGTAACCTGCCATCCACTTGCCAGAGTAGGATGCACAGAAGCCTACAAGCCCTGCGTACCACATCGGGTAATCGTCAATGTGGTCTTTCACATTGTAATACTCTTCTCTTGAAATGTCAAGCGGAATGTCCGCACCGTCATTTTCACTTACATGCTTTAACAGCTCGATGAGATAAGGGTGCACATCATACCCAAAACGACTCTCACATTTGATGGAGTCTATGATGTTGCCCCCCCCCACCATCGGCTCAATGTATGTCGTGACATTGTTGCTGTCGATGTAGTCTTGCAGAATCGGCACGAGCCTCTTCTTGATGCGCCTCTTGCTTCCCATGTAGACCATTAAAACACCCACTTCTCTTCGATGGCGTAGTCGTCTATGACAACCTGTGGATAACTCACATCGTTCCATATGTTCAACACAGGAGCTCCAACAAGAGTCATGGTATAGTCAGGCCCAAGAGCCTTCATCTTGTCGTACTCTTCCTGGCTTGAATGAAACTTGACGAACTGATATCCCTTGCCGGTAAACTTGAGTGTCGGATACTTGTCGGGGGAAAGCAGGTCGATTTCAAGACTCGAAAGCGGAATGTCCTTCACTGCTATCTTTACCTCCGGCATCTGCTGGCCGAAACAGTCCTTCATGTCGTGAACCGTATCAAAGAGAGCGCGTGGAATGCGGAGACCGTCGTATTCAAAATCTACATCGACCTCTGCTCCATCGTGGAAGTTATAGTCGTTGTTGACACAGTAGCTCATGAAGTCACCAAGCTCGGCATATGAAACCTCCACACCGAACGCGCTTGGGTGGCCCATGGCATAGTTGACATATCCGCTGTCCTGACAGAACTTACGGAAATCTTTGATGGGGCTCTTCTCACAATTGCGGGCCGAGCCACGGTAGACTTTCTCAAGTGGATAGTCGATGAGCACAATCGCCGGGCGCTTGAACCTATCTTGCAAACTGTTAGCAATCAACCCCGCGACCTCGGGTCTTGCATCCGGGCTGTCGCATACGACGACATTGATGTCGTAGTTCATGTCGTCGGTTGCGAGGATGTAATCTACCATGGCCTTCTGCTCTTTGGTCTGCCGAGCCTTGACGTTGAGCGCCACACGCACGGCTTCTTCTGCGACAGACACCTTCTCGCCATGAGCGCCCCTTTTCCCGGACGGCACAAGAGCATATCCATAAGTGTCAAGCATCGCATCGAAAACAAGACGCTTCTCGTCTATTGTGCCGGATCGGCAGATTGCATTCACAAAAGGAGTCAACCCGAAGGCGCATCCCTTGTAGCATAGACCGCCGTACTTGTTGATGGTGTACTCGTTCTGCTTGGCAAGTTGAGACAGGAACGGGTTCTTGATGTTAGACAATCCGTTGCGGACGATTGCGCGGATCTCCATCTCACGGCTGTCCGCCATGTCCGAGATGTTGCCGAACGCGCACAGGTCCATGTACTTGTTAAAGTCACCGCAGCCGAGAAGCAACTCGGAGTATGCGCGAACGAACTGCCACACGACACCTGCTCCCGTTAGCGACTTGTTCGGATAGTTGTCAAGTTGTGGGTTGACTGTGACGACACGGGGGTTTGGATTCTTGAACTCTGCCTGGTGATGGTCAAGGATGAGGACCTCACATCCCCGTGCCGTCAGTTGGTCATGGAATTCATAGTCGGACGTGCCTGCGTCCGGCACAATGAGAAACTGGGTGTCAGACGGGATGACGTCCATGAGGTCGGCAAGGCCGTGTTGCTTGCCCTCGTGAACCCTGTACGTAAGGTGGCTGATCGGCACATGCAGGTCAGTACAAAGGAAGTTGAACATTATCGCTGAAGATGAGAAGCCGTCACAATCACAATCGACAGCTAGGCAGATCTTCCACCCCAGCTTGACCGCCAACGCCAACTGGTCAATAGCGTTGTAGATGTCTCCGAGCAGACGCCAGTCGTTCATACGGTCGCTGTGTCTCCAGGCAGTCGGGTCCTTCACACCCCTTGAAGCTAGAATCTGCGTCTCTATGTCGTCGCTTACTTTCTCTCTGACGTTGTACTTCACTTATAGCACCACCCTGTTCTTCCATAGTTTCATTAAGACGTCTTTACCTCTGTCGAACGGAGAGTCTTTGTAGCCTAGTAGGTTCTCCTTGTCCCATAAGAACGACACTTTGAGATAAGGCGATATCTTGTCGTTAAGCTTGTTGAGCCTTGTTGCGACTTGCTGTGCCTCCTCGCTCTCCAAGTCTGTGAAGTCGTGGTCGAAAGCTATCACAAGCTCCTTTGCCCCTGCCTTTACAAGCATGTTCACCTGGTAGATTGAGATAGAGCTACCGCAACAGGCCACAGTCTGCGGTATGCCGTAGCTGTGGGACTGCAACACCGACTTCTCTGACTCCGCCACTATCGCCAATCCCGACTCTTGTATGGCATCCTTCGCCATGTCTATGCCGTACAGGTTGAATGCGAGTGGATGGTTCCTCAACTCCCCGCCTATGACGGCTGGACGGTATTTGCCAAGCGCTATGTCGTCGTCCACAAGAGCCCTCTTCCTGACGCCTATAATGTCACCATAGATGTTCTTGTGCGGAATCAGGATAGAAGAGTCAAGCGGGTTGAACCTGATATCGAACCTGTCTTGAACCTCTGGCGTGATGAAACTCTCTTGCCATGATTTTACCACAACTTTGGGGTAGTTGTCAAGTATCTCCGGCAACAACGTCGGTAGCACCATGTTGTCCACGGAGTTCTGCGTGCCGATCGAGTCGTACCTGTCGAACGTCCCCCAGTCACTTGTTATCGAGTCAGAGAAGTCGCCTTGGAGGTTGAGGAAGCTTACGACAAACCAGATTGCGTCGACCAGCTTCATGCCAAGAACTCGGGAGACAAGCTCGAACACGTCGAACCTGTCGCCTCCGTTCGTGTAGTCGATGAACAGCTGGGTGTTGGAATAGTAGAACAGCTTCTTTGAGTCTCCGCCATGTGACACTGTCTTTGACACGATAGAGTCACCGCGCATCTCGGGCTCGGCTCCGAGGTACTCAAGAATCTCGCATATCTCATATGGAGTTATCTGCTCCTTGACCTTTTGAATATCAAAACTCAAGGTCATCACCGCCGTCTAGGATAACAGGCTCCTTCTCTTCCTCTGTGTCGTCCCTCTTCACAATCAGTTCGGTCTCTTTAAGGTCTATAGGGTGGTAGTTGAAATCAGTAGCGAACATCGTCTCGTAACGGCAAGTTCCCTTGTTCGCATACATCCAAAGGAAGATCCTGTTGTACGCACCGCGCCTGTTCTTGTACACGCTCATCTTGACGTTCGGCACGACTGGGATATTACTCAAGATAGGACGAATCCTCTCCAAGTCGTCTTCTGTGACGTCGAGGGCAATACTAGCGTAGTCGACCTTGTCGCTTATGCTTTTTGCCATGAAGTCTTATGTTTCCATAAGCACTGACTATATTTTAACCACTGTTGTGGCTATACCTCTTTTGGCTTTCAGAGACTTCGTTTCCTAAAATCTCACTACGTACCGATAGTAGCCCTACTCCCCTGCATTTCAACATAAGGGATAGTCGATAGCCCGCTTTTTTACAATCATTATAATTATAAAAATATGGGACGGGATTACCATGCCAGAAGGTTTAGGCTTCCCCGTTAGCCGTCTTATGACGACCCCCGCTGGTAAGCGGGATAAGGTATATTAAGGCACAAAACGCTATGGTCTACCTCTTAATAAGTTTTGGTCAGGTATAGGATCTGTTTTCCAGCTCGTGGGTCTCTAGGTTTCCCTAGAGCACTGACTATATCTTACTATAGTAAAATACTATAGAATCCTATTTCGGTTTTCAGAGGATTCGTTTCCTAAAACCTCGCTACTTACCACTAGTAGCCCTACTCTCCCGCATTTCAGCCTCGGAGATAGTCGATACATGGCCCCGCTTTTTATTTTGCCCTTTTTTAAACACCGGCAAGTGAGTCCAAGAATATCCGTAGCAGATAGAAACTGTATTCCCGTACTGAATTCCATGTTTATCTGCTATTTGCTGAAGAGTTAAATCTCCGTCTGCAAAATCGTTCCGAATAGCCATTACTTGTTCGTCTGTCAGCCTAGCTTGACCTGCCTGCTCTCCTTTAAGAGGCTCATATTTATGAATTGGATATTGACGATCATCCGAATGCCAATTCTTTCCTGTGTTTATATTGCAAACTGCTGGCTTTGAGACTTTAAATTTCTGGCTAATTTCTTCCAATGGAATACCTTGAGACAGCATATCAATTATTTCATTAACTTGATGTTGTGTGAGTTTTGCTTGACTATGGCGCTCACCAGCTAACGCAAAAGAGTCTTGTCCGCCACTAGCAAGATTGTATCCTTTGTCACACAAGTCTGACTCATATTTCTTGATATACTCTTTTTCCTTGTCATTAAGCTCTTCTGGAGAACATATTTCCAGGATAGCAAAAGAAAAATTCTCTATTCCATATTTCCTTATTGAACGATGAAGCGGTAAATCTTGGTCGCGCTTTGTCTCTACAGCCCATTTTTCAGGAAAAGAAGAACGGAGATGTTCGTTCCATCGGCCAAAGATTCTCTTACTTTGCCCAATATAAACCTTTCCGTTTAATTCATTCTTGATTCTGTAGATCCCACAAATTTTAGAGTTGCCAGGCAAAATAATCAATCTCCTCTCTTGAAGAGAGAAGAAGCGGTATCACACGGGATTAACATGCGATAGTTCTTCTCAAAAGAAGTTTTTATAACTATCGTTTAGTCTTCCCCGTTAGCAAACACTTTATACGAAGCGTTTACCCCTCTGGTAAAAGGATAAGGAATTTAATTGGCAGTAGAAAGTCTACCATTGAGTTGTGTTGAGGTAAGAACGAATATTCCCAGCTCATTAGCCAAATCCTTGAGCTTCACACTAATCATGAACAGGATGCTGTCCTCGCGGAGGTTCACCCCTTTCGACTTCGCAGTAATCTCCTCAAGAATCTTCATGGTTGTCATGATATAGTCGTAGAAGACATACATCACCTTATTTTCCCTATGGTTCTTCCTGATGCTGTTCTCAATGTCCTTGAGTGAGAAGTCACAGATAATGTCGATGAACAAAGGCGCTCTCTCAAGCACCTCAAGCGCATGCTCTACCCTGTCGATTTCATCGAAGGTCATTTTCTCCGCACCGAGAATCTTGTTCTCCTCAACGTTGCTCAAGAACGCAAGGCACATTGTCTGAATCTCTGACATTTCAAGCTCTGTCGAAATGTACAGGCACGGCAAGCTTTCACCGTTCTTCTTCCATGCACCGATTCTAGGGTCGTAAATCTCGTCGCACGCGATGTTGCAGACGTCGGCTATCATCATGCGAGTTTTACCAACACCAGTAGGTGCGCTTCTCAAATAGAACTTTGTCAGCCTTGCACCCATCGTCACCGTGTTGATGAAAGGCCCGTACAACGGCACACCGAACTCTGGCTCGTTCCTCAACTTGCTGAACAAGGTGCTCAAACCGTCACTTACAAGCTTTGTGTTCTTGTCTAGGTTGTCCACAAAAGTAGACTTGATCTTTGACATTTTGTTTTCAATGTCGTCCGCAATGTCGTTCGCGCTCATGTTGTCGAACTCTTGCCATTGCTTTTGCCGTTTCTTTGCATCAAGCTCGTCCATATCGAGAATGGATGACACGTCTATACCAGCGTTGTCGTACTCTCGAAGCAACGTCATCTTCTTGAGTCTGTTGTAGTACAAGTCAAAGTTGTCAAGGTCGCATTCCGCCTGGACCTTGGCAAACCACTCGTTGCCCCTTGACGCTTTGTAAGTCGCATATGCCTCTGGGTACGTCGATAGGACGTCGTCGACCGCCTTGGCTGTGACCTTTGTTCCGCCGTTCGCATAGATCGTGCCGATTGCCGAGAACACAACCCTGTGCAGTTCTGATGTGAAGTCCTCGGCCCTAAAGAAATACTTTCCAGTGTCTTCCAGCAACTCGGGCTGGTTTATGATTCCACCTATCACCTGAATCGCGGATGTCGAGTCTTCGTATTTGCTCGCCAAAACACAACCTCCTATGATAGTTCAAACCCTTTTAGGTAGTTTTTCATTTTTGTCTCGGGTGCCTTTATCTCTATAACGTCAACTTCAGGGGCGAGCACTTTGTTTATCGCATCGGGCTGGTAATATTTGACATGCAGGTCCCTCTGCTCCTTGAAGTAGTTCTTGGCATCCTCATACACGTGTGGGACGATGCCGAACCCGTTGTTCGAGCCCTCTGTCGTGTGACCGCATATGTCGTACCACCATCTGATGGTCGAGTACACCCCTCTGACTGTTATCTCCGGGTTGTCCTTCTTCCACATCCGTATTCGTTTCTCTGTCTCAAGCCTGTTGTAGGAGGACCCAAACAACAACACGCCTTTCTCGTGAATCTTGTCTAGCCATTCTTGGTCAGGATTTTTCATTGCGTTCAACCGTATCACTCCCTATACGCAAAAAGGGGATTATAAAGACATTATAGCCTTTATAACCCCCTGTTGTCAATAGTGAACTAAACGATCTGCATTACTTCTCGATATCCCTCAACTCACCAAGAATGACGTCCAACTGCTCTGCTTGAGACTCGGTCATCTCGGACACCTTCTTGCCCTTGCCGAGCACCTTCTCTGTGATGGAGAAGATCTTCGGTGCCCACACGGCCTTGAAGTCATCGGCATGATTGACCTGAATGGCCTTGACGATGGAATTGAACTCGTCCATCATAGCCTTGAAGTCATAGACGACATCGGTTGCCTTCTCGACAGGAGCGTCGGTGACGAACTTGTTGTCAGTCATGGAAGCTTCCTTCTCGATGGCGTTGGACAGCGCCTTGGAAAGGTCGTTGTAGGTGAACAGCACCTCCGGCTCAATCATCTTGAATCGGCTCTTACATTCGATTGAGCCGTCCTGGGAACGAAGAGTGAGCATCACAACGGGCGTGCCGTTCTCGATTCGAGTCTGATGCGCATACCCCTGAATGTCGGACATGTTTCGAATAATCTCGTTGTAAGAGTTGGAGAGAGACGGAATGACCTGGTTGTACTCGCTACCATCCTCGCGCTTGAAGACCTTGTCCTTTGAGTGGGAGATGAAGAAAAGTGCATAGTTCATCTGGGAGATGCTACGGAACGTCTCCTCAAACTCCTTCTTCATCATCTTCCAACCGCCACCCCAAGGAATGTCGGCAAGCTTCTCCACCCCCTCACGAGAGCAGATGTACTTCTCGCACAGGTCGGTGGCGATGTCAATGGTGTCTATGCAGATACTCTTGAAGACTTCCTGAACCTCGGGCTTCTTCAGCTCACGAACAAGTTGCTTGAACTCGGCCCAAGTCTTGATGTCCTGGGCACGGATGCCGGGGATGGCCTTATAGCCGATCTCAAATGCAACCAGGAGCGCACGGTCGAGCTGACTGGCAAGAGTAGTTTTGCCAGTGCCGCCGGCTCCGTAGATGTAGATGGTGTAACCGCTCAAATCGCGGGAAACCTTGTTGGGCTTAATGGAAAGAAGGTCAATAGCCATGTGTTAGAATCCTATTCTCTTGTGTGTTGTCTTTGTTTTGTCTATATCGCTATTTTCTAGAATGGCAAATCGTCTGAATCGTAGATGTCAGCTGCACTTGAGTGGCTGGAAAACACCTGGGCGGGGGCCTTCTTTACCGTGGTCCCAGTAAAAGCAGACTTGCCTGCACGGGCCATACCGCTCTGCTTGACCTCTTCAAGGCGGACGTTTCGCTCGTCGATGAGTCGCTTCATGTCATTCTTTGTGAAGGGGGCGACGTCACCGAACTCGGGAACGCATCCAGTGTCGGCACCAGTGATGACCCAAGAACGGACAGTAGACACATTGTTCCCGGAGATGACAGGGCGAACGCCGAATCCGTTTGCAACCTCCTCCTGCTCCGCAGGAATCTTCTCGATCACAGTCGTCTGAATGCTGCCCCAGAGGTTCATCACGACAGGATTCGTGCTCGAAGGCTCCAGGCCCAGCAAAAAACTCTGGCCTGACTTGTCCTGGCACTCGAAGCGAACAGGGAATAGTCGCGTGCCATTGTAGTTGAACACATAGCCACGGACGTCAAGATAAGGGTCACGACCATCAACCTCACGCTCGACGGCAGAGGTGACTACTGCGTTGACGTCGAAGTTGGCAGGGGTGACGCTGACGCCGGGAGACATCAGATGGATGAATCGACCGTTCACTCGCTGGGCAGAGACGATGTCGTCAGTGCGGGAGCTATAGAAGTCGTTGGTGTCTACAGTGGCAGAGATACGCACCTTGGGGGCCTTGTCACCTGCGGTCTCATAGGTGGGACCGTTCATGATTTGCAGGAGCGTCTGATACGTCTCATTCGGGACGATGTCGTCATCCTTATTGCGACGGTTCTCATAGACAAAGAAGTTGACGGGAACCACGTTCATAGCGTCCTCATCGGTTGCGACATTGAGGTTTCCGCTGATGTAACCCTCGTTGGGATGCCACTTGCTGGTTGCCTTGGAAGTGCCGGTTCGGAAGTTAGCCGAGAAGACAAAGCCGGTGAGGTTTACGTCGTTCTGATATTCAGTGTTCTTCTTGGTTGCCAATTTTAGTTCTCCTTATCATCGAAATCATTGGTAATGAACTCATTATACGGCAAAGTCTTTACCCAGTCAACAAAAACTTTATTCCATTCCGGAAGCCTGTGGTCCTTGCGCTCCGCATACATGTGGCGAAGGGCCTCGTAATTCATGCACACGAATCTGCGCTGAATGAACGACTCGGGAAGAATCTGCTTCATGAGCCTTCGATAGTAGTTCTTCTTCTTTGGGTCGGTCTCTGCCACAAACTGTTTTTGTAGCTCTGCAAGCGCCTTCTGGGTAGCCCTCATCGCATCAACGGCACACTTCGGTGAGTTCTCAAAGTCGAACTCGAACATGTCGTCAGCAAGATCTTCCTTATAGAGAGTGTGGACTGTGGATTCAGAGTTCTTCTCAACGCCAATCCTGTGGGTATCAAATTCGGAAAACCAGTAACGTGGTGCTTCAATGTCCGCATAGACGTACCACATGCGCATGAACTTGCGATGGTTCCTGCCTGCCTTGCAGAGTTTCTCGGCAAGGTTGTAGTCAGACTCACCATACTCGCATGGCTCTTGAGACGTGTCTGTGTCACTCTTCGCATAGGACTTATAAGGAGCCCTCATGCCGTCAATGGTTGAGTCAAAACCAACTACCTTCACTGTTGTAATCTTCAAGTGTACCTCTTTCTACTTTTCCTCGACAGTCTCATCAGGGTCGACCATATGACCGTCCTCGGTAAGGACGATGTACTTGTCACCGTTCTCCTGAAGGACTCGCTCGACGAGTCCCTTCTTCGCGAGTGCGGTGATGATGGCGCTTACGGAACGATAAGGCTTCTCGATTGCATCTGCAATGTCACGGAAAGTCATATCTTCCTGCGGGGTGTTCTGGAGATAATGGAGGACTTCACGAGCGTTGTCGGAGAACTTGTTCTTTGCCATTTTTGAGCTCCTTGTCTTTTTTGTGCCTGTCCCAATTGACAAAACATATATTACACCATCATAAACTGGAAGTCAATACTAAAATTTCAATCGGCAGAAACTAATCTGCATATATTATCTGACTGGGTTAATCAGTCAACAGGTCTGCAAGGGCTAGGAACACGTTGTCTTCGTCGTTGAGTCGTAACGCCGTCCTTATGTAATACGCCTCGTTCGCCCATATGTCCTTCTGCGTCGCGTCTATCGGCAGATATAAGTTAGCGTTCCTGGCGTTTCTAAACCTGCATGCAATTTCTTGACGGCATTGTTCTTTACTCATCTATACCCTCTTTTCTGACAAAACCGCAAAATTTTGCAGCTTCACTAAACCGCAGAGTTTTGCGGTTATGAGTTTTTCCTGCCCTTGCCTCCGCGTGCCTGGCTGTCTAGGTTATTGTCCACAATAGACGCGAATGCTACGACGTCGTCGTATCCAAGTGTGATGCCCTTGACTCCACTGCCTGTCTTCTTTTGTGGATTGACTTCAGACGTGCAGAACTTGATCGACATGCCCAGGTTAGTGACAAGCTTGAGGTAGTCTGTGTCAGACACATTTGGGAACACAAACAGCACCTCGTCATCACCTATAAGCTTGATTGACTTGAGACCTGTCTTGTTCCTTGTGTTACCTGCAAACTCTTCCATGACGTTAATCTTCTTCACCTTGCCGTCTCGGGTGACGATTAGGATGTTTGAAGGGTTCATAGCAACTATCTTCTGGTCAAGCATAAGCAGGCTCGTTTGATAGCTGACACCTGGCTTTGTGACGGGGATGTCCTCGACGGCAACCCTGTATACGTCGCCGAACGCACCAACAAGAACAAGGGTGTCTTTGTCTGTGAACTCTCCGTCGAAATGAACAGTCTTTTTCATGAGACCTTTGTCGAACTCTATATTGTATTTCTTTGATGACACGGCAGAAACCTCCTTGGCGTCCTTCTGTTGTATCACAGTCTTCCTGTCTGTACCGTACTTCTTTTTAAGCGTCTTCAGCTTTGACACAAGCTCTCTTTTTTGTTCTTTCTCTGATGACAGAAGTTTTTCAATCTTTTCCAATTTTCCCGTTTTTTCCGAAAGCTCATCCTCGACTGCTATTGTCTCAAGGCTGGAAAGCTTCGCCAACCGCATGTCTAGTATGGCCTTCGCCTGCCTGTCGGTGAAATCAAACTGACTGACGAGACGCACCTTTGCGTCCTTCTGGTCTTTGCTGTTCTTTATGATTGAGACCACATCGTCGATCGACGCGACTGCTTTTATAAAGCCTTGCAGTACCTCTATACGTTCGGTTAGTTGGCTCTTGGTGTGCTCGGCAACCCTTCTGATACATTCAAGATTATGCTCAATGTAGACGTCCACAACCTTCTTTGTGGTCAACAGTTCCGGTGTCTTTGAGACGATGGCCCTCTGTATTACGTTGTATTGCTTGCGAAGCGACGTGGACGCCATCAACCTGGACACCGTCTCTTCCGGGTCTGCATCTGGTCGGCACTCAACCTCAAGACACATGCCGTTCTTGTCGCTTGCATTGACGACGCTCTTGATGCCTTGGAGGCTGCCGTTGTCCAACGCTTTCTTTATCTCTTCAATGACGGGCTCAAGGTAGACCTGGAACGGCAGTTCCGTAAAACTGATGGTCTTTTTGTCTATAGCATACTTTGCCTCGACGATTATTTTCCCCTTTCCAGTTGAGTTTATCTTGGGAACGTCTTGTGGGTTCACAAGAGTACCGCCGGTGGGAAAGTCAGGCATATAGTCGGAGTCATCATACTTGTCTGTCTTTATATAGTCGACTATAAGGTCTACCGTTTCAGACAGGTTGTGACCGCACATGAAGCTTGAGATTGAGACTCCGATGCCTTGTGTGCCGTTTACCAGAAGACGTGGAAAAACAGACGGCAGAACCGAAGGCCATTGCTCGTCTTCTGAAAAGTTCCAAATCATATTCACAGCATTTGAGTCCACACCATTAAACATAAACTCTTCCGCCATACTAGACAATCGGCATTCTGTATAACGGGAGTTTGCGAAACTATCGCCACCAAGAACCACGTTTCCATTGTTGCCGTGGAACTCAACCTCTGGTGTATTTTCAGTAAAGTCTTGAGACATACGGACAAAGGTCTCATATACAGCATCGCCACTGTGTGGCCAGGTGGAGGCTATGACACCACCTGATACTTTTGCGCACTTTACATGAGGTTTGTTCGACAAATACCCCCTCTTGTACATCTCCCACAAACAAGCTCGCGCACCAGGCTTCAATCCATCACGGACATCTGGAAACGTCTTATTATTATTTGTGTCAATGGCATATTCCATAAAATTGTCACTGATTTTTTCTATGGCATCTACGCTATTCACAGTCATAGTCTGTTTCCTCCGAATGGTTCATGATAAAATCAACCCTTGGCTCTACTGCCTTTCCAAAGAAAGTTGTCATTAAAGTGTCAAATGTATCAGAATCAGATACATTTAAACGAACCAAGTTTCTGGTTTTAGGATTAAGAAGAGTTTGTTCAAGCTCTTCAGAAGAGCTTTCACCGAGGCCCTTGTTTCGTCCAATAGACTTGACCTTGTATTTCTTCTTCGCTTCTTCCAAGTCAGCTTGGTCTTTACAGTAGACGTATTCGTTCTTCGTCGTTGTAATTCTAAACAGCGCCGGTTCAGCTTTGTATACATGTCCATTTAAAAATAATTCCGGGCACATATACCAAAGAATGTTAAACAGCAACGAGGAGATGAACGCACCGCTTGGATCAGCGTCGGAACAGGCGATGATCTTCCCATACCGAAGCTTCTTGGGATTGTAAACCATCTTGCCGGTTTTCATGTCAACGTCAAGACCGAGAGCAATGACAAGGTTGTTGATTTCCTGGTTCTTCATGATGTTTTCAGGGGCAGTCTTCAGCACGTTGAGCATCATGCCGCGCACACCATAGATAGCCTGCGTCTTTGAGTCCCTTGCAGACACCATGCCTCCTTGTGCCGACTTCCCCTCGACCACCCAAAGCTCGCAGTCAGCACGCTTCTTCGACGACGCATCGACAAGAGTTGTCGGCATCTTGAACACGGCATCTTTCTTTGCGCCTTTGTTCTTGACGGCATCCCTTGCCTTCTTTGCCATCTCTGAAGCCCTCTTTGAAAGCATGGCCTTCTCTATAATGTCCTTGGCTGTATTTGGGTTGTCGTTTAGCCACTGCTTGAAATACAAAGATACAGTGTCTCTCATGAACTGATTATCAGCGGTGCTGGACATCCTCACTTTTGTCTGCGAGTCGTATCTAATGTTGTTGCTTGTAAGGTTGAATGCAAGACACATGTCGTCCTGGATAGACGACACATTAAGCGTCTCTTTCGGCTTCAGCACAGCCTGGGCATGCCCCCACTCGGTGAGGTCTTTTGCGAGCTGTGTCTTGATTACCTGGAACGCAGTTCCGGACTCTATAGGGCCATAGTTGGCATACCCGACAACGACAGACTCTTTGCCGTCTTCCTTCAAGCCGTATGCAAGGTTCAGCATCCTTGAGCTGTCTTCCTTGTCAATATGTTTGAAAGTGAACACGTTGTCAATTTTGTCAACGTTGTCAGAAATCAAATCGACTATGCCGTTTTTACAAATATCATAAGTCGTGGTCTTTCCATGGTCGACTATGTTGATTGCAACGGTCAGCCCAGGGCATAGACTGCACACGCCTTCAATCTTCTTCTTTAAGAGGCTCATGTTTGGCCTAGCGTCTGTAAAAAACTCCTCGCTTGGCTGGAACGACACTGTTACGCCGTGGCTCGGCACATGAGACGTTCCCTCTTCTCTGCTGACGAACAACCCTTCCTCAAACCTCACAAGCTCGTACTTGCCACCCCTGAACGTCACAGCCTCAAGCCAGTGGGACAGGTAGTTGGCAAGAGACGCGCCGATTCCAAACGCACCGGTGGACACGCTATAGACGGCATCCTTGCTCTTGTCGAACTTGCCGGACACGTTCAAGGTTCCGTAGACCATCTCAAGAATCGTCTTGCCGTCTTCTTGGTAGAGGCTCGGGATGATTCCTTGGCCGTCGTCTTCTACAGAGATGAGGTTGGTGTCTTTCACATATGTAATGTCGATGTGGGTGCAGTTGCCTGCCAGGTGCTCATCAATTGCGTTTGTCACAATCTCGATGGCAAGTTGCGATGAATCGTCATTTCCGCCAGTGTACAAGTCGCTTCTGTGACGCACGAAAGATCTGGGATCCATCGCTTTGATTGAGTCTTCTGAATAAGAGTTACTCATCGTTTCCTATCACCCCAAATTTGGCATATACCATCGTTACATTGTCGCTTAATTCCATGTCGCTGTGAAAGTGTCCAAAATACCAACGTTTAAAGCTGTAGTTCGTATAGACTTCGTCACAAATCTTCTCTGTCCAATGAGACACGCACCCCTGGTCTACCTGGGCCAAAAATAAATGCTCTAATCTCGGCACAAGAGACAGTGGTGCAGTATGGGAAATGACATAATCAAAATGCTTATTGTCGATTTCAATAAACAATCCGTCAGCTTCAAACCAACTTAATTCCTCACGAGGCTCGTATGCAAGCCCGTTTGCGAGTCTATAATATTTATCTACAGAATACGCCCCGGGGATAAACAATATGTCCTTGCCGTCTATTGTGTAGACTCCACCACTGTCTTTGACGTACAGGATGTTTGGATATTTGTTTTCATACGCATACATTTCGTCCTCTGTGAAAGACCATCTGTCAGGATTGTTGCGTGCCATATAATGATACCTGTTGTCATGGTTTCCGCGCATGACCACAAAAGTACATGGGAGCTTCTTCATATACTTCTTTAGCGACCCCATAGAATACTGCCCATATTCCAGTCCGGCATCTCCAGCTATGATTATATAGTCGTCTTCTGTCAGCTCCGGCATATACTTCATGTCTTGTTGAAGCGACAGCGCGCTTCCGTGGATGTCTGCGATGACGTACACCATATTTTAAATCCTCCTTTGGTATTATGGCTTTTATCTATAATTATAGCGTTCAGTCTGGCTATTGTCAAGACAAAACAAAAAAGCCTACCTACCACTTTTTGGTGGCAGATAGGCTTTTGTTAGTTAAGCGTTGGTACGCTTGGCATCGTACTGGTGAAGCTTACGACGGATTGCTAGGCATTCAGACGCGAAGTCGTGATATGCGCTCTTCATCTGCTTATATCGCTTGATGGACTCCTCATATCGACGCTTGAGGTCCATATACTGAATCATCATCTTATCCCAAGTGTAGTCGTCCTCGCCAGGATCGGGAGGCTCAATTGATAGGATGGCATTCTTCACGCCGTTCATCCTCTCGCGGAAGATGCTAGCACGAACACGCTCTGACTGCATGTCAATCTTAAACTCGCAGAAACGAAGACCATCCCACCTGTTGGCAATGTCCTTATCCTCCTCGTGCACCTCGGCAGTCGCACTGAACGTGCCGTACTTGTTTGACTTGGTCATCTTGGAAATGCCGGTAGTGGGGTCGTAGTTTGCGTAAACGATATATTCCTTCACCTTTTGCTCCTTTTTATTTAGCCAAGAAAAATAAACTCGTTGTCCTTGTTTGCCACCATGGCATCCTTCTCGCTCTGACGCTCGCGACGCTTTGCGTTGATCTCGTCATGCTTTGTAGACTTGTCGGCTTTTTGAGTCTTTGGAATACGCTTTGTGAACTTCTGGAACTCACAAGAGTACTCGTCCTCATACTGCTCGTACATGTCTTCGTTAATCATGTCTGTCCCTTCGCTTTTTCTATTAAAAACACTTACCAATAGCACCCATACGAAACGATTTTGTATGACTCAAAGTTCTTTTGGAGGTACGACATCGCGTCCTCGCTTTCGTCAGACAAGAGCAACATGCGCACGATATGACCGTCATCGACGTTGTAGATGGTCTCAAAGAAACCGTTGTTGACAATGCCAAAGTTTACCATTTGCTATAACCTGTTTCTGTTGATTTTTTTATCGACCAAGATCCTCAAAACACATTCCGTCGTCAGTCGTGTAGTAGAGCTTCTTTACCCCCTTGTCCTTTATCGCGTGCATACATCCAGGGCAACACCTTGCCATGCCGTGTCCAGACTCTTTTCCTGGGGATATCCTGTACACAAACACTTTCGCACGCGACCAGTCCATGTCGTTGGCGACCGTGTACGGCACGCTCCTGATTGCCGACACCTCTGCGTGGATCGAGTCCACAGGAGGCTTGGTTCCAACCTTGAAGTCCCTATAGCGCCTGTTGTAGAACTTCTGTTCTGGGCAAGTCTTGCTCGAATTGGAGCCACTGCCGACTATCTTGCCCTTGTAGACGATAACACAGCCGACTTTGAATGCGTGGAACGTCGATGCTTCAGCCATCTTCTTGGCTTCGTTGAAGAATTTCATGTCAGACTTCTTCAGAACGTCTCCCATTTGATGTACCTCGTTTTTTCGCTTCTGCCAACTTGACAAAACCTATTATAACACGGCACAACAGCTTGAGTCAACAATGATTTTTTAGTCTGCCATAGTTGTGAGCATTGAGTAGATAGACTTCAGTATCACAGCAAGCTCTTCCTTCGACTTGGCTGTCGCTACGTACTTGCCGTCCACCCTGACGTCCACGGTGTGTTTGTCGTCGAACTCGTCGATATCTATCTCGATCTTGTTCTTGTACTCGTTTTCTGCCATTTGGATATACTTCTTTATGTTCGTCTCCCACCACGTCTTGGTGCAGGCGAACGCATTGAGCTTGCATGGCTCGTCGAGTTCATGGCAACACTTCTTCTTGTCGTTCGGCTTGGGCCTAAAGAAGCTGTTCTCGTATGTTTCCACTTTAAACTGTCTCCTATCCGATGTACTTCTTGGGTTGCTTTTCCATAAAGTCTTCTACAACCTTGCGGTCTTTCTTGTCAAGCTTGTTCAAGTCTGTCATGTAAAACGGTTCTTCGATTACGTCGACGTAGTCTTTTCCACCGAAGACGTCCTTGTTATTGTTATAGTACCTGGTGATTACAAACTCGTCAACTTTGAAAGTTTTGCTTGGACAAACCATCGCTCTCCAATCACCGTCGTTTTTATTTGTTTTGCGTGAATATACTATACCCATGTATCGACCTATTGTCAAGTATTGACTTTTCAACAAAGCTTTGTTGAAAACTCTGTTGAAAACTTTTGACCCACCAGTTTATGTTAATGTATCAAAAACGATGTTGATTTCTCAACAATCTGATGTTGAAAACTTTTTTAATTTCCACCTGGTGTTTTACCTAGTTTTCAACTTTTCAACACGACCTACTACTACTATATATATTTATAATATATTTTCTTTTACTTTATATACCCACCAGTTTGTGTAAAACTCGCAAATCCTATTGATTAAAAATTTATTATTGCAAGTTGGTATGAATTGTTGCATAATATTAAATGTCATGTTGACACAGTCATACTTCTTAAACGGAAGGAACAACAATGAAGAGGGCGGAACTTAACAAGCTGATTGCAAGCGGGAAGACGTTTGACGAGATTATTAGCGACAACTGTGATGATTTTTACACCATTGTAGACCGAGAGTCGTTGCTAGATTTCGCTATTTACCAGATTAACGAAGGCGGATTATTTCTTGCGCGTCATATTCTCGATGCTGTAGACTCCAATTATGCCGATTGGTATAGCTACGATGCTAACTACGGCACACTCGAAACACCCACAGCAATCATTAGTATTGAAGATTTATACGATTACGTTGATTAAAAATTTCTTATTGCAAACAGGTCTGGATTGTGGGATAATACAAATAACAAAACGAAACAGACTGATTGGAGACATAATGAGTGATATTGAGAACAACAATGACGTCGCAGTAGACAATGAGACCGTCGTTGACGAGGCCCCACAGCCGACTGAAGGCATAGACATTGAAATCGCATATCCCGAGTCTTACTCTGATGACCAACTGTCAATTGCGAACACTCTGTGCGAGTATCTCGGACAAGAGATGAACATGTACACTCGTAAGGAGATCGCCGGTATCGTGAAGTTCGCCTATCAGTTCTTCGGTGTCGCTCTTGACTACGGATGGGACGACAACCCCGGTTGGTTCGCCGTCACCAAGGATATGGCATATGACCAGATTGCAAAGATGAAGGCAGAAGCGGAAGCTCTCGACAAGTAAAGACACAACAGCAAAGGATATCTCAATGAATTACGGAAATATCAAGTTCCTCCATGTCGTCCGACTCAATGAAGTCCCCGATATTCTTACAACCGAGGGCAACAAGTACGTCTTCCCAAAGCTAGATGGCACGAACGCAACTGTTTGGGCTGATGACAAGGGCGTTATCCATGCAGGGTCTCGCAATCGTGAGCTTTCCATCGACGACGACAACGCTGGATTCTGCAAGCATGTCATGGAGTCTGACAAGATGGAGCCTATCCGTCGATTCTGCGTGGACAACCCGTTCATGGTTGTGTGCGGAGAGTGGCTCGGTGGCAAGGCTGGGCACATCAAGTCTTATCTCAACAAGGAATTCTATGTGTTCGACATGAAGCTCGCGACGATCGGCAACAGCGAGACCAAAAAGCACTTCGGTTATCTGCCTTACGATGTTTATTCGAAGGCTATTGAAGAGTATGGCTATCAGTATGTCATCCCGCCGTTGCGCGTATACAACAGCGACGAACACGTCACTGTTGTCGACATTGCCGAGCTTGCAGAGTCCAACCACTTCAACCTTCCACCTGACGTAGTCGGCGAGGGCGTCGTTGTGAAGAACTACGGCTACCTTTCCCGTTTTGGCAACTACGAGGAAGGCAAGATTGTGAGGGACGAATTTAAGGAGAGTAAGGGTCAAAAGTCAACAAAAGACATCCCAGAAGGTTCTAATATAGAGCAAGCTATTGTTGACGACCTAGTGTCTTCTTCTGATATCCAGAAGTGCATCAACAAGGTGTCTGACATTCTTGGGCAAGAGTTTTCCAAGAACAACGGTAAGATGGTCGGCATGGTGATGGAGATGGCGTTTTCTGATCTTCTTTCCGAGGAGTTCAACATCATCGCCAAGAAGTACGGCAAGTACCCGATCGTGTTGAAGGCTGTCAAGAAGTTCACGTGCGACAAAGTACGGTCCGTCATCGGCTTGTAAAAAACGACCTCCCAAGGGGACCCGTCCATAGCAGTATATCACACTGTTGTGGGCGGGTTTTTTCTTGCCGGTCGAACTTTTTACACCGAGATTTGCTTGACTTTTTGAAAAAAATATGCTATAATATCCTCACGAAGTCGTTCGTTCGATACCAACCTGCGAGAAGAAGGGGTTGAGACAACAGAGATATGGATACAAACCAGCGAATCCTACAAGAGTTGAAAGATTTTCTAGACACATCAGATCACGAGCTGTTCATCGACGAAGGCCTATACGCACAAAAGATAGCGGAAGAGGGGGACTCGTTTGATTCCCTTTGGATGCAAGAGTACAAGGATGGAGGGGACAACTCTGTCGTTCAATATGTGCGCGCTGGAATCACAAAAGTTGTGTTTTTCCTAAAGGACGTGAAGGATAAAGTGGTGAAAGTGCCATTCTTCGGAGTGGATCTCTATGAGTACGACGAGAGTGGTGAAAACAAAGAGTTTGTCTGCAGGATGAGCTTCGAAGAGATGGATGAGATGAGACGCAACGGTGGCGACTATTGTGAGTTGGAGGTCGACAACTACAAGAAGGCAGAAGAGGATGGGGTAAGCTCGTTCTTTGCGCCAACCGAATATATAGGCACGCTGTATGACACGATTCCAGTGTATGCGTCAGAGCGATGTGTGCCGTTCAGTGATGTTGAGTATAACGGTGAGATTCCAGATGGTGAGAACATGTTTTTTAAATTCGGAGTGCCGAACACGATCACCCAGGAGCTTAAAAAGCAATATCAAACAGGGCGCTTGTTCGCATTAAGAGAGTTTCTAGATGACAACGACATCTATGACCTTCACTCTGGTAATTGGGGATATGACAAGGACGGCAAACTGAAGATCATAGATTACTCAAATTATTACGAAGATTTTTAAAATAACACTTGACAATTAAATATAATTTGGGTATATTATACTCATACAAAGTAATTAGAGAGTGATTGTGTGTCGGGATACTTCAATTTCATGAAAAAATTATAACGCTCCTGACACGGGTATTTCCTCTCTATACTTTATGACTGCCCCGATTGCTAGATGATGGTTTGTTCGGATACTTCCACATTTTAATGTGACCATAATAACATCTCCGGACAAAAATATTTCTCTGGTTGTCGGGGCTTTTTTGTTTCTCCTATACGAAAGGATGATGGAATGTCAAAGTTTAACAACAAGCAAGGTATCACCACAGTGACATACGAGGGCGGAGAGGCATATGAGAAGCCTTTGTTACACGAGTGGCTGAACATCCTGTTTGGTTCGTTCCTTGCCGGTGGCGCTTATGAGTCCGACAGGACGCAGGCTGAACGACTCATTGAGAAGACCCGCCAAATCGCGGACAAGTATGGTGCAGAGTTTGCCATGAAGGCTGTTGTGTATGCGAGGAACGTCATGGGCATGAGGTCTGCATCTCACCTTGCCGGAGCAGTCCTGAACGCATATAACTTCCAGGACAAGCGCGACTTGTACAGGAAGTTATTCCATAGGCCTGACGACGTCGCAGAGTTGTTCGGCGCAATCGACTACCTGTATGAGAAGAGGAGCCATGCCGTTGTGAGGGCAACCTGTGACTACGTCAGCAACATGAACGAATACATGTTCGGCAAGTACAAGCTGACCGGCAATAGGTACAACTGGTTTGACATTATCAACATTTCTCACGCCAACAGCTCCGTTATTGACACAATCAAGACGACCGGCAAGATTCCTGTCGCCGATGTGTGGGAAACGGCAATCAGCAACACAGACAATGCAGAGGAAGAGTGGAAGAGGCTCCTCGTAGAGGGGAAGCTTGGATATCTTGCACTTCTTCGAAACTTGAGGAACGTCAGCAAGTATGATTTCTGCACCCAGGAATTTGCAGAAAAGTACATCTTCTCAATCCTATGTGACCCAAACAAGATCAAGGAGTCTCTTGTGTTCCCGTTCCAGATCTACACTGCATATAAGGCATGCCACAAGTACTGGTACGAACTGTCGGAGGCGTTCAAGGCGTCGATGGAAAACGTCCCCGTGATTGAAGGGTCGACTCTTGTGGCAGTAGACGTGTCTGGGTCGATGGACGCAGTGTTGTCTCCCCGTTCGACCGTGTCTATTGGAGAGGCAAGCGCATGCTATGCCTACATCGTCTCCCAGAGGTGCACCGATCCCACTATCGTCAAGTTTGGGTCTACAGCAAGCTTGGTGAGCAATAGCATCCTTGACAGTGACGACCCGTTCGTCACCATCGAAGACATTGCGATGCACACATGTGGGTACTCTACTTGCATAGGCGAGATTCGCAAGGTCATCGGCAACAAGAAGTTCGACAGGCTGTTCTTGTTCAGCGATCAACAGAACATGGAGATGCGCAACTTTGACATGTCGAGCCCAGTGCAGTTTGTGAATAGCATAAGCAAGTATTCGTACTCATTCGACCTCGGTGCATATCCGACGACCATATTCAAGGACATGCCGAGCAACGTGTGCCTGATGACCTGCCTTACCGCAAACCTCTTCGCTCTTGTGAGAAAGTTCGAGGAAGGCGAAGACGCGCTGTACAACGAGATCAACGATATGAGGAACTGGAAGCCCCTTCTCGCTTAATAAATAAAAAAGCCCCTCAAAGGGGCTTTTTTTGTATTGACAGAAGGTTTTTGATTGTGTTATAATAATAATGTAATCAAGACGATAGGAGAGTCCCATGAGATATGTCGATAACGAATGCGACGCCAACTATTGTGTCAGTGTGTATGAGACCAAGACTAACAATCTCATCAAGGATTTTTTCTTCAAGCTTGAACTGCATGAGGGACAGGCGGTGATGGTCAGGTATGTGTGCAACAACTATCCTGGGTACATCGACGAATATTCCTATATCAGGATTTTTAAGGTAAAGCGCGGATACAAGGCTGGTGTATGCTAATGTTTAACATTTATGTCACCGAGGTCGGCAACCCCATGATTCTTGGTTGTGCCGAGGAGGAGCTCGAAGAGAAGGTCGACGACCTTGTCGGGTATGTCGGATTCCATTACGGATATAGTATTCCGAAGGATGAGTTTGAGGACCTTCTTGACAGGTTTGATATAAACTACGTGCTTCTCCCGAGGTATCTGAAGGACAAGATCGACGACGAGATTGACATTATTGTCGAAGAGGATTGGTAAAGAATGGCAATGCAGCCTTATAATGCGCTGAAGGCGTATGATGCAGACGTAATCGACAACTACATCCACCGCGCAATCGGGTCATACCCGTCTGTCGACACGAAGTCTATCCTCAAGTCTTGGAATGACGCGAAGACACGTTTGTTCAACGAGGTTTTTGACAAAAAGCTTCGTATAACGACGCATGTGACAGCAGACCTAAAAGACGACCTAGAGTTCGCACGTAAGTCGATCGTTAACGCAAGCCTGAATATCGTTCCGTCTGTGGCGGACTACATGTACAATCTTGAATATTCTGGCCTATGCGACGACGACACGGTCAAGAAGGTGCTCGGCCTGTTCAAGGCAAGCGACGTCTTGTCTGACAAGAATGTTGATGACACTGAAATCGTGTTGTTCTCACCTCGTTCAGACGGGGTTTTAAAGACAAGGCTTCTCCTCCGTGGTAAGCGTATGCGCGTAATTCGCAAGGCCCTGGAGTTCGTCGAGTATCCGTTCATGAAGCTGTTCGCACAGTTCCGTGACAGGGTGAGCCTTATTCGCACGACTCAAAAGCTTGACGCTGATATCGTCTTGTCGATACACCCGATTGATTTTCTCTCTATGAGCGACAACAACAGCGGATGGACAAGCTGCATGTCGCTAGTCGGCAAAGGTAGCGACCGTTCAGGCGTGACTGAATATATGAACAGCCCAACTGCTGTTGTGGCGTACATGGAGTCAAATGTGCCGTTCCTGCCTGGCGTGCCGAACAAGAGTTGGCGAATGATGCTGTTCTACGACCTGGACGCAGATGTGGCGCTTGGATCTAGGCAGTACCCGTTTTTTTCTGCCGAGCTTGCGCGTGGTGCATTGTCTGCTCTGACTTCTTGCGAGAGCTATGAGGTTCAAAACTATCCCTGGATTCAAGAAGACAGGCTCCTGCTTGAGCAATGCGAGAACTTCGACGTGCGAAACGAGACGCAGAAGTTCAAAGACTTCGAGGCGAAGATGCTTGACGCGGGCCTATCTGGAGGTTGGCATGTGTCACCGTGGTCCTATGGTGCGTGTAACGATTTCTTTATGTTTCATGATGACGACAAGTTCTTCGAGGTAAACAAAGAGCCATATAAAACTACAAAGCCACTGCGCCTTCAAATGTCCGGCAAACCGACTTGCTTGCATTGTGGTCAGCCGTTAGATCCTGAACGATGGGGTACAAGAAGGGTCGTGTGTGAAAAGTGTTCGAAGGAGGTGAATGAGCTTAATGAAGCTCGCTATCCCATTTAAACTATATTATGAACTCAACGACGTGGCAGACGAGTTCAACATCCAATACAATCCAGAGACAAGCACGATAGACAAGCTTGGCGACTTCATCGAAGCCTTTCCCGGCAAGAGGGTGAACGTTGAGATTGTCGGCGACATGGACGACAAGAAGCTTATCAAGTCTATTGTAAGGGTTGACAAAGAGAACATATATTTCAGGCTCCGTGAGAACCACATAAAGAACATTGAATCGCTGAAGCAGATGAACTGCAAGTATTTTTTCAGTTACGATGCACCTGCATACAACATGGTGTCTCTTGACTACTTCATTTCGCTTGGTGTGTCAGATGTGTATCTGTCGGACGACCTGTGGTACTCCCTCAAGGATGTTTGTGAGCTGTGTCATAAAAACAACGTCAACATAAGGTTTGTTGCAAACAGAATTCCAAGCATGTGCTCTACCAGGGGGTTTGACAAGAGGGCGATGATTGTCCGTCCGAATGACTTCGATCTTATAGATGGGTTGATCGACACAATCGAGTTTGACTGCTATGATTTTAAAGGCGGATACAATTTCGGTATGTTGTCAGCGCTGTATAAGACATGGTTTGTCACAAAGAACTGGTATGGCGACCTTGGGGAGATAAACTACGACATAAAGATTCCGTTCCCAAACACCACAATGATCGACAACCTCACAAAAGAGAGAATCCGCTGCGGCATGAGATGCTTTAAGGGCGGGTCTTGCAAGAGATGCGTGGACACTTTTGATGTGGCTTATTCCTTGAAGGAAAAAAATTGGAGAATCTCGGCACCAAAACGGTTGACAACAGACTCCAAACAGTAGTATAATACTCTTAACAAAAGACATTACGTGAAAGGGGCCTCAACATGGCTAAAGACAACTACACCATCAATATCGACTTCTCCGCTTCTTATGGCGAGGACAAGGAGAATGCAGGTGTCACCTGCTCCGTACGCGATTCAGACGGTCTGAACGTGTCAACTCACAAGAAGATCAACGGCGAGGATATCGACTCTGCGCTTGCCGAGATGTTCGACGACGTTATCGGCAGTATCGTCGCAAGCAAGGCTACCAAGCCCGCATCCAAGGAGGAGGAGCTTCAAGCCAAGCTCGACTCTATAACGATTGACAACAAGGTGCTTCAGGCTAGGCTTGACAAGCTACAGAAGGCTTATGACGTTCTCGCCAAGAAGACGCCGTGCATGGATCATACGCCTAATGCTTGCAAGTGTAACAACGATAACGTGAAGCCTGACAAGGTGTGCAACTGCAAGAAGACTACAGTGAACGTTCGTCCTGGTAGTGGGCAGTACATTCCTATCAATGTCTCCGCTAGCACGAAGCATGCCACGCTTGACGATCTTGAGTCCTATGTAGACAAGCTCTATAAGGATGTTTTCAAGAGGTTTGTGGAGTAATTTGAGAGAGGATCCGGCTTATCGCTGGGTCCTCTTTTTTTGTATAAAAATTTATACTTGCGCCCAGGTGCCTGTTTGTTGTATAATATAGACAAGAAAGTTGAGAGGAGCGTCCCTATGAGGATTTGTCTTAATGACGGCACCTGGTTGCATGATTCATATGATTTGCTTAAATGGCTTGACGAGGTCGGCATCAGTCCCGACGAGATGTGGTATGCGATGGAAGAGTATGGAGGAGTGCCGGGAAAAGACTACGACGCTCTTGAAGACGCATACCATGAGCAAGAGATGATTGCCGACGGGTACTCACAGGACTTGGGCATGCTCATCGACGAGGTCGAGGCCATCGCAGACAGGCTGAAGTCTGGCAAGAAGGGTAAAGGATACACAAAAGACGATTTGGCGGAAGCATTGTTGTACGCAGTTCGCTGTGTTCGTCGATGACAAGGAGATAACAATGGATAAGACCGAAGGAGCACGTGCTTTTATGGAAACCGTTTCAGGCAAGGTTGTGAGGATGTGGAAGTACAAGAGGATGTTTACGCCTCTTGAGCAGGAGAAGAAGTGGCCGGACCAGTCCGAGTTTATCGACGATACGTGCGATTTTGTCTTCATAACTGGAATCTTTGAGGTGTTCGGCAAGGTTCTGATCAAGTCTTGCCCTGTCGATCTTGCTGATTTTGACGAGGACGGCAACCTTGTCTGTTGCAAGTATGGCGAGTATGACTATCTTGACGATATTCATATCGCAGTGAACGAGAGGGACACTGAAAGGCTTAAGGAAGGAGACCTGTAGCCATATGCACACCATGATGGACAACGGTCTTATGGAAGTCACGGACAAGGAATACGAATCTGTCAAGTCACACTTCACGCATTTTCCAGAGCGCTACTCCAAACATGCGACTGGCCGTGACGAGATATGGTTTGATCGAACCAACAGCCAGGTAGTTGGGGCTGCGACAAACTACTGTTCCAGGTTTTTTGTGATAGACGACCTATACACTTCTCTTGTCTCTTTAAACACAGGAAAGTGATTACAGGTTGAAAAAACATTGTTGCAAACAGGTTGTCAAATATGTTATAATAATCTTGTAATCAAGAGAGATAGAAACGGGGTATAAACATGGGCGCTGACATTCACATGGCAATTGAGGTTCGAAACACCTACAAGACCGACGGCGAGTGGAAGTACATTGAGATTAAGAATCAGTTCCGCTCTTACAAGGAGCTTGACGGCACAGAGTACATTGACATCCTTGAACCTTACGGTGGTCGAGACTACGGTCTCTTTGGAATCCTCGCAGGCGTCAGGAGCGACGTCTATCACCAGATTGACTCCCTTCGTGGAATGCCTGAAGACGTATCCGAGAGAGTAAAGGAGCGCTACGGCAAAGAGGAGTCTTATGGCGGCGTGCACAGTCTCACTTGGTACACTCTTGACGAGCTTAAGGGATGGGGAGAGAGGAAGAAGCACTTCAAGTCTGCCAACTATAGAGAGCTTGCCGAGTATGACGAGGGTCTTGCCATCGACACAAAGAGGGAAGACAAGAACATGCGCAAGCGCTTCAACATGTTTGTCCATGACATTGAAAATTTTGTATGGATGACCATTGGGTACGTGAGTCCTTGCAACGTTCGTGCCGTAATTTGGTTTGACTCTTAAAGGAGATGCAATGCTCTTTATCACCCCTATGAGACTTGCACAGGTCACAGTGGCCCATCTTAAACTGAAAGGCTCTTTCGATGGGCCACTGCTGATTCAAGATTTCGCCCAGTTTGACAATTGGATGCTTGCCGACTTGCTTCCGCGTGCAAGCAAGATCTTTGACGAGTTGGAGCTTGCACCTCTGGCAAAGGAACGAGACGCATATATCGACGGGATACGTACAAGGACTGATTTTGACAACTTGAAGAGGTATGGGAAGTTTTCAGACAACGTGAAATACTGGCTTGAAAGGTCTCCTGTGGATGGATGGCATTATGCCGTCACCTTCCAGGACGGCACGTTCACTGCTGTGCCGAGGGGCACTCCTGACAACATTATCTTTGAGTGTATCATGCCAGTCACAAAGGCAAAGGAGTACATCCATATGATGGTAAGCTCCAAACCCGGCGATCGCTTCTATTGTGACGTCCTGATTCCTTCGATCCATGGTTTGGAAAAAAAGTTTAGGCAACTTTAAAAAAAGTACTTGACAAGAGGTCCATGAAAATTATATAATATATAAGTCAATTGAGGGAAAGACAAAAAGTGTCAGCACTGTTAAGTCAGTGCCCCTCGTCCAGCCATAGGGTAATTGGCAACCCTCATGCTTTGGGAGCATGCGATTGCAGGTTCGAGTCCTGCTGGCTGGACAAGGGAGACACACTTTGTCTACGGCAACGTTCCATAGACAAGACCTGTCCCCTTCTCCTCCAAATAGCTCAAATGGATAGAGCGGTCGTCTCCTACACGACAGGCTGAAGGTTCGAGTCCTTCTTTGGAGGCCATAGGTGTGTAGCACAAAGGTCAGGGCCGACGACTTATAATCGTCAGACGAGAGTTCGATTCTCTCCACACCTACCACGGTGAGTTGGCAGAGTTGGTCGATTGCGGGTGCCTCGAAAGCATCTAGACGTGATGAGCGTCTCCTGGGTTCGAATCCCAGGCTCACCGCCATATCGAGTAGTGGCGTAATGGTATCGCAGGGGATTGCTAATCCCTCCAGCATGTTGATCCGTGCTGTCCCAGTTCGAATCTGGGCTACTCGGCCAGTCAAAGACACGCCCGGGACAAGGCGAAGAGTTCAAGCTTCTCTCTAAAAGAAGTACCTTGAGGTAACCCGCTCTGCCTCATGCCTTTGCTCCAAGCGAGGTTCGAAGCGAGAAATCGCAGGTCAGGTATGATTCCTGAAGGGTACTTGCACCCTAACGCTTAATCCGTCTTATACATCCGTGGTTGATCACCACATACGGCCTGCGGACGGCGCTTGCATGGTGACGTCACAATCATGCGGTAGTGGGCACCAAAGACTCACTCCAGGGGAGAGCAAGCCTGGACACAAAAGGCCAGGGTGGTAGCGCACCGATGTTAAAACGCTATTCCGCCTTTGGCCTGTCAGGCGGGTGCCGGATATAAAAACGGCAGGCCTCCTTGGTGATTGTAGGGTAAAATCACCCCGGCATGCGGTGGTAGCTCAATTGGTAGAGCGCCAGTCCTCCAAACTGGATATTGCGGGTCCGATCCCCGTCCACCGCTCGTTCTTGTTCCTAAAAAGTCTTTGGCTATGTAACAGCTCGCTTGCGCTTTAACATTGACATCACCCATGTTTCGACCACATCGAAATCAATGTTGAAGTCCACGGAAATCAGGTTGAGGCTGAATACTGTGAAAGAGGATAAATAGATACTTACGAACAAAATCGCTAGTGACTGTGATATAGCCAGGCTTTTTGAGATAAAAAGTTTTTGCTTTACAACAGGTTCCAAAACGTGCTATAATATACTTGTAAGTTAGAGAGAAGACCAGAGAAAAGAGATTCCACATGAGCAACCCCATCATCGTCCAGGTTAACACTTTCACTCCCGTCGACGAGATTATCGGAAAGGGCAACGACGCAACGTATGACGAGATGGACAACATTGTCCAGTACATTGACGACTACATTTGCAATCTCTCTGATGACAAGCTTGAGGAAGAGTTTGGCACGTCCGAGTTCGACAATGTCTTTCAGATTCTCGCGAGCGGTATGCCGATGATCGAGGAGTTCCATCAGGAGGCATTTAAGGATGCGTTGAAGCAGTGGGCAGAACTTCAGGGTAAGGAAATCGAAGATATGGTGCGTGGGTATGTTGACACCGGCTTCGGCTCCTTCCAGATGGTTCATGGAATCGGATATGCTTGGTTCTCTGCCGACCTTTATGGCGGAAACTCTGACGGCATCATGAAAAATAAGTTTGATGACTGGGCAGAAGAGGAGCTTGGAATCCGTTTTATTTTTGAATAACTTATGGGTAAACGCCTCGTTAGCTCAATTGGATAGAGTCAACGGCTTCTACCCGTTCGGTTGGGGGTTCGAATCCCTCACGGGGCACCAGAAACATCCTGTACTTTTGTACAGTTTGAATAAGCGTCGTTAGTTCACTGACTAGAGCAAAGAACAAGGGTTGAGATAAGATGAGCTATTTTGACGACAAACACGGATATTATGATGACAACACGGCACCCCCGCCATCATTCAAGCAGGTTCAATCTCTTAAACGCTATTGTTCAATGAAGACTTGTCGTCCAATGAACGATGACGAGAAAGAAGCGCTTAAAGTACTCGTTAATTATTATCTCCATCTCTAGTTTTTAGGGCTCAAAGTCAGATTCTCTAGTGATGCACCATCGTAAACTCACACACTATTGTGTAGTTTTTATACGTGCCTCTAGCTTAACTGGTAGAGCAAGAGACTTTTAAAAGATAGGAGCTATATTGGGAAACTAGTATAGAAAACCTCGCTAAATCGGTGAAACCTTTAACCTGGCAACACCGAGCAAGGAGCGTTATGAATAGTAAAGACAAAGGTAATATGACAGAAGCAAAAGCGTTGTATGAGTTCATTAAGCGTGGAATCCCAGTATATCGACCTTTTGGTGATAACACAAGATGCGATATGATTATAGATGTTAATAATAATTTATATCGCATTCAAGCGAAAACCTCTAACATGGAAAGCCACGGTAGTATAATGGGGTACACCAGAAGTTCAAAAAATCATACAACCAACAAAAGACTTGATACATATGTCGGACAAGTTGATTATTTTGTGTTTTATAGTCAATCTAGGGATAAGATTGCGCTTGTTCCAATGGGTGTTATTGGAGAACAAAAAAGCATAAATCTTCGACTTGACCCGCCAAAGAACAATCAAAAGAATGTTCATTACTTTGACGATTTTTCTATTGATAACGTTCTATGTGTAGAGACTTTACACGAGGAACCTAAATCGTAAGACATGGTTAAGATAAAGTCCAGACCACAAACATGATTTTTCATGGCTATGAAAATAGTAGTGGTATGTAATCTCTAGGTTCGGGGTTCAAGTCCCCGGAGGCGCACCATCTTCCCGATCGTCTAACGGCAAGGACTGCGGACTCTGACTCCGTAAACGTCGGTTCGAATCCGGCTCGGGAAGCCAAGCCTGCATAGCTCAATTGGCAGAGCACCGCTCTTGTAAAGCGGGGGTTATATGTTCGAATCATATTGCAGGCACCATTTATATCGCGGGGTGGAGGAGCGGTTCCTCAACAGGCTCATAACCTGGAGTACGCGGGTTCGAATCCCGCCCCCGCCAGACAGCTATATTAGCGTAGACACGCTTGATTTTTATAGGTAAAACAAGGGAAAATCAATGGAAAACAAAGAGCTCGTTGAAGAACTTATGACCTATATAAAGAATCAATTCTCTTTGTTGCAACAGTTAGAAAGAAAACCTAATTCTGGAGGAACTATTCGTAAGATTAACGGAGAAACTACAGAAGAAGTTGTCCAAAAAATTTGGAATTTTCTTGCTGAAAAATATCCTGAAAAAAACGCATCTGTTAAGAAGGGTGACGATGCTCCGATTGTTTTGACAGATTTTGAAAACAACAGCATTGAAGAGTCAGTCGATCAGCATTGTTTTATAAACAATAAGCTAGTGTTGACAGTTGAATGTAAGTCATATCTTGACAAGTGCTATATGCAAAGAGCCGACTCTGATTTTCAACTTATGAAAACTGGTAGCAAAGAGTCGTTCGATTGCGTTATTCTTTCTTTTGAAGATGGCATTGCTTTATCTACTTTTAAATATTTCATGAATAGGAAGAATATTGATTATGTCTTTTATCTTGCAGAAGGTAAAAGATGTTCAAAGAAGGAAAAGCGTCTATATAACAATATAGACAAGGTTAAAATGAATCTCATTGAAGCTTTTGTTTCTTATTGTGAAAGCTTTTTCATTCCTTAAATAAAGATGTAATGAAGTGAATAACATTTGAAAGCCCGAGTGGTGGAATGGCAGACACAGGGGCCTCAAAAGCCTCGGTCGCAAGACGTGTGAGTTCGAGTCTCACCTTGGGCACCATGTGTACAACAGCCTACTGGCTTTTGATAAGTGGGAGTAGCAAAGCTGGCTAATGCAACGGCCTGCAAAGCCGTCATCCGTTGGTTCAAATCCGACCTCCCACTCCACGCCGTGATCGCATAGTGGTTGATTGCATCGGTCTTGTAAGCCGACCTCTTTTGAGCGCGTCAGTTCGAATCTGGCTCACGGCACCAGTTTAAAACCCGACTAGTGTCGGTTATGAATATAGATACGAGAGACGTATCGAGTGGCCTGCCCTGGAGCCAAAAATCCAGGGCATATTCGTATATGTAAGGAGGTAGCAGTGAGCTATCGAGTTATCTCGCAGACAAGAGACGGTTACAGAGAGCTTGTTGCCGACACGAAAGATGACCTTAAAGAGATAATGAAAGTGTATGAGCCGGTGGCAATGGGGACGACTGTGTTTGTTATAGCTACACAGCAGGTCTTTATGCTTGACGGCAACAACGAATGGGTTGAACTGGACTAGCAAGGAGTCGCAATGGATTTAATCACGCTTGAGCTTGCCAAGAAATATGTTGACAAGGCTCTTGCCGGTCTAGGTTCCCTCAAGGGCAAAGACGGCGACTCCGCTTATGATATAGCAAAGAAAAATGGCTTTGACGGGACAGAAGAGGCATGGCTTGCAAGTCTAAAAGGCAAAGACGGCGTGTCTCCGACTATCGGTCCGAACGGTCATTGGTTTTTTGGTGATATAGATTCTGGAGTCAAGGCTGATGGATGCGGTAAGACGTTCATCTCCGACGGAGACGAGATAACGTTCGATTCAGAAGCCGGTGTCGTTGAGGTTTCCAAAGACGGCAAGAAGACAATAGTCGCAAACTATTCCATTACCGATGGAATAGAGACAAATGAAATTCTACATTTATTTCCGGAGGAATAATGGCAGTTACTAAAAAGACTTATCTTGACTACGCTGGCCTGAAAGTCTACGATGAGAAGATCAAGGCTTTAATCTCAAAAGTCGATGCGAAGATCGGCGACATCTCGTCTTTGACGACAGACAGCATCCACAGTCTTGCACAGGCGCTTGCTTTTGAGATTGAGCGTGCCAAGAACGCCGATGAGGCTTTCGAGGCCAAGGTCGGCACAGACGACACTGCTGGCTCCATCCTAGGCAGGCTCCATGCTCTTGAGGGCAATGCAGGCGGTTTCACAGAGGAGCAGGCAAGGCAGATCGTCAATGAGGCCATCACTGCTCTTGTCGACGGCGCTCCCGACACGTTTGACACATTAAAGGAGATCTCTGATTGGATTTCCAAGGATGAGAGCAACACAACCAAGCTTGTTGCCGACGTTGCAAAGAACACCAACGCGGTTGCCGAGCTTCGTCCTTATGTCGACGCCCAGGATGTCGAGTATTTCAACGCTATCGGCTCCATTGACATTGCAGAGCTTGACGTCCTCTTCAAGGAGAAGGTCTCTGTCAAGACAGAGCAGACACTACAGCAGGCTATTGACGAAGCCACAACGGAGCAGGTTGTCGTTCTTTCTGAAAACTCAACAGTAAGCGACGCTGTAAACATTCCAGCTGGCAAGGCCGTTGATGCGAATGGCTCCACGTTCACTGGAACAGTCACCGTTGCAAAGGACGCTGTCCTTCAGAACGCTGTGTTCACCGGCAAAGTGACAGTCGCTTAAGGAGTGTATGAGATATGATTTTAAACAGCATTTTTAAAGACACTGTCGTTGTCAGGGAAGACACCGAGTTCGTCAATTGCGAGTTCTCTGGTGGAACCACCCCCAAGCAGAAGGGTGTGTACGGAGTCGGCGTCGAGGGTAACGCCTCTATCAAGCTTTCTGGTTGCAGGTTTGCAAACAAGGGTTACTCTGCCGTCTACATGAACACCTCCGGCACCATCGAGATTACAGGATGCGAGTTCGACTGCACTGGTCTCTATAACCCCATCGAGGGCGCTTCTGGTACGACAGGCGCTCCACTCACAAAGGTCAAGATTGAAGACAACGTGATGAGGGGCATTTGCGGTAACAACTACATCAACCTCTATCATTTCTCCGACAATGCTGTTGTAGATATCAACAACGTCAAGGTTGTCGGTATGAAGCAGGAGTCCGAGGTTGTCCGCATGTCGAACCTGACAAGCAACCCGGCAACAATCAATGTTCGCAACCTGTCATACGCCTATGACATGACCACGCCGTTCAGCGAGATGTGGACTGCGACGTTCCTCGCCCAAGATTACTCCAAGGACAAGTCGCAGAACTTCAAGAACATCAACCTCAACGTTTCTGGCCTCACTTTGAACGGGCAGAAGGTAACCGACAAGGACAACCTCCCAATCGGCAGGCTTATCGTCGGGTGCGATAACGACTCGAACGAGATTACAGACAATCTTCCAAAGATTGCTTTTAGCGCTTAAAAACACAAGCGGTCATGGAGACTCAAACGGTGTCCATGACCGCTTTTTTTATAAACATTTAACATTACAAGATTGGAGACTTCATGGTACGCAAGGGTTTTCTTGACACAGAAGGTCTTGAATATGTGCTTAATAAGATTATAGGAAAGATAAACGAGTCAGTGAAGAGCGTCGAGGTTGCACAGCTTGATTCTTCACAAGAGCCAACAGCAAGCGTCGTTGACGGAGTCCTCAAGCTTGGAATTCCTGGTTCTGTGACAGACGAACATATAAACAGCTTGATCGACGCCAAACTAAAGGCGATTGAAACCAAATAAAATAATGGCACGTTACATATAACCCGTTTTGGGGGACAAAAAGGCCGGGTAGTTTCATGCTACCTGGTCTTTTTTTTATAATGATGCAAGATAGCTTAATTTTTTATGTTTACAACAGGGTACGTAACGTGATATAATATTGTACAACAAAAGAAAGGAGACTACTATGGGATACACGGCATCGCTCACGTTCACGGATGATATTGAGGTCGTCCACACGCAGTCTTGTAAGGTCGGCACTGTTGACGAAGGCGTAGAAGCCTTGCACAAGATGTTGCTTACGTTGATGTTGACTTGGCCTGACTATAATCCCTACGGCATCAAGGTTGACGCATCTATTGTCTCGGATGACCAGGATTTTTGGAACACATACGAGTTTAAGCTTGGGATGTAATCATGTCCAGGTCGTATAAGAAGTCTCCAGTGTCTTACATCTTAATGCCGATCAACGGGATGAAGAAGCTTGAACGCAGGCGTTATCGCAGGACGTATGTGATTGACGAAGACAACACGGAATCCAGCCCGTCTTCTTATCGTCGCTACAGGAGCATAGACGATGAGGACATACATGGGTGGAAAAGCTATCAGACAAAGAACGAGTTCATAGAGGACTTCGAAAGAGACAATGGAAGAAAGCCGACCAAGGCGGAGATCTTTGACAGGTGGGAGCGTTGGTCGAGAAAGGGGAAGTAATGTTTTTTGCAATCTCTGACACCCACTTCGGCCATGAAAACATCCTTAAATTCGAACGCAAGAACCTGTTTAAAAACATAGAAGAGCATGACGAGAAACTTCTTACAATCTGGGAGAAGTGCTTGCACAAGCTTGGAAAGGATGACACATTCTACTTCCTTGGCGACTTTTGTGCGTTGGGGCAGGAGCAGAAGTACATCGAACGTCTTCTTCTTCCCATGAATGAAGCCCCCTGCCATAAGGTCATGATAATGGGAAACCACGACAAGGGGATCGACAAAGAGCTTCTTTATGGGCTCTTTGATGAGATATACGACTATCCTGTCTACATCTCTCATCGCGTCGTCCTCTCTCATTTTCCCTGTGCCGTTTACCCAAGCCAGCTCAACGTACATGGCCACACTCACGGAATGAAGATTTATGGGAACAACCACGTCTGCGCGTCCATCCATGTGAACAACTACAATCCTGTGTCGTCCAAGACAGTTGAGAGCGCCCTCGGCAAGGTTGCCAATTGGAACACAAAGTTCCTGTATGAGCCGTGGGCAGGGGACTATCAGCTTATCCAGCGCCATGACGACGCAATCGCAGACGCCGACGGGCGCATAGACCTTTCGGCAAGCAGGGTCATGATGCAACTGAAGTCCATGACCACCAATTTTTAACTCAACTCTACCAAATTTTACAAAATGGCCGATGCCTCCCGAATCGTTAAACAGTTCCCTCTAATATAATGACGGAGGAAAAGGAGGCATCCATATGGCGTTCGCAAATCCTTATTATCAAAATCAATACCAGATGCCACAGTATCAGGCAAGAGACTGGCCTATGCTCAAAGGAAGGCCTGTCACTTCAATAGACGAGGTAAGGGCATCTCAAGTGGATTTCGATGGGTCGGTGTCCTATTTCCCTGACACAGCCCACAACACGATATACACAAAGCAGATAAACCTGGACGGCACAGCCTCGATCCATGCCTACACTCTTGTAGAGGACAAGCAGGAGAAGGCAATGTCTTATGTCACCCATCAAGAGTTCGCATCTGCTATTTCTGAACTAAAGTCTCTTATAGATGGAGTTGGTAAAAATGACCCAGTTCCCAATGCTAACCAAACAAATGACCGAATCCCCTCTTTTTAAGAGAGCGCAGGAGATGGCATATGGAAAGTCGGACGAAGAGATGAAGCAGATAGCAAGGAACATCTGCGCACAGAAGGGAGTGAATTTTGACGAAGCTCTTAAAGAATTCAACAAAATGTTCCCCAAGTAGCATAGGAGGTTCACAATGGGTGAAGGTTTATCCGTAGCTGATGCGATGGCGCTTGCTGGTTCAAATAAAGAGAATTGTTCTGATATGTGGGGTGGCGGGAACGGAATGTGGGTTCTGTTCCTATTCTTCCTCATGGCATGGGGCAACGGTGGTTTCTGGGGTAACCGCAACGGAATGAACGACGCAGCAGTGCAAGGTGCGCTGACTCGCTCCGACCTGTTCGAGGGATTCAACACCCAGGATATCAACAGCCAGTTGCGTGGAATCACAAACGGCGTGTGCGACTCGACCTACGCGATCAATAACGGCATCAAAGACCTTGGCATGAACATAATGCAGGGGTTCAACTCGACGCAAATGAACATGATGCAGGGGTTTGACGGCACAAACCAGCGCCTTGCAGACCTTGGTTATCAGATGCAAAATTGTTGCTGTGGGCTTGGCAGAGGGCAAGATGCGATTAAATATGAGAACGCCAAGAACACTTGCGACATAATCAACGCCGTCAACGCAAGCACACAGCGCGTCATTGACCAGATGACAAACGATAAGATTGAGGATCTACGCACAGAGCTTCAGAACGCACAGCTCCAGCTGTCCAACAACAGTCAGACTGCCGACCTCATCGCAACATTGAGGCCATTCCCACAGCCAGCCTATATAACATGCTCGCCTTACACCTCGACCAACACTAATTATGGTTGCGGTTGCGGAATGGTAGCCTAACCTCCGTTTGGAAGAAAGGAGGTAGGATATGAGCTATTATTGCAGTTGTGACAAGGTGGTATTTTCAGGATCCCTCAACGCTACACAGGCTGTCACGCAAGGTTTGCCGGTCAAGTTCTCAAAGAACCTGTCTGCCAACGTAGTCTATACGGACACGTCCGTGACGATAAAGAGACCTGGGCTTTATAAGATTTCCGTTGACGCAAGCGCCTCTACGACAGCGTCGAGTGCGACCGATGTCGTGATGAGCCTCAACAGGAACGGCACGCAGGTTGCAAACGTTCAGTCCACAGCAACCTCGGCGTCAGCAACGGACTTTGTCAACCTGTCGTTTGACGCAGTGGTGAAGGTCATGCCTACCTATTGCCCATTAAGCGACAACTCGGCAACGTTCACCGTCGTCAACTCCGGCGCATCTGCGAACTACTCAAATCTTACGATAACAGTCACAAGAGTGTAGGTGTTTTATCATGAGCGAGGGTAGAGTCGACATTATAGAGGGGCCGGACAGCGGAGACCGATCTATATGGGAAGACGTTCTCGCCATAAAGCTTAACGGAGTGGGGTTCCATACTACGATGTACAGTCTGTGCTTGGGAGGCAGACTGGATAAGATGGCAAAGTTCCACAAAGAGAGGGCGATAGACGAGAACAAGGAGTTCCTCGTCGCTGTTGAAAAGTTTGTTGAAATGTTTAAAAGTCAACCCCGCCTTTACATGACGTCTCCTGCTTTGCCGGAGCATCTAGATTCAGAAGACCAAGCGATGTCTTTATATGAAGAATGGGAATGCAACACATTGAAGAAGCTTATTGACTGCCGTTCATCGTTGGTCAAGGACGGCAAGCAATATTTGTCAGAGATGATCAAAGATGTGGTTGACGAGATAGCCTATATCTGTTCTATAAAGTACTAACGTTTAAAGGAAGCGCCCTAGACGATCTTGTCTGGGGCGCTTTTTTGTTATTGGCAGCAGTTTTTCAATGTGTTATAATTTTATTTGTCAGATTGAGAGGAGCAAAGAATGTAAATATTGAATCTGCAAGACCGAGTTGTGTTTAGAAAAACAAAGTTGACCAAAGACTTAAAAAAATGTTATAATTATTTCAACAAAAGCGACAGAGAAAAAAGGAGTCACAATGAGCTTTATCAACACTAACAACGTCACGTTCACTGGCCGTGAGATGAAGGCCATTGCAAAGTTCTGCGGTCTCGGCGGTACCGTCTTCATCACCAAGAACGCAATGTACGCTTTCGACTCCAAGCGAGTCAGCGCTATGCGAATTAAGTACCATGAGACCTACGTCGTCACCCATAATCCTTGCGACAATGGCTCCGACAAGCCCACCATTGAGACTGTGCGAGTCGATGCGTTTGAGAACTTTGAGTCTGCATATATGATTCAAGACGTCAAGCCTTTCGAAAAGCTCAAGGTCGGCGATACTGTGCAGTTCTTCAACGACGGCAAGGTGCTTGTGAACTCCGATACTAGCGACGTAAGGACTTTTGTCATTGACGGTGAGGGCAAGTATGAGGGCATGTTCAAGTATGTTGACAAGGCAGTAGACACGCCTGTCAAGTGCAACAACGAGGACATGTTTGCCCAGTGTGTCGCGCTCACGAAGATTGCAGGCATCATCGACGGTTTCAAGATCAACGATGACAAGAATGTCAACCTTGCATTCATCGACCCGAGCAGCGGCAAGAAGACGACAAATAATGGTCAGTACAAGTTTATTGACACTCCTGCGCTGATGGTCAAGATGGCACCTACCATGTTCGGTGGAACCAAGGCAAACGGCAAGCGTCAATATATGGACATCGACATCATGTATATGGGGCTTATGTTCGAGGACAAGGCTGAAAACTAGGAAAGGAACAACAGACACATGGCAGACATTAAGAACTTTGCCCTTAACTCCAACGAGCTTCTTGAAGAGCAGATAGAGGAGCTTGGCAACTCTGTCGCCTACCGTGACGAGACTATTCGAGTCATGCCCGACGGCCATCCTGGCAAGGGAGCCGTCGTAGGTTCTACCATCACTTTCTCTGATAAGATCACTCCTTACACTGTCGGTGTCGATATTTGTTGTCGTGTGTCTCTGTTCAAGCTTCCTGCCGAGTTCTCCGTAGAGAATGATCTTGAGAAGCTTGACAAGGTAGTTCATGCTTGTGTGCCGGCTGGTTTTAATATTCACTCTAGCGAACCGATTGAATCTTGCTCGTTCCCATACAACGACCTAAAGTTCTGGAATACCCTGGATGACGCAAAGAAGGAACGTGTCCGTCTCTCGATGGGTACGCTGGGCGGAGGTAACGCCGATTGCCTCCGTGTGGCTTAATCGTCACAGTAGTTAAAGCCGTCCAAATCGGTGAACCCTGCGATGGGAATACCGAGGGAAGTGGTAATACACCCCGTAGAGAGCAGAGGGACTTGGCGACGCTGTAAAAAGCGTTAAGGTGTGCTCCGATCTTTTGGGAAATGAACCAAAAGAACCAAGTAGAAATATCTTGGTCCGTTTTTGTATACTTCTTTATAAAGTGGACATACTGTTTTTTGGTGATGGAAGTCCATTTTATAGAGAAGGAGAGAAGGAATGACTCCACAAGAGAGCTACATATATGGTCTTTTACTAGCTGATGGGAACCTGTATTTTAGCCACGACAAAAAGAGAAAAGTTGACAATCGAGGAAGAGTAACACTAGAACTTAATGAGAGAGACAAGGATATCATTCTTAAACTTTGTAATGTTGTTCCCGGTTCTCGTATGTCTACAAGGACAAGAAATACAAATTTTAAAGAAGGATATACAACTTGGTCTTTTGTAAACTCTCAAAAAAGTTTCCGCGATTGGCTCGTTGAGTGTGGCTTTCCAAAAGAGAACAAAACTTTTTTAGCAAAACCACCGTCATGCGACTATTCAGAGTTTGATTTCTGGAGAGGTTTTATTGATGGAGACGGAAGTCTTGGTTTTATAAGAAAAGACGGGCATCCTTTTTTAAGCATAGTAACAGACAGTAACGCAATAAAAGAGTTTTATTTAGAGTTCCTTCTTCGCAGATATGGGATAAAGAAGATTTGCAACCGTAACAAAAGAGATAATGCTTATAACATTATGGTTGGAAATGAGGATGCTGTTCAATTGGCAAAAGACCTTTATCTTTCTTCTGATTTATATTTAGACAGAAAGTATAAAAAAGCTGTTGAACTGCAATCCTGGGTCAGAACGAAACAAAGAAGACTCTATCTATCCTCTCATATCAACAAAAACGAGTAACAACTATGAATCACTGCCTGGCTGTTGACGTAGACAACGACGGCAACGCATACCTTCTTGTCCACTGTGGGTCTCGTTCCCTGGGCGTCCTCATGGCTGACTATTATCAGGATATCGCAAAGAAGGCTGGTGAGGCTCGTGTAAAGGAACTCCGCGACCGTTATCACCAGTTGATGTGCGAGCTTCGTGACCCCAACGCAGCCGAGAACAATGAGACTGTGCGTGAACTCCTTGCCGAGATTGACAAAGACTACGTCTATCTTGACGGTGAGGACTGCAACGACTATCTGTCCGACATGCTGAAGCTTGAGCTTTGGTCCCTGCTCAACCATCATTGCATCTACTACATGATCTGCGACGGCATGGGTTGGGACTACGGCAACATGAACGAGGTTTCGACCACTTGCGTCCACAACTACGCATCTGTGAGCGAGGGTATCATCCGCAAGGGTGCAATCAGCGCCAACTATGGGGAAATCGGCATCATCCCCCTCAACATGCGTGACGGCACGCTTCTGGTCAAGGGCAAAGGCAACCCTGACTGGAACTACTCTCTTCCTCACGGGGCTGGACGGCTGATGTCCCGTGCCGAGGCCCGCAAGAACGTCTCTCTTGACGAGTACGAGGAGTCGATGAAGGACGTGTACTCGACCACGGTGAACATCGGTTCGATCGACGAGGCCCCTATAGCGTACAAGAACTACAAGGACATCATCGACGCGATTGAGCCCAACGCAGAGATCCTGTGTCACCTGCGCGAGGTGTACAACTACAAGGACGACACCCAGAAGTCCCACTAGGAGGCATTGAAATGACCAGCAAGTTCCCATTTTTCTTGGCAATTTTTGTTATTCTGCTGCTCGTCATCGGAGGTGTCTATAGTTGTTCTCCGACAAAGACAGCTGTCGTGGAGCCTATTAGTCAATCTGTCAAGGAGTAAGTCATGAATGAAGACCTTGTTAAGTTCCTATGGGGCAACGAGCAGTTTGAGGAAGACTCTGTAGTGTGCCCTTGGTGTGGGTATCGGGAGGAATACTCCGGCGTCGAGCAGGGAACCTATGATGATTGGGAATGCGAGAAGTGTGGTAAGACATTTTCCCTTGAAGCTTACCCCGTCATGAAGTTCACCTCATTCCGAAACAAAGAGGACATGCCGGAAGGTTGGACTCCTGAAGAGAAATAGACAAAATAGACAAAATAAAAAGCCATCAAGAGATCTTCTCCTGGTGGCTTTTTTCATGTTGCCAGTAGATTTTACATATGTTATAATATATTTATCAAAAGACAGAGAGAAAAGAGAGAACATGGACGTTTCGAAGGTTGACAAGTTTTGGTATGACCGAGTCGCCGACACCATTGAGACTGTTGAGAAGATTTACAAAAGGAAGATCAAGGTGGATTGGAGTTACAAGGACGGGCTTGCCAAGGTTTACATTGACGACCAGTTTGTTCTCGTGTGCCAGAACAGGCCGGAGGAAGTGATGATTGTCGTCGACACGATCTACGCAATGTGCTGTGTCGAGCGGAACAATCAGATCGACCGTCTGATAGACCAGTTCCACGACATTGTCGGCAAGTAATAGAAATTCACAAGAGTAGATAAATTCTTTTTAAGGAGATTTAAATGATTGGTGCCACTCTTGAGGACTACATGAGCGTCGTTCGTACTGATGCCAAGAAGTTTATGACTGACAGCTTCGACCAGTTCGATTCTTTTGACGTGATGTTCGACTGCATGATGAATCAGCCTAGCGTGGTTGGGTTTGTCTACAACAAATGCGGGTCTTTTGACAAGGCGTGCGCACTTGTGTCCACGATAGTCTTCGATCAGCGCTTCCATCGTGAGTTTAAGGAGATTTTTGGCCGTGAGCCGAAAATGGGCGCTCCTTATGCTTTTGACACCGACATTCGCAGGTACGTCTTGCAGATGTTGAAGCGTGAGCTGAAGGACGAGTACGAGGTAATCGCATTCTGCCATGAGTTCAAGATTGTCGAGGGATTCGAGGTTGAGGAGTAAACGATGGAAGCACTAACTGACCTGTTTGGTGTGTTCGTGTCGGTCGGTATGATCTCTCTTTGTGTGCTCATGCTTGTATATGCTTTGACTATCATGGGCCCAGACAATCGGGAGGACAGTTTGTACAGTCCGATGCTTTTCCTCCCAACCAAGCGGTTTTATTATCTTTTGATGTGCGCAGTAATTCTCGTCGTTGCAGGAAGTATCGGGTCTTTTATCTTACATTCGATTTAAAAAACGATGTTGACCATAGCTATTGGAATATGTTATAATTGTTTTAACAAAAGCGACAAGGAAGTGGAGAGCCACATGAAAGTCGATAGCACTCTCAAGCAGGTTGCCAAGCAGGTTTACGCAGACTCCTTTACCGACGGCTTTTACAAGGTTGACGTTCAAGAGCGAGTCTGTGGCGAGAAGGTTCAGTGGGTCGAGGTGAACATCACCAAGAAGAACGAGTCTTCTGTGCCGTTCGTCACGTTCCTGTGCAATCTTTGGCATCAAGACGCCCGTTATCGTTTCTGGCAGGTGTCCGTCCTGTCCGCGAAGCCCGGTTGGAAGTATTCCTACGACTACCCGTCCATCGACGACGCGATTCATGGTGAGTACCTCCAGAAGGTCCTCAAGGACGACAAGCTTGACGCCGTCCTCAAGGTGATGGACGAGGCCAAGGTGATGTGGTCTTGTCTTGGCACCAAGTTCGACTTTGAGCGTGGCTATTAGGCTCTACAAGGGGCTGTAATGCCCCTATTCTTTGAGTTATTTAATTTTTGGTATAAGGTATAGGGTCTTGTCTATTTTAAAGAATTGGGGCATTATATGAGCGCAGAAAACATTCATGGTGTGATCAGGACTCGCGATGCCCTCAACGGGGTGTGCAAGACCTGCGGTGCTGTCACCGAACACCCCTACATCACGGAGTGCGCAAAGTGTGTCGATTCCCGTCTGTGGAACCGCAAGACCAACGAGCGCATCCCCGCGTCCCAGTACAAGGACCCGGTGTACTACCGCGACCGCTTCTACCCCGACGTGGAGTCGCTTGAGGGGTGTCGTTGCTCGGACGACGGGGTCTTCGGGTCTCGGAAGGTGTTCCTGGGCCTCTCGGCAAGTGATATCTGTGGCCGTCTTCATATGGCCTTCGACGACCTTGACTATGCCGACCATTACGACGGAGGGGCGGACGACGACATCAAGAGGTTCGTCGACGCCTTCAACGAGAAGTGGGGGCAGTGGTACTGGGACATCGACTACAGCGTCAGCATTTGCTTTCCAAAGGCAGAGACGCTGGAAGAGCTGTCTGCAAGGACGGCAAAGAAGCTTGACGACATGAAGAAGGGGTGACATGGAAACACAGGCGCTTATCGTCGCACTTATGATGCTCTACTCGATAGGCGGGATTGCGCCTTTTGTGGCCGTTGTGGTGTTGACCTTGGTGATATGTTTATTGATCATACTCTTTGTCAGCAAGGATGATTGACCTTTACAGCAGGTTTCAAACATGTTATAATTATAATGTAAAAACAAAGCGGACATAAAGAGATTGGATGAGACATATGAACTACACCAACTACGACCTTCTGTGCGACGCCCTCTCCCTTCTTGAGGAGTACCGCGAGAACGGCGACAGCGACGCAACTCTTGAGGACGCCTTCGACGAGGCCGTCCATGACAGCGACAGGGTTGCAGACTACAACAAGCCTACTTTCACCCAGTGCGTCGACAACACTGTGAACGACATGTACAACATCCTCCCGAGCGTGCCGAAGGAGGTTCTTTCTGTAGTCGTCAACCTCTTCCCCAGCTATTTCAAGCTCTACGCCCCAAACGACTACACGCGAGAGCTTTATGCCCCTTACGACCTTGGGTTTATCGGCCTCATCCTCACCCGCCTCGATTGGGATGACGAAGACCTTGAAGCTTTGAAGTGCGAGCGCATCTCCCAGCGCCCCGCTCACTCCATGTACTGCTATGCAGAGGACAAGCGATTCATCAAGGTCGTTGCGAAGATCCTGTCTGACAACGTCGACTCCTCCGAGGGCTCCTTTAACCTCCACTATGTGAACGGGGAGAAGGTCAAGCCTGGCGACCCCTTCGTTGCAGTCTCCAGGAAGGGCGAGCTTTTGACCGTTGACAGCGTGTCCATCAGCTACAAGAGCGACGGCACCTATGACAACGCCCACCTCTTCTGTGGGGACACCGGCTATGCTATCGCTGGGTGCGAGCCTTGCATCCCCGAGAACAACAACGTCCGCACTGCATGGAACACCGCCTCTGACGGTTTTGAGTGCTCCAACTGTGGCACGCATTTCAAGCTTGACGGCATCCACTATTGCCCGAACTGTGGTTGCAGGATCGTCTAAAGATTGAAAGAACATCCTTGACGGCAGAGTCTCGCATGTGTTATAATATACTTGTAAACAAAGTTGATTGGGGGCAATGTTCTAGATGTCACGGCACAAGATTGGTATGAGGGTTGTGAATTACGCGCTGTCTCACAAGAGCGAGTATCAGCCTCCGTGGTTCTATGAAGCCCAGGAGATGTACGAGAAGAACGTTGCCACCAAAGAGGAGATGGCGTCATGCTCGATGAGCGGAATCCGCATCCTCTACAACAGTCGCATTGTTGACAAGGAGAGCTAGATGGAAGAGAGCGAGTACGCGGTCGGCATCGAGTTCGTCAGGATGATCGAGAACCTTGCCGAGGAAAAGCTGTGGAAGCAGTTCGGCAAGCCTTACGACGAGTTCGCCTACTATCAGTCGGTGTTCTGCAACGAGGATGGCGATGCCGTCTCCGAGCGCGACTGGGACGTCTTTTGGTCGAAGTATCCCGAGTGGTACGAGAAGGCCTATATGCTTGCCGACAACGGGGAGTATCCCTTCATGGACGTGGCGTATATGGACCCCGAAGAGATCTGCGAAGCCTACAAGAAGAGCGAAGGCTCATGCGAGAACGTGTATTACACAGTGAAGGACGACTAATGGTAGACGCATTGACAATTGCAATCGGCTATTGTACGGGAATGTTGCTTTATGACGTTATCACGAACCTGCTTGAGTGGAAGTTCAATTTCCCGAACCAATCCGACGACGATTCCGACAACGACGACAAGGGAGCCTACGGATGGTAGACAACGACGAGGTAGTCTATAATTTCATGCTGACCCAGCAGGACCTTCAAGACATTATGGACGATGAAGATGTGACCATCTATGCAGATATGGCCGAGGCTCTTGACTATATCCTCTATGACTGCGCTTCCAAGTGGATCAGGGAGAACATGGATGACTTCGCGTGCGGTTATGACGACGATCCACAATAGGAGGATTTATTTTGGAAGACAAGTGGTATTTGATCACATGGCAGGACGACTCGCCCTACAAGGTGGTGTCCCGCTTCTTTGAGGAGTACAACCCCGACAGCATGATCGTGGTTCTGGAAGACCCCTACGGCAAGGTGTCGATGTGCCAGATGTCCAAGAAGAACTACGACGACATGCTTGAGTGGAAGCGACCGGAGAAGGACACAAACATGAGCATCGACAGGGACCAAGCCCTGTCAGACTACGGCTATTGCGCACGTTACCTCCCTTATGACGAAATTCTGCCGAAGAAGGGATTCGCTACTGGCGAGAAGGATTTCAAGCTCACCAAGGAACAGCACATTCGGTACAGGCGAGCAGTGCAGGGTGGATGGTATGTGCCGTCCTGGACTGCCTGGAAGTGCATCGTGGCTCTATAGAGGAGGAGCAAGTGGACGACACAAACGACACTAGCACTTTCTACAACGACGTCCTTGGTTATGAGGTGCCGGAGAACGTCTATTGGACCTTCAACAACCTTCTGCTTGACGACAAGCTCACAACCACGAGTTTGAACGGAGTCTCCGTCCTGACGCAGCGTAGGCCCTATAAGGTTGTCAAGAGGTTCCCGGCAGAGGTGCTTCACCTCATCAGGGACTCCGTGCCGAACTGGCACGTTCAGCTGTGGGTGCTTGTGATGTACTTCGGTCACACGTTTGAGGAGCTTGAGGGGTACACCATCTCCGGTATTCACAGCGCCTACCGCTACGAATGCGACGCTGATAAAGACTACAAGAAGTTCCCCAAGGACGTGCGCGAGAACCTGGGAGCCGGCATATGGTAACGTTAATTGGTATAGATACAATTCTTCTTATAGCTTGCCTAGTTATGATTGCCATCTTCGTGCATTACCTGTAACGCAACTATCAGACCTGGACGGCAAATATATCCTTGCCCCCAGGTCTTTTTTGTATTATAATATATTTATCAAAAGAGCCAAGGAGAAAGAAGGAAAAATGATTGTCGAAGACGTCATCGCCGAGCATTTCGGAGTCCCCCGAGACAAGGTGTACATCCCACAGAACCTTCTTGACGAGATGGGCGAGATCATCTCCGACTGGTCCGATGCAAACAAGGACGCTCTTGTGAGGAACCCTGACTCCATCGGAGAGAACGTCGTCTGCTATCTCATCAACGACATCGACCGCTTCATTGACGACCATGCAAAGGAGGACGACGAGGACTGGGGTGAGGATTATGGCACGTTGGTCAGGCGTGCGTGCCGTAAGGACTGCTTCATGTCGCGCGAGGATACAGACACTCTGTTTGAGAAGTATCCCGAGTGGCAGATCGACGTCTATATCCTCGGTCGCAACCGCTGGAAGCTCACCCCCTGGAACGAGATCGGCATGAAGACCGTCCAACAGGTGATGGATATTCTGAAGAGGGTTCCGCCGATGGCAGATATCTTTGTGCACTACGACCCCTCGGCTGACGTGATCATCACCGAGGACGAATATGAGGAGAGGGGACTGTAATGATTTACAATAGTGACTTGACCCTAAACACAATCATCGCAGAGTCTTTGAACGTTCCAAAGGATTGCGTTTATCTCACTCAAGACCTCTTGGATGAGATAAATCGTATGATTTCAGACTGGGCAAGTCTAAACAAGAACGAAATTATGGTATCCCGAGATGCAATTGGAGAAGACATCGTATGTTATGTTATAGACAAGATTGACCGTTTTATTGATTCCCACTCAAAAGAAAAGGGGGAGGACTGGGGAAAAGACTATGGTGTTGTCGTAAGGCGAGTAAATCGCGCTGATTGTTTTATATCGCTAAAGAGTCTAGACGAAATGTTTTCAAAATATCCAGAATGGCAACTCCATGTCTATATTGCAGGCCGCAATCGTTGGCATTCTGTCTCTCCAAGCGAGATCGGCAGAAGGAATGTGCAAGAGATCATGTTTGACATGAAGGTGATTCTTCCTGGGCACGACACGTTCGTATGTTACGACCCGTTGAATAATACAGTTATAACTGAAAAGGAATGCAGAGAGAGGGTTTATAAAAATGATTCACAACAGCAGCGTGATAATAAGTGCCGTTTCACTTGGGATTCTTGCGAGTGCAGTTACGCTTTTAATTATGGAGGTCAAACGTGCAAAACGCACCTTGGACGGCAAGCCCAAGAAAAAGATTCAGGTAGTGCACGACCACGGTGAGACTTTTGTGCAGGCTGTGGTGGACGGCAAGGAGGAGTAGGATGGAAGAGTGGATCCTATGGCTGTGTGTGGTCGCCATGTTCGCGCTTGCTCTTGTGATCAGCATCCTTTACAGCAACTCCAGCCGTCTCTTCCATATCGACGAGAAACTGACGGAACTGGAAGCCAAGCTGTCGCGAGAGGAGAAGTTCGGTGGGTCCGAGTGACATAGCGCCTGTCAGGGACGATATTATCAAGATTTGGTCCACAGTGTACGACAAAGACTTATTGCAGAAGATGACAGATGACGAACTGTACAAGTTATTGTTTCAAAGGATCAGGCTGGGTGTGTGGGTGTCGTGTTTAAGAAACGAGGGGAAGACTTTCAATGGCAAATACCGCTATTGACACAACGAGGAACGAGCAATTGAGAAAGCTTGCCCTCGGGGCGCGTGGGCTTGCGTATAACTGTCAGACGGGAGAGGACAAGAGCGGCAGATGCGACAACGTGCAGTGCGACTTGTGCCATGTCCTTGAGTACGCCCTCGGGATTAGCAAGTTCACGTTCTGCATGCGAAAGGACGGGTGCTCCGAGTTTCTTGGTGCGCTCGGCTCCCTCGTAGACCCGCCGACGGACGGCAAGAAGAGAGGATAGAGATGGATGGCACGTTCGATTATTATTCAAGCATTCAAGACCTGGCAGAGAGGTATGTGAAGCCCAAGCTTGAGAAATATGCTCCTGATTATGACATATACGGCATAGCGAGGGCGATATCCTCCTACTCGGAGGACGGCAAGGCGTGGTATCCAGATTACGACGAGGACTTCTGGCTTATCGCCGAGGGATACCCGAAGGATGAGACAGGATGGCGGTAAAGGACTACAACAGGCGGTTCCTTGCGAAGATGCTACGCAACGACGTGCCGTTGTCGAGGATCGCACTCTTCATCCAAGAGAATTGCGACGAGAAGGACACGGACACGTTCAGGGACGCATTGGCGGACTTTGTGGACAGGCCGTCCGTGCCGATCTCCTACGAGCAGGACAGCCATGGCGTGTATTGCGCGGTCTGCTCCAACTGCGGGATGCCCATAAGCACGTTTCGCTGGAACTACTGCCCCAGGTGTGGTGTGGCTATAACCAGCCGTGGGGTTTAAAGACGACGTTGACTCCAGGGTGCCGTCCATGTTATAATAGTGTCAACAAAAAAGGAAGTAAGAGGAGGACGGCATGGAAGACCAAGAGTATCAAGACATAGCCAGGGAGAGAGACAGGCAAAAGAGGGAGGCCTACTTCCTAGTCTCAAGGCGAAGCGCCGGGCATAGGCTTCGTGCTCTTGTGAACGTCAACGAGGAAGCCATCAACGACGGGGACAGTGACGTGATAGTCAAGACGATTGCGGAAGCGCTTACCGGCAAGCAAGGCGACAAACTCACGATGTCGTCCATCCTGTACCTTGCAGACCTGCTTTGTGGGGACTGGGACACCCTTATGACAGACGAAAGGGCGAGGGAGGTAGTCAGGATAAGCCGTGCGCAGGAAAACGCCGACAAGCTCATTGCAAAGGGCCTCAACGCACAAGAGAAGATGGACAAGCTGAAGTTGAGGGTCTTCCATCTTGCCCCCGACGACGCCTATGCTCTCGGCAACCTCAAGTACGACGTTTTGGCAGGTGACTTTGATGTCTGATCCACAGACCACAGGTATTGTGTTGGGCTTGCTGGCCATGTTCGCAACAGTGGTGGCAATGGCGTACAGCGGCATGAAGGCGGAGTTCAAGTACATCGACGTCAAGTCCCAGCTTGATGAAGCGATGTTGCACTTTGAGCTGTGGAAGGCCACCCGCGAGAAACCGTTGCCGTCCATCGAGACGAAGTATATGACGGACAATGAGAAGGATCGTGAGTCGGTGCTTGCCAAGGAACGCTACGACAGGCATTTCATAGCAGACATGGAAGCGCTTCGCAAACAAATAAGCGCGTAAACGCGCGTTCAACGCGAGTCGTAAGGAGAGACAACATGAACGTCATTGACACCGTCGAGAAGGGCGTCATGCGAGCCCTCATGAGGTCTGGCCTCATCGAGTCCATCAACCCCATGGGTAACGGCAAGTACGAGATCGAGTACATGCAGGAGGTGGACGAGAACTACGGGACGAGGTTGGACGAGCTGGTAAGGGTCAAGAGCATGGGCGACTACACGACGGACGTCTTCGGGTTCAACTACCTCGATCCCGAGTACATGTCGGGGATTTCCGAGCTATGGCTGATCGTGGCGGAGTGGGACGGAACGGGTTTGAGGAAGACCTACGTGGCGAAGGGGGACATCGAGCGAGCCTTCAAGGACATGCCGTCCTGGCGCGAGGAGGCTTGGATCCTAATGCGCAACGGGTACACGCCCTACGACCTGTCCGTCATGAGCGCCGACGAGATTCACGAGGAGTTCTGCCGAGACTACTGGTCCGCCGAGTATCCCTACTTGAGGTACATGACGCTCTCCGACTGCGCCTACGACGCGGACAGGAAGCTTCGATAAAACGGATTTCAAGCATAAAAAAAGCCACCGCTTTCAAAACGGTGGCTTTTTCTGGTTTAGGAGTGGGATTTCGTTTTGGTTTTGTGGGGCGAGGAACGTTCTGGAAAATGGATTCGAAAAAACGTTCGAGGAACAGTTTGAAAAACGGTTTCCATTTTGTGCTTGAATTTTCGTTATAAAATGTTAAAAACGAGGTAGAAATCTTTTAAAATATTTCTTTTCTCTGTCCAAGGTGTGTGATGTTTCTTTAGAAGTCTTTCCATGGACTGTTCACGGAGTGGTACACGAAATGGTGGGTATAATAAAGAGTATATAAAGAGATATTAAAGAGTAACTAAATAAAGAAGCAATCAATATACCGTTTAAAGAGAAAAGAGAGAATATGCAAAGAATCTGTTTTTGTATGAAGAAGGATGTTTTCAACAGTCGGGAGCACTCGTATGCTGTGGACGGTTGGTTTCGCTTGAAGGGAATGCCGAGCGAGGATGGGAAAAGCTGCGAGGTCCCAAGGGAGATAACCAGCGTGTCGACCGTGATGGAGGAGACGCTTCTGGGTCGCGTGAAGGTGAGGAAGGCCATAGAGTGGATGTTCCGCAACGGGTCGCTGTGGGAGGAAGGGCCGAACTACTGCGTCGAGACGGTCGTGCAAGCGCCTTACATCAAGGTGGACGCGGGAACCGTCAGAAGGATGATAGGCGAGTTGACGGAGGATCAGGTGAAGGCCTACCTGTGGGCGAGGTTCAGGAAGTCGTCCAGCGAGAAGAGGGGTTGCCGTTGCGTGGTAGCGCCGATATGGCTCGTGAGGGACTTGGGGCTGTCCGAGGCGAACGGGAACAGGGCGCGTGTGAAGAGGACGCTTGACGAGCTGTGCGAGATGGGATGGCTTGAGATGAGGCCTGCGCAGTCAGGTAGGATGGTCGAGATCGTCAATGTGATAGACAAGCAGTGGGACGATGTAAACTCTCATTGGGAATGCTAAAGTATTTGTCTGCGCGATGGCAAAAGGGACCCAGGTGGAATGTCAGTTTAAGCGTTTACTTCGCTCGCTTAAAACGTGCAAAAAATAAGCGCCCGTTGGGGCGCTGCTAGTATATATGCCTTGCTCGCTTATATCCAATTGCATACGTTTAAACGTCCGCTATGTGTTATCTGTTTAAGCGCGTAAGCGCCCAACGGGCGCGTTAACGCGAGCTTCGCTCGCTTATGTGATTGGGTAGAAAGAGGCTATCCGTTCGATGGTTATTGAGCCTATAAGCGCGTTAGTGCGGGTTGACTCCAAGAGTGCTTAATTTCTCTTAAAAGCTCTTAAAAACCCCTGCATGAAAATGAGCGAAAATAAGCGCTTTTTTCCTTTGGGTATATTAACCTGGGCTTATGTCCGCTTAATAGTTGAAAGGGACTGAAAATGACCTGTTGATGAAAATGGATGAAAATAAGAAATGGCGAGCGTGAGTGTGCACAAAATAAGCGAGTGCGTAATAACTGAAAATGTGTGAAAATGGGTGAGTGTGTGAAATAGCACAAGATAGGTGAGTGTGTGAAGATAGGTGAATTTACGTGAGTGTGTGTGCCGTTCTACGGCATGCGTACCTATACCGGGCTAATCCGACCTTTTACCTTTCCGAGGTTGGGTTCATCTAGAACGTCCCCTCGTATATATTAGTCTTTCGTGTACCCCTTTCCGATGTGATGTGCCCATGCAAGAAAAAATTTTTTTATATTTTTTTCGTGAACGGCACGAGTGAAACGGTGGACGGCACAAGACGTTTTCAGGATTCATAGGCTTTTGCGGAGAGAGGCCTGGTTCGATGAGAATTTCGCCTATAGGGCACAGGACAAGGACTAGGCCCAGTTAGGCAAGGTTAACTTTTTAGAAAGTTAGACCCGGGTAACTCTGGAAAGTTGACCATGGTCAACTTTAAAAGTTAGATATGGTAAACAAAAAATAAGCCAGGGCTATTGGGACTACCCTGCCCGGACCTGCCCGCAAAACGCGCTGTATCCCGTCCTACCCGGCTCGCGTGGTGCCTTGCGTGCTATTGCCCGCCCGCGCCTTGAACGTGAGACCAGTATAGACCAGGTGGGGCGCTTTGGTCAAGTGTTTTGATTTGGGGATTTTGTGAAACACGAAAGATACACAAAGTTTTTGCTTGACAAATTCCTTGAGATGTGTTAAAATTTTGTCCGCCGAATTGTGGAGGTTTTGTGAGTTTTTCCATTTTCTGCTTGACTTTTCGTGTCAAGGGGTTTCAGGGAAAAACTTTGAAATCTCCACTGGGAAATGCGGTGGGGGGTAGGGGATTTGTTCCCCTACCCCTGGGGATTTACTTACTCGGCATCCGTGGTTTCATCCGTGGCAAGGGTGAAGAACCAACCATCTTTCCCGTTGAACGTGCGAACGATTTGGCCGCTCTCAACGCCACGATTGAGGATACCTACCATCTTCTGGGTCGATACCTTGGCAATCGGGAGGACACTCTGCTCGCTTACCACGTTGGCAAGCTCTCCCGCTCGGTAGGCGGTTTCGCCGTTGGACTCCCACCATGCAACAAGCGTCTTCAAATATGAATCATTTTCAATCTGGGTCTTGTTGGGCGCAGAAGTGGAACGCGCGGAGGACTTTTCAAGCGTCGCGCAGTGTGCGCGAGCCTTGGTCACTACGTCCTGGGCACGGAACTCCCCACAAAGATGCTGCAGTGCGTCCTCGGGCATCGCGGCCAGGACGGAGACGCAAATACGCATCATCTGCGCGTTGGTGACCTTGGCGGCCTTGGAAGTGGTGGACTGGGTGGAAGTGTTGCTCGTGGTAGCCATAAGGCCGCTCCTCTCGCCCCTTGGGGCGCTCGGTGTGGTTGGGGAACCTTTTTCCTCAACTCACAAGACATATATTACACTAGTTGGGGGCTATGGTCAATAACAAATTTTAGTTCATAATTCTTCCACAAACGATCTGGAATTGAACTTTAGTTGGGTAAAGTGCTATCAAATTGAACTTAAATTGAACTTTAGTTGGGTAAAGCGTTGGTTAAATTGAACTTTATCGTAGTAAAGTTGAACTTAAATTGAACTTTAGTTAGGTAAAGTGGCGTAAAATTGAACTTTTGGGATTTTTGTGATTCATAAAAGATTCAAAAAATCTCCACTTGACTTTTTGTCAGGGGTATGGTAAAATTTTTCCGCCAACTATGGAGATTTTAGGAATTTTCTCCATATCGCTTGACAAACGGGCCCTGGGGAGATCTCCCCAGAAACGCAATAGGGGCGCTTCAAGCGCCCCCAACCGACTACCTCATCTGTACCTTTGCCCCCCACTTTTCCCCGTGGCGCTTGTACCCCGCTTTTTTGGCTACCAGGTGAGCTAAAATATCGGCTTCAACCATTGCGTCGGAAAGTGCAGTGTGGTCTTCAATAAACGCGTTATCATCGGTAACGAACCGAAACATAATCTCGGCTGTAGCTTTTGCGCGACCTGTAGGCGTTACGTATCCGTGTTCAAGCGCCCAGGACTGATAGCGGCGCGTGTTGCCAACTAGGTTAATCGCCGAACTCATAAGGTCATAGCACTTTACATTGTCGGGGAAAAAGCACCCGACGAACCCGTTTGATAGTTCGCTAATGGTTCGGTTCAGCGCCTTATAGTCAAACGCCATGTTGTACGCCCACACGGAGCGCACGCCATGCGCTGCAAGCAAAGCGCCAAAACGCTTGAAGCAATCACTAAACGCGAGAACTTCAAGCTCCCCAGCGTCGATAGCCGCGAGGTACTGGGGAATCTTGCTCGCGTAGTAAGCAGTGCGCATAGCGGCCACGTTGCCGAACGTTTCGGAGACAACTGCATTCATGGTATCGACAATCTCACCAGTGGAGGTGTTCAAGATAGCCACGCCCAGGTCATAGACCATATTGTTCTTTGTGGTCTCGGTATCAATAATTGCAACGTTCATAGTCGGTATCCCCTCGGGGTCAAGCGGGGCCTTATTGCCCACGCACAAGAAGAATATTACTCTAGTTCGTCCCTTATGTCACGTGTGAATCGCCCGATTCACAAAATCGGCACATGTATAAAATCGACCTGCTATTGTATAGACGTATAGGCGCATAGTCATACACGCATACATGCGCACATACATAAACGCATATCGGCATACATACATAGACGCATACACGCATATTTAACCCCTGGCTAACTTTTTTTGTTAACCATGGTTAACTTCTCATTTGTTCACCATAGCTAACTTTTTTTGTTCACCTCGGGTAACTTTTTTTGTTAACCATGGCTAACTCCGGCAAGTGTTTACCGTGGCTAACTCGTGTGAAAGTTTTGTGGATTCTTTTACCGACACTGGGGTACGCCCGGCTCTTCACCTCCCCCTCGGCACATCTTAATATTACCAGGTGGGGGCGTCGGTGTCAATGTAGGAGTTGTGGAGTCGCAAAAAATCCAAAAAAGTTTTTCTTGACAAATCGTTTGGGGGAGAGTATAATTTTTTCGGCCAACTATGGAGAGTTTGTGCTTTCTTACTTTTTAGGATTTGTGAAGCTTTTGTGGAGATCTCCCAAAACCCCTTGACAACCGCTATTGGGATATGGTAAAATTTTGAACCCATATTGGGCTGTTATTGTAGGGGCAGGGCGTTCAAACCCTGCCCCCATTGCGTTCTAGTAGGGCATGGACAACTCGCACTCGTCAATGGCCGTTGTCGCATCGGCAAATGTTGCGCATAGCGCCATCTGGAACCTGATAGCGGACGAGCAAACCTTACCCACATAGGGGTCATGGTTGGGAATCAAAGCAACCTGAAAATAGGTCAAGTGAAAGCACCCGTTGACCATGTTGTCGGCGTGCAAGCCGCACGCGAACGCATTATGAACGCATTCCTCCTTGGCGGCGGCGGGCGAGATACCAAAGCCCAGGTAAACGTGAACGCCCTCGTTATCGTTCACGTCGTCGACGACATACTCGATTGCCTGCATATCGTCGGTGATGTTCTCACCCACGGAGGATGCGAGCTGGTCGAGGATGTTCTTGCGAACGCAGTTGATAATGTCGGAGTCAGTGGCGATGATTGCATACATGGTAAGTCTCCCATCGGGTCGTGTGGGGCTCCCTTGCCCCACCTGCTAGTAACTAGTTTACTCCTGTTTGCCGTTTGGTGCAAGTGAAAGTTTTTCTATCACAAACCCGACACAATAGGGAGGGGGACTGTTTGCCCCCTCCCGAGTGGTTAGGCTACCGTGGGAACCGCCCAAACGGTGATGCCGTGGCCGTCCGTGTGCTTAATCATCGGCGTTTGAATGGCGGTTAGCGCGAGGGCTTCAAGCGTGGAGGGCTTCACGCCGACGGAGTGGCTCCAAATGCGTGAAGCGCACGCGACGGAACGGGAGTCAAGCGCCCCCATAGGAACCTCGCGACCATGCGCTTTTGCGTACACGTGGAAACGAACGCTCATAGTGCCTCCTGGGTAGTAGGAATCTTTACGAGGAATATATTACACCGTCTCGGCTGTTGTGTCACGTCGTGACGGTAGATTCACAAATGCTACATAATTCGGGATAGGAAAGATTTTTCAAAGTTTTTTGCTTTTGTCGCTTGACTTTTTGTTCAGGGTGTGGTAAAATTTTGGACCCCACTAGGGGGTCTTTCGACCCCCACTCTTTTATCGCTTGACCTCCTGGGCTTGCATCTCCTCCCACTCGGTGATTAGGCTAACCCCCCAGGCAAGCAAGCCGACAACCACAAGGATAAACAACAGCACGGGAACGTCAACGCAACCGCTCGCGAGGACAACCAGGGCGAGGATGACGGCAATGCAAGCGTTCTGAATCATATCCCACACGATGAACCTCCAGGTCTTCAAGTCCCCTCATTAGGACTAAAAACAATGATACCAAAACGGCAACCTGCCGTCAACGACAAATTTTTGTTCACATCCTGCACACAAAGCCCCTGGGAACATGCCCAGGGGCTTTTTTGTTAGTTGTAGGCCTTGAAGAACGTTTCTTTGTCGTCCTCGGCAAACTTCAACGTGTAAGTAGTCTCGCCGAGGATGCAAAGCGTTTGCCGTTCGACGTTCACAACGTTTCCGTCTACGTCGAACTCCACGAGGTAACCAGTCGGGTTACGTGGAACGTTCCATAGCGTACAATCCTGGTAGGCGAACTTACAAGCTGTTATAATCGCTTTATGTGCAGTCTCCCCATAGCCATAACCGCTTGCGTACCTGGTAGCGTCTCCAAAATCACAAATGTTGGTTAGTCTGTTAAAGGGAAAGACGGAAAGAACGAAACCAAACCTCGGGATTTTGTTCATGTGAACCTCCACTGGCTATTGTAACGGAAACAAAAACTGGGCGCTAGAGCGTTTGAGTTGCCCTAACGCCCAGATTAGTTAGGACTAGTAATCCCTGCAATCCACCTCATGACGCATACCGTCGGGGCCATCAATATAAAACACGACGGCGCACGAAAAACAAGTTTCTTTCTTTTCAATCTTCACGATTGAATCATCGTCGTCGAACTCCACCAGCAAAGCGTCGTTATAAACGTGGAAATCATCGTCCTCGTAAGCGTCGGACGCGAACTCCTGGGTGTAAATTCCACCAGCTTCAATCATCGCTTCAACCTCACTGGGGCCATAGGCCCATGCCTCGCAATCGTCGGCAACCTCCTCGAACTCCTTGCGGTTCTTGCAAGCCTGAATCTCATCAAGGCCGCCGCCATAGAAAGAAATGGCGTAGGCGAACTTCTTGCTATTGTTGGTCATTTTGAACCTCCCGTGTCGGGTACTTGCGGGCTTTTCCCGCTTGCGTTGAAACCAGTATAGACCTTTTTGTCTCGCTAGGCAACCATGACTTTACGCTCCACAATTCCCACACAATAACGTTTGAGGGGCTGTAGTGCCGTTAGAGCGCATGAAAAAGGGGCACCCTTGCAAGTGGGCACCCCCTGCACAATAGCAGAATCTAGTTAGTTGTACCGTTTTACAATCTGTTCAATTCTAGCCACGAGGTTAACGGCATCAAATGCTACACCTCGCCCGCTAGAACTCCACTCTTGGCGGTTTGCCGTTTCATCGTCGAACAACACACCCCGCCCGCTTGCTACCTTGCTTTTAGGTGTGCCGTGCTTGACAACATGGACGGCATCCACCTCTTGCAGTAGGCCATACCGTTTGAGCCAGTTAACTTTCTCCTTGCGCACCTTGCGACGATACTCGGGGGAGATATCGCCCTTGCAGTTCCACGACACTACCTCGACGATGTGCCCCTCGGAGCGTGCGAGCTTCAAGACGCGGGCGAGTGCGTCAACGTCACACAATGGGGTAGCGACCTCGTAAGGGGTAGTGTCCTCATTGCGCAACGCCTGCAACCAGTTCGGCACATCGTAAGTACCTGCGAGCGTGCCATCCATATCCAGTGCAATGACCATAGGTGAATCTCCTTGGTAGTTTGCCGTTCGTTGCAGTCGATTGTACCATGAAACGGCACGGGGAGTCAACCTTGCTATTGTATGACGTTCACCAGATCTCCACAATCAAACAGTTGACGTGGAGCTTGAAACCTGATATATTGTAATCACACCAGCGAAGGGTGAGCGCAAGGGGAATTCCAGAAGTACCCTCAAAACCCGGTAGGCGAGCGAGGGGGGTGGGTGAGGATTCGTTGCGGTGGGCTAAACAACAGCCCGACTCAAAGCGATGGAAAAAAGGGCAGACCTCGGGATTCATTTACCAGCACGGGATTTGTCGGTTTGTCCGCATCTCCCCTGGCACGATTACAATATAACAAAAAAATACCCCCTCCGCAAGACGTGGAGGGGGTTTCACAAAAACCACTCACTTAAGCTTTCTACCACAAAACGGACAGTAGTTAATAAGGATGCTTGTTTCATCCCAGGCGTATTCGCTTTCGCTAAATAGATATAGCGACGGTACACCATTCTCGTCTACATTGATGCCGTCATAGGCATTGCCGTTACTAATCTCGTTGATAGTCTGAAACCAGGGGAGTGTAGCGTTCTCATAGTCGCAATACTTACACATACGATAACCTCCAGATAGCTATTGTAGGGGCTACAATGCCTTTAAAATGAACGTTAGGGAAGATAGCGCCCTAGTAGCCCAGGGCGCTTGAAACATTCCTAGAAGCGGGCTACACGGGCTTGCACTTCCTCCCAGTAGCCGAACGCGAGATAACACGCGAGGGCGAGCTGATGGGAGCCCCAATTGTTGCGAGCGGCTAACTCCTGGTAACGTGCCCAGGCGTCCTCGTCGTTTATCTCGCCGTACACCTCGCGCCATACGCCCAGGACGGCGCGTGCCACTTTGAGCGCGATGCACTCCGTGCTGGTGACTCCATAGCGCTTCTTAATGTCAGCCGAACTCATAAGTCCTCCCGTGGGGTCAAGTGGAACCTTTTTCTGAACAGGTATAATATAGCACCTGGCAGGTACTCCAGTCAAGAAGAAATTTTTCATCACGAAACCGTCACAATTAAGGAGTGGGAAAATGGTTGTGAATTTTCGATGCAAACCCTTGACAAAACTGGTTCTGATATGTTAAAATTTTGAACCCATATTGGGCCCCATTCGTGGGGCCCTTTTTTGTTTTGAAACCGTTTTGAAATATCGTTCTGAAACCAGTTTCAAAAACGAATTCCAGCCACCATTTCCATTGTAATTGAAAACGGATTAGAAGTCAAGAAAAAACTTCGGAAATAAACGAAGACAAAACAGTAATAACATTAGACAAATCGGTAATTATATCATACGCATCGGTAATAACATCACACACAACGGTAATAAACCGCGAAGCACACTCGCCTCATTTTTAATAGTCTACCAGGTATTTATTTATTGCGGTAAAGTAGCGGTAAGTTCTTATAAGTAACTGTAAGTCAATGTAAGTTACTTATAGGTGAACTTTGCATTGTATCTAAAACAATGCAACCAGGGAACGGATTCCAAACGATTGACGGCACTTGCTCGCACGTCGTGCGATGGCATCTAAATAAACCGTTTTCGTTTTTCGATTGCAAGACGGCAACCGCTCGCAAACGCATCTAAATAAATACCACTCGGTTATCGTTTTGAATTTACAATAGCAGGTTGCAATTTTAATTAAATGCTTAATTTCACCTAAATAAATAATTGCTAAATATCGTTTTTATTTTAATTAAGCGCTTAATTAAAATAAACCGGGCCGTTTTTCAATTGTGGATATCAAAAAATTTGTGCTTGACAAACGATTCAAGAAGAATTACAATTTAGAAATACGATTTCTAAATAAATAAACTCCAAGATATTTCGGGATTAGAGTTAACCAAGGTAAACTCGCCAGTTCGGTGCAAAAAATAAAGTTAACCATGGCTAACTTTTTCGCCCCCTACTGCGGAATACTACGGCTGGTTGCGTCTAAAATAATACTCTTTGCTTTTCAGTTCCAAAAAGCAGTCGGTCCCCTGAAACCGCTTTCGCAGTCGCAGGGGACCCACCAGGCTAACGGTTCCGATTGATGGAGTAGCACCTCGCAGTTCCACCTCGAACGGTATCCTTGGCGTACTCGGTACGCACCAGCACGTCAAGGCGCACGAGGTACTGAATGAACGTCTTCACGCAATCGGTGAAGCGCATAGGGTTCCAACTGACGTTAAGGTTGCTCGCGCAGAACCGCAGGCATTCGCCCCCGTTCTCGTTTGCAAACCTGGTGATTGATTCTTCGGTGCCATAGACCTGGCAACCGTTGCCGTTGTTGTCGTTGTACTTACTAAAGAACAGGTTGCCGAAACCGTTTTCAATTACGCTTGCAACCTCCATGAAAGTGACATAACCCAGGTCGTCGGACTTCAAGGCGAGTTGTTTAATGAACTCGTCTGAATCCTTTGATTCAACCCACTCGGACGCGAACGCCATGCCAGGGCAGTTCTCGATTGCCACACTACGCTTGAATTGCTTGAATTGTTCCTCGGTGAGTATGTCGGCCAGGGCGTTGACGAGGTTGGCGCTAACGTTCATTGTGTGCTCCTTTGCTAGGACTCGCTGGGGCCGCTCCCCTTGCGACTAAAACCATGATACCAGACCAGGCGCACGACGGCAACACTCGGACGGCACTCCACACATTCAACACATTGCTATTGTAAACTATGGCAAACTCGATTTGATTTCAAGCGATAGGGAGTTAACCTTGGTTGTCTCTCTGGCTCGCCTAAAAATTTGTTAGCTTTGGTTAACTTTTTCGCCGCCCTATACGGGCGGTTACTGGCGTGCTGGCGTTTTGGGAGCAGGGTGCAATGGCCCGTTGTCTATACGCCGGTTCTATAAAAAGCCCAGTCCCCTACATTGTTTTTCGACCCCCAGTTGGGGGTCGTTGGAGCGTATACGAGGTTAGCCGGGCTGGGGTTGCCCAGGCCTGGGGCTATCGCCGCGCCCCGGGTCATGGCTACCCCTGGGGCTACCAGGTGCCAGGCACGACTAAACCCCAGGGGCCAGGCGTGCACCCCTGGGGTCGACGTGCTATCTGGGGCGCGTTCTAACCCCTGAAAACATGGCAACCGTTCTCTGTGACCTCAATAACCATAGTCCCATCGATATCCATCAACTCGCACGCTTGCTCCGCAGTGGCGCACGTGTACCACTTGAAACCGTACTCGTTTAGTTCGTGCATCACCTCGCACATAACCGTGTTCACATCGTTAAAATCATCGGCGGATGGGAGCTGGTGGCTCGCCCTATCATCTGCCTCGTTGGAGATGGTAAAAATCGCCGAGTTGAGCAACTCGTCAACTTTCTCGTCAAATGTGAGTTCATGAATAACTACCTCGTTGGCACCAGCAGGGGTGGAGGTGACCCAACGAGTCCCAGTGGTCACATCCATAACGAGATGCATAGGCCAAACCGCGTCGTTCTCCATCGCCCGATAAACTACCATAGCGCGGTTAACGTCGTTCTCGCGGTCGATGCAATAGAACTGGTGATACGTAGCGGTGGCGGTCATGATGAACTCCTTTTTGTGAGGGGTGAAAGTTTCAAGGGGTAGCCCGCCCCTCACGTGAGGGGCGGGCGTGGAGCGGCTAGAACAAAAAGCTGATACCTCTGGGGGTCACTATAGCGACAGTTTGAGTGTCGTCACATACAATGGTCTCTCGGGGAACGAACGTAACCATATCGACGTTCCAGCCAGACTTCTTAAACGCGAGTTCCATAGCGTCCTCGGCGTTGAAGAAGTTTTCTTCAACGGGGTCGTTATTGTTGGTGGAGTCCTCGAAAATCTCCTGGGCGCGTTCGGCAACCTCCCAGAGCAGGTCGCGAGCGAGCTGCTTGCACGAGTCTTCAAACGATAGGAGTTCACCGTCGGCGTCCCAGCCCGTGCCCTCGGGGACCGTGTCCGTGTTACCGTCGGGGTCAGTGTAGCGGACGAGACGGCTAAAACGCCCCTGGCGACGGAGAGACTCGTAGGTGCAATAGACGTTGTCGTCGGTGAAATGAACAGCGTAGGCGCGGACGGGCATGGAGGTAGCGGTGGAGGTCATTGTAGTTCCTTTCGTTTGGTCGCGCCCCCCTGGGCGCGTTTCCGTTTGGACGAGGTCCACTATACACCCCCTGGGCGTTCGGGTCAAACACTCACCCCCAACTTTTTGCCCTCCATAAAATGACCATAACCAGATCTCCATGGAGGATAGTTGATATTTGTCAATTATAGCCGAACCTCACACCTCATTAAACATAGTAACCTAGTAGGTTGTAGGGTTTATCTTTTAATCCTACCCGACTGGTAGGAATTAAAATCATAGTAGTTAGGTAGGAATTAAATCCTACTGCCAAGGTAGGAATACAACCCTCAAGTGGGGGTTGAGGGTCGATCGGTGAATCACACCTCGGGACGTTTGTCAAGACCCCAGAGGGTATATTTCCGGACTACACAAAATCTTAACAAAGCTGAAAGGCCGGGGGACACGAAAATTCTCAAAACTCATTTTTGAAATCCGAACCTTCTGACTGCACAAAATTTCCCAAAAGCACTTTTTGAATCCAAACCTCTCTCCCTGGGTATATTCACCGGGTGTGTTTGTAGGCGCACGCTGTGCGCGTTCAACGCGGGCTATGCCCGCTTAAGAGAGAAGGTGGTTCGGTCTTGGCCGATTCTTTTGATTACAACGAGAGGTCCAGGCCTGCAAGGGTGGACGCGGTGCGCAGGTCTCTCTCACGCAACCCCAAGCCTACGAAGGCCCAGATGTCCGCGATGGCTGATTATATACTATGTGTATCCGACCGTGGGTCCACCCCCTACGAGAGGCGGCAGGAGTACCCTGTCCTCACAAGGAACAGATGCGTCACGATATCCAAGAGGGAGGTGCCGATCGGGTCCGTGTCCGCCGAGGGCATGTCCTCCGATGACACACTGTCCTCCCTCTCTTCAGATATGCCACCCGACCCTGCTTCAGCCAAGCGTCAGTCTGACGTGCAGTCGAAGGAGGCGGACGCCATGCGGGAGTCGATAGACTCACTCAAGGCGCAGGCCGACAGGGCGACCGGCAAGAGGAGGTTCGAGCTGAAGAAGCAGGTCATATCCCAGTACCGCGACCTTGTCGTGGCAGGTGAGTCGTCCAATCCGACTCCTGCCCCCGTGGCAAGGGCGTCCATGCCGCCTGACGCCCCCGGTCTCTTGGACGACGAGATAGTGGTGGACCCAGTCACCCTGCTTCCCCACGGGAGGCGTGGCCTCACCATGTGCGACGAGAGGTGTGTTTTAGCCCTCATGCGCGACTACGTGGCGCTTAAAGCGCTGTCGAACGGTGACGCAAGGTCGGACGTGTCTGCCCTTCTCGCAGACCTTGAGGAGGCGGTGGACGCGCTCTATAGGGACAACGCACCGATGAGGCTCATGGTCGAGCTCAAGCTCGGCAACGCCACCGACGCGGACGTTGCGAAGGTGATAGGCGAGAGGCTCGGCGTACACAGGTCGGCTAGCTACTGGGGTGCCAGGTGGTCTATCCACGTGCCGAGGGCGGTCGCAGACAGGGCCAGGAGGCTGTGGCTTCTGCGCCATTGGGACAAATGGAAGATATGCACGAGGTGCGGCAGGGCCCTTCCCGCGCACCCGATGTGGTTCACGAAGAATTCAAGCAGGGACGGCTACTACTCCCGTTGCAAGGAGTGCAGGACTGCCGTCAGGAAGGAGAGGGAAGATGCCGACAGACGAGGAGTTTGATTTCCTGCTCGGCCTGTACCAGAAGGCGTCGGCGACGGTGAGCGGCATGGTCAACGACGGTGCCCAGATGGACGGCACGAACCCTATGTCTGTCCTCATGAGCAGGTACCTGTCAGCCATGTTCATAGCCTGCTCTTGTGCGTCCGACGTCAGGAAGGGGGTGACCGGCAAGTGAGTTCCACCATACGCAAGGTGTGCTCCAAGTGCGGCAGGTCCAAGATATTGGACGAGTTCTTCTGCTATAAGAACGGCGAGAGGGACGACCTGTGCAAGGACTGCCTCCTGGAGCACGTGGACAACGGCAACCCAGACACGTTCCTGTGGATCCTTGAGCGCTACGACATCCCGTACATAGAGCGCATGTGGGTGTCTATGTCGAACAGGGAGTTCAAGGCCAATCCAGGCAGGTTCGGCCCCAAGAGCGTCCTCGGCAAGTACATGCGCAACATGAAGATGCACCAGTACCGCAAGTTCGGCTATGCCGACAGCGACAACCAGGAGCTCAACGGCCTCATCCCGCAGATGGACCAAGAGAGCGAGCTTGAGTTGAGGAAGAAGCTTGAGTCCGGGGAGATCACGAAGGCCGAGTATGACACCAGGTCCTCGTATGCCGACTCGGTGTCGAGGGACGGGGAGTCCAAGGAGTACACACTCAAGAACGAGTACGAGAAGTCCGTCAACGACAACCTGACGACCCAGGACAAGGTCTACCTGCTCTCCAAGTGGGGCACGTCGTACACACCCGAGGAGTGGGTGCGCATGGAGAGCATGTACAACCGCTATTGTGCCGAGTACGACATGTCGGTCGACCGCGAGGAGACTCTCAAGAAGCTGTGCAAGACGTCGATAAAGATGGACGAGGCGCTTGACTCGGACGACACCCTCGGCTACAAGAGCCTGTCGCAGGTGTTCGACTCCTTGAGGAAGACCGGCAGGTTCACGGACCAGCAGAACAAGCAGGACAGGACGGACTTGGTTGACTCGGTAGGCAGGCTTGTCCAGCTGTGCGAGAGGGACGGCGGCATAATAGAGCAGATGCCGGACCCCGAGGAGTACCCGCAGGACAAGATAGACGTCACCATAAACAACTTCAAGCAGTACTCCGTCAACCTTCTCCGCAACGAGCCGAACATAGCTGGCCTCATCGAGACCTACATCGCAAGGCTGGAGGAAGCAGACACGAAGACGAAGAGGTTCATGGAGACGATGGGCAACATGAGCGTGCCGTCCAGCCCCTCGGAGGAAGACGACGAGGAAGAGGACGAGGGGGTTGAAGATGGCTCTTGATGACATTTTGAGGATGTCGGGGGGCTCCCGTGACAAGGAGGTGGACCTGTCCGAGGAGTCGGTGATGAAGAACATCGACAAGTTCAGGGAGCTTATAGCGTACTGGAGGCTGTACCCCGACAGGTTCATCGACTACCTTTGCTCCCTCAACCCCAAGAACTCCTTCCACCTATATTTCTATCAACGTTTTTTCTTGAGGGTCATCTTTCGGCACAGGTATGTCTATGCCACGTTCACAAGAGGTTTCTCCAAGTCGTTCATGGCGGTTCTTGCCTTGATGATAGAGGCGATACTCTATCCAGGAAGCAAGCTGTTCATGACTTCGGATGTTAAAGCCCGAATAGATTGGGCTGCGTAACGGCAACGTTGCGAAAAATAATTTTCTCTAACTGCTGGAACACCTTAATAGCCAAACATACTACAGCGTGATCGGTCAATCCACCGATGAGCGCGAAGGTTGCCGAAAGGCAGAAAGAAATGTTTGGATGGCCCATGCCGAAACGCTAAAGGTCCTATCAGTAGGCAATCAGCAACCAAAGGAGTGGATTTGTATATGGATAAAACTGAACTACTCACAGAGCGTTTGTCCTCAAAATACCCAAATGCGAGATTTGAAATTATCTCCACTCAAGGGCTTACTTTGCCGACAGACATAAAATGCCTTGATTGTGGTGCTGTTCATCACTATAGCAAAGGACAATATTCATACCGTGGAAAATATTTTTGTTTCCAATGCGAAAGCAAGCTTGATAAGTTGCAAAGTTTTAAAAACGCTTTAAAGACAAAATATCCAAAAGATAATCTTGAAGTAATAGAATTTACAAGGAGAGATTCTCCTTGTGTTATAAAATGTCTTGAATGTGGAAACATCCAAACTTATAAGACCGCATCTCATGCGCTAATTAAGACGACAGGTTTCTTTTGCAAACAGTGTCATCCTGGGAAAATACAACAAAGAAAGAACACTATCGTAAAATACCTTGAATGGGGAGAAAGCAATCCAGATTTTACTCTGGTTGATATCCCCGATGAGACGCAACCGTTTAGGGACAGGACGTTTAGATGTAAGTGCCGTCGATGCGGGAAGATAAATGAAAAGACAATTTATGACTTCTTACGCGGCGACTGTTGTGAATGTGTGAACCCTGCAAAGCCATACACACAACAGGAAATTCAAGATTTTCTTGGAGACGATTACGAGATTTTATCTAATTATAAAAGTGTGTATGACAGGATTACACTGAAGCATATCTGCGGTTTTGAATACAAAGTCGTCGCTAGAAACATTGTCGTTGGCGGTGGTAGATGTCCAAAGTGTTCTAAAAAACAAAGCAAAGGCGAAAAGGCTGTAAAAGATTTTCTTGAAAAGAACGGCATTGAGTATATTGCTCAACTTCAGGCAAAAATTGATGGACACTGTCTATATTTTGACTTTTATCTTCCACAACAAGATTTGTATATAGAGTATAATGGCGTTCAGCATTATTCTCCTATTGGATATTTTGGTGGAGAATCACAATTAAAAAGGCAGAAATCTAACGATAAAAGAAAGCAAGATTTTGCGAAAGAAAAACTTATTGTTATTCCATATACAGAGTTAGATAATGTAGAAAAGATATTATCTAGCAAGCTCCTAGGCTCAACGACTAGTGCCTAGCACGTAGCCAACAAGCATATGGTTGGCGAAATGGGAAATTTCCGTTAAGGAAAAAGATATAGTCTATTCTCTATGGAAACATAGAGCAGCTTTTATAAGCGGTAGGCGGCTTGCGACCGTCTGCGAATACATAGAATCCGCCAGTATCTTAAGCTCCAAGGTAGAATTATTGGTTCAGATGATTCCTGCTCTTGGAAAAGAGATAGAATGGGATACGAGGGGCAAGAACACGAAAACCGTTGTGTCGAAAGACAAGGTGTCGTACCAGTTTAAGAACGGCTCGGTCATAGAGAACCTCGCAGCGACCGAGTCCTCGCGCGGTCAGCGCTACACGTCCGGTATCATAGAGGAATGCGCCAAGATCGACGGCAAGATCCTCAACGCCGTCGTCATTCCCACCATGGCAGTCGACAGGAACATCAACGGTCAGGTTGACAAGAACGAGAAGATAAACCGCAGGCAGTTATACATGAATCCTTTTGACAGGATGCGTGTCTTTACACGGTGACGTGTAACTGAAAACCTTTTGAACTGCTGGAAAACCTTTAGAGTCTGACAGACTACAACGTAGCTGGGAACGGCAAGCGTGAATGTTTAAAAACTGTCAGAATTAGGCAATCAGCAACCAAGTGCCCAGAACGGGTAAAGGCTCAACGACCATTATGTAGCGGGCAAGCGCCTGCGAAGTGGAAGGCTCCTGTTGTGACAAACAGGGTGAAGATATGGTCTGTTCTTGCCAGAGATGGCAAGCTGTGCGAAGCACGGCGAAGAGGTAGCGACTCTTCGTGAACACACAAGAACATCAGCAGGCTACAAGGCTACCTTCGCCTACGAGAAGCTCATCCAGCTATACTGTCAGATGGTCGTCGACCCGAAGCAGGCGTTCGTGTTCGGAGGAGACTACAGGCTGTCTCTTGCCGAGGGGCGTCTGTCCGAGGAGGACATGACTGCGACGCAGGCTGACGCGACGTATGACGATACGACGTTTGCAATGGAATACGGCAGCGTGTGGAGCGGTGTGGCAGAAGGCTCATTCTTCGACCCTGACACTTTTGAGAAGTGGAGGACGATAGAACAACCGGACCTCAAGTATGACGGCAGGACGAAGGACGGCTATTACATCATGGGCGTCGACGTCGGCAGGTTTGGGTTAATTGTATGCTCAAGTAAAATCTCTTTAATTGCTGGGAACTCTTTGTAAGAAGACAATCAGCATCCAAGCTTCAAAGTTTTTTATAATTTATAGCTTTGAAGAAGGTTCAACGACTAGTGCGTAGCACGTAGGCCGTAAGCGTTTGACGGTCGAAACGGGAGAGGCCGATGAAAACGGTCAAGATATAGTCTGATCTGTATGGTGACATACAGCTGGAGCAATCCGGCAAGAGAGTAGCGACCTCTTGTGAACACAAATGGCACAACAGAAGTAATAATAATGAAGGTGGTTCCTTCGCCCCACACGAAGTTCCCGAAGAAATACATAGAGAATGTTTTATCATACGAAGGTGAGAACTTCGTTTATCAAGCGATTCATTTGAAGAGAATTTTTAACCATTATAAATGCAAGGCCTGTGTGTTAGACGGAAACGGGTTGGAATTAACTAGCTCCTTTGTTGAGTGATTGACAAAGAAAACCCCTTTAACTGCTGGGAACTCCCTCTGGGACAATCAGCAACTAAATTACGGTTTGCCGTAAAAAGTTCAACGACTAGAGCGAAAGCTCGTAAGGTACAAGCTTTAGGTGCCTGAAATGGGGGGCCCTCTGACAAGAGGTGAAGATATAGTCTGATCTATGTGGTAACACATAGCTGGGTTTAGTCCCGCGTGCCGACCAGCGAACGGCACGGAACGCAAATGTAGGAGCAGGCCTTGTTGATAACCTTGTCCTTGACCAAGACGACCCCGACACGGGCAAAACACTGTATGGATGGGGCGTTATAAATAAATACGAGGACGACGTTGAAAGATACACCAAGTATGAGACAGAGAACACGATACAAGACGCACTGTACATCATAAAGGCGAACAGGGAGATAAACTCGTCTCTGTACGCCTACACGCAGGCACAGCTGATGGCAGGCAGGATAAGGTTCCCAATCAGCTCGCAGGTTGCCGAGTCAAACCTCATGTCTCTTGAGAAAGGCAAGTCCATGACGAAGTTGCAGAGGGAGACATACCTCATGCCGTTCAAGCAGACTGACATTCTCAAGTTGCAGATGTTGAACCTGGTTATGAAAGACGACAGTTTGGGTACAATAGTGCTCAAGCAGTCGAACTCCAGGATAAACAAGGACAAGTTCTCCGCCCTCATCTACGCGCTGTATTGGTGCAAGATGGATGAGGAGAAGGCTCAAAAGAAGAAGTCGAATCTGGGAGATTTTGTCTTTTATTCTTAATTCTGGTCAAAGGCTGTGAGATTGGTGCGCACAAAAAGTAAATATGGATTGAAAGGACCGCGTATACCAGTCCGTATACGCGGTTTTTTCATGTGTCCAGAAAGGAGGGGAACCGTGGAAAGTTCCAAAATGGAGATGAGAATACATGACATCCTTAAGCTGAACGACGTGCCGTTCGTGGAAGAGTACACGTTCCCCGACCTTGTCGCAAGCAGTGGAAGACCTCTCCGGTTCGACTTCGCCGTGCTGAACGACGACGGCAGCCTAGACTTCTTGATAGAGGCGAACGGCAAACAGCACTACTCCCCCGTCGGCAAGTTCGGCGGACGTTCTGGTTTGAGCCGACAACAGTACAACGACTGTTGCAAGAAGAGGTACTGCAAGAAACACGGGATAAAGCTCGTCTCGATATCATACAAAGACGAGGACAAGCTTTCCTACGACTATATAATGGCATCAGCTGGCTACACGTAAGGAGGTGTACATGTCAGACGCATTTGGTCTGAAGACCGACGACAGCTCGGTCAAGCCTTTCCCGACTGACTTCAACTCGATCAAAGTCGGCAGAGAGCGTTTGAAGAATGACGTTACAGCCGACGTGGATGCCATCATTGATTCCATACAGAACCGCAAGCCGATCAAGAAGGAAGACGTCGAGAACGCATTCTTGAGAAACGACTTGCGAAAGCAGAGGGCGATATCTGAATTCTTCTTCAGGACGAACGGCATATACTCAAGGCTTTGCCGTTACATGGCCTACCTGTTCAAGTATGACTGGATAGTCACACCGATAAGGTGCGACGAGAAAGTGCCGGACAAGAAGGTCATCGAGGGATGGATCAAGTCGCTGTTGATGCTTGACAACTGCTCTTTGAAGAAGACGTTCGGCGAGATAGCACTCAAGGTCATGAAGCGCGGTTGCTACTACGGCTACATCATCCGTCAGAAGGACGCGGTTTACCTACAAGAGCTTCCAATCGACTTTTGTAGGTCGAGGTACTCGCAGAACGGCATGAAGGCCATCGAGTTCAACGTCAAATACTTCGACGAGAACTTCAAGGACCTCGACTATCGCATGCGCGTCGTCAAGATGTTCCCGAAAGAGATTCAAAAGGCATATGTCGCGTACAAGACGGGTAAACTGCCAAAGGATGTGTCGAGCGACGACCTCGGTTGGACGCTTCTCGACCCAGAGATGACAGTCAAGTTTAACTTAAGCAACTCCGACGCGCCTGTGTTCATAAACGTCATCCCGGCCCTTATGGACTTGGACGACGCGCAGGACCTTGACAAGAAGAAGATGGCTCAACAGCTCATCCGAATCATCGTGCAAAAGCTGCCGATGAAGAAGGACGGAGACTCTGTCTTCGACTTTGCCGAGGCTAAACAGATTCACAGCAACGCAGTCTCTATGGTCGGCAAGGCCATAGGCGTGAACGTCTTGACCACTTTTGCCGACGTAGACGTGGCGGATATGTCCGACAAGGGCAACGTCTCAAGCGTCGACCAGCTTGACAAGGTCGAGAGGACTGTCTACAACGAGGCTGGCGTCAGTCAGATGCAGTTCAACTCAAGCGGCAACATCGCCCTTGAGAAGTCTATCTTGAACGACGAGGCGACTCTTTCAAATTTAATTGATCAATTTGAAGAATTTGGTCAAAGAATCTTAAAACCGATGAACAAGAGTAAAAATAGATTGTATTTTGAATTTTCCATCCTGCCGACGACGATTTACAACTACAAGGACATCGCAAAGATGTACAAGGAGCAAGTCACAATCGGCTACTCTCTACTCTTGCCGCAGGTAGCGCTTGGAAGGTCACAGCTTTCCGTGTTTGCATCTGCCATTTTCGAGAACAAGATCATGAACCTCACAGAGCTGTTCATACCGCCTCAAATGTCGTCTACAGTCTCCAACAACGGGGGGCAGTCACAGTCAGATAACAAGACTGTGAAGAAGATTGACACAGAGGAGAAGAGCGCAGGTCGCCCTGAACTGCCCGACGATGAGAAATCCGAGAAGACGATGCAGAACATCGAGAGCGCCTCGTAAGGAGAGAAGATGAACAACAATAAATCAGTGGAGACTATCGACTCTCCTGAATTTATAAATATAACGCCCTGCAACCCGATGGTTTCAAAGTGCCAGATCAAGGTGTTGTATGTCGGCAAGAACCGCAATGGGTCCTTCATCAGCAAAGAGACTGCCAAGAAGATGGCAGACACGCTTCCAACATGCCCCATAGTTGGATACTACGCCGAGAAGAAGGAAGACTTCGGAGACCACGGCGAGGTCATCACAATCGAGGATGACGAGATAAAGTTCTCTTGCAAGACCAAGCCCTACGGTTTCGTCGCACCGGACGCCAAGGTGTGGTTCCAAAAGTACACCGACACAGACGAGTTCGGCAACGACGTCGAGCATGAGTACCTGATGACCGAGGGATACCTTTGGACAGGTCAGTTCGAGGAGGCCCAAAGCGTCATCGACAGCGGCAAAGGCCAGTCGATGGAGCTTGACAGCAACACTCTTGACGGTCATTGGTCACGCGACGGTGAATCAGGCCTTGAATTTTTTATTATAAATGATGCAGTGTTTAGCAAGCTGTGTATTTTAGGTGACGACGTTGAGCCTTGTTTTGAAGGCGCGTCTGTCACTGCGCCGAAGGAGTATTCGGCAGACGAGAGTTATTCTACGTTCGCAAGGACGTTGTTTACGATGATGAACGAACTCAAGGATATCATATCCAATGAAGAGCCCACTGAAGGGGGGTTAGACATGGACAAAACCGCACAGACTTTCGAGGAGGTTGCCGAGGAAGAGGCTGTGGAAGAGACCACTCCAGCCGTGGAGGAGGTGACAGAGCCTATTGCCGAGGAGCCTGCCCCCGAGACTGTTGAGGAGCAAGCCGAAGAAGAGAACGTCCAGGAGGAGCCTGCACAAGAGGAGGCTCCTGTTGAGGAGCAGGCTGATCCCGAGCCCGAGTTCTCACTTACACAGCTGGTTGCCGAGGTTGAGTCTCTGCGCAAGCAGAACGCCTCCCTACAGAGCGAGCTAGACTCCCTCAAGGAGTTCAAGCTCAAGGTTGAGAATGATGAGAAGGACGCCTTGATCGGCAAGTATTTCATGCTCACCGACGAAGACAAGGCAGACGTCATCGAGCACAAGGCCGAGTACACGCTTGACGAGATTGAGGCCAAGCTTGCTCTTGCCTACGTCAAGAAGAACGTCGACTTCTCTATTGACGACGCCGAGGACGAGAAGGACGAAGAGCCCGCTCTCTCTTTCAGCCTTGACGACACAGACGAGTCTTCTGTAGACTCTTTCGCTACAGACCCAGTTATTGAAGCTTTACGCGACTACAGGCGCGCAACGCAAACTTTATAAGGAGGATTAAGAATGGCAGTTACTATCGACCGCGAGAAGCAGGTTCTCGCTGGACACGACAACTTTGCCCAGGTTGAGGACAATCATCTGTCTGCAAAGCGCGACGGTCGCGTTTACGCTCAACTACCCGCTGACGAGAGCATCGACACTCTTGAGCAGGGCATGTTCGTCAAGTATGACTACGCTGGTGGCAAGGTTGCCTTTGCTGGAGACGGTCCTTGGATGATGGTCTTCAACGAGGAGAAGCTCTATGACGAGCGCAAGCAGATGCACCGTGACTTCGCCATGAAGCGTACCGACTTCTATGACAATCAGATGTTCCCCCGCGTCCTCGGCATGGTTGCCGGTGACGTTTGGACAACCAACGCCCTTGCCAAGGGCGAGTACAACGTCGGTGATAAGGTTGCCCCCGGCGCTGACGGCTTCCTCACTGCCGGTGAGGGTGACGGCACGCTCGTCTGCAAGGTCGTCAAGGAAACCACTATGCCTGACGGCCAGCCCGCTGTCAAGCTTCAGTGCATCGTCGCTTAATTAGAAGGGGGATACAGATAATGAAACTCATGGATAGCAAGAGTCTGTTCGCCCTTGCCAAGGCGGCAGTCAACAAGACACCACTTACCTACAGCGCCGAGGAGAGCTACAGCGCCGAGGAGGTCAATGACGTCCTTCGCGCCCAGTTCGAGCTTCTCGCTCCTAACTATCAGGGCTTCCGTCGCAACGAGGCTTTGATTTACGAGCTCATTGAAAACACCATCGACGAGGTTCTTCCTCGCAAGGTCATGGCCCAGTATGAGCGCTTCGCCGACGTCCAGAGCATCGCCCAGGGCGACCAGGCCGTCTTCAAGATCAAGATCACCGAGGCTGCTCGTAAGCGTGCCAAGGCTTTCGTCACTCGCGTCGGCCTTGCTGGTCGTTATGAGACCTTCCAGCTTGACGGTCGTGAGCTCACTGTTGCCACAAGCGCCATCGGCGGTGCCGTCAAGATCGGCTTCGAGGAGTTCCTCGATGGCCGTTACAGCCTCGCTGACTTCACTGACATCATGCTTGAGGGCATGGACGAGTACATCTACGCCGAGATCCTAAAGGCTCTTGACGCCGTTGTCGCCCAGACCCCTGCCAACAACCGTGCCACGTTCGCTGGTTTTGACGAGGCCACTATGGACCAACTTCTCGCCATCTCCGACTCTTACGGCACTGGCCGTTCCACCATCTTCTGCACGCAGGAGTTTGCTTCCCGCATGCTCCCGCAGGACAAGTTCGTCTCCGAGGACATGAAGAATCGTCTGTGGAGGGATGGCTGGCTCGGCGATTACAAGGGCCATTCTGTCATCATGCTTGAGCAGTCCATGGTTGATGAGACTAACACCGAGAAGGTCGTCGATCCTTCCAAGGCTTACATCTTTGCCTCCATCGCTGGTAATGAGAAGCCCGTCAAGATTGTCTTCGAGGGCCAGACCGCCGTTCGTACCATCACCGACAACGATGACTGGTCGACCGACATGCAGACCTACAAGAAGTTCGGCGTCGCCGTGTTCAGTAATCCTTCGATTTGCTGCTACACCAACACCGAGCTCAAGAAGGCTGTCCGCTAGATTTTCCCACCGTTCTTAAAACGGTTGATACGGCTACTTGGTTAGTTGGGTATAATCCCCACTAGATGTGCCGAACCTAGAGGGGGCTTTTGCCCCCTCTTTTTTTAGAAGAGAAAAAAGGAGAAAAATATGCCAGTCAACGTTAATCTCGTGCCTGACGACACGATGGTCAAGCTTGTGAACATGATGGACTCGCCGACGGGATACAAGCTCATGAACGGCACTTTTAGAAGGTTTGCCCCCAGGGCTTCCATGAGCGTGACTGCCGGGGAAGTCAGGGAAGTCTCAAACATGCCCGGCACAATCACTTTGTTCCAGAATTATCTCCGGGTTGACAACAAGGACCTTGCCACAGAGCTCGGCGTGTCCGATGACTCGTTCGAGCATGAGTATTCTTGGGGCAAGGATGAGATTGTCGGTGCGTTGACGACAGAGCCTATCGAGGTTCTTCTTGACGCCCTTGACTATGCCCCTGATGCCATCAAGGAGTCTCTTGTCGACTTCGCAGTTGAGCTTGAGATTCCAGACGTCAACCGTCGTAAGGCCATCAAGGAGGCCACCGGCAAGGATGTCACCAAGATGATCGAGATTAAGAACGCCTACAAGGATGACTCTCAAAAGGAGGACGGCAAGCCTACCGAAAGGAGAGCCGCACAAAAGCAGGCTCCCGCCAAGAAGTCTTCTGGCAGGAGGGCAAACACCCCCGCTGTTGACGCCAAGGAAGAGAAGACCGGGGAGGAGTAGGATATGGATCCCTTTTACACACCTGATTTATCCAATCCACAAGTAAAAGGGCCAGAAAGCCACCTCACCACTCTTGACGAGATGTACGACGTTTTTTTAAGCCATATCACAGACGACATGTTCATGGAACTCACAAGAGAAGACACTCAAGGGATGCTAGACGAGATTCTCATGGGTGCCCTTCCTTACTTTGAGTTTCCGAGGAAGAACATCTTCGACATAGATTGGTCTGAAAGGCATTTCAACGTACAGCTCACCGCCGAAGAAGAGTTGATAATCTGCCAATACATGATCTCCGTGTGGATAGGCTATCAACTCGCAAGTATCGAGCTTGTAAGGCAAAAGTACAGCAGTAGCGACTTCAGCTTCACATCCCAGGCAAGCCACATGGCAAGACTGATTCAGCTGAAGACGCACTACGAGGACAGGGGCTTTCATCTCCAGCGTCTCTATTGCCGTCGTCGCGTCAACAAGGATGGCGAGGTAGTCCCCACCATGGACACGATCATGGCGGTGGACTGACAATGGAGACCTGCACAATAGAGATTCCAAGCGAGATGCTTGTGGAGTATTACTACAAGGTCGGCAACCAGATATTCAAGCTTCTTCCCTTGAGAGAAGAAGGCGGGGCTTGGATGAAGTTGCTTGACACTGTGATTTTAGAGTTGACTGGCATGCAGAAGCTTTTTCCTGACAAAGCAGAGCTTGTCTCTCTCCTTATAAAACTAAAGGGACTGAAGGAATTAAGCCCTGGTATGGATTTCATGGATTACAGACGCTTCATCTTTGAGTGCTGTACCCTTGTCACAAAGATAAGGGGTGAGTACAATGTCGATGGAGACCATGAGGCAGAAGCTTTTGTTTAGAGGCGGTTTCAACACAATAGACAGAATCAACAAAGACAAATTAAAGAGCCTACGACTTGCTCTACAGGGAGACCAGCACTCTCGTCGGATAAAGACGCCAGAGAAGGAATGCTGGTATGGGTTGATCAATGACAACAAGTTGACCGCCGACTATGACAGAAAGATCTTCGCCGTTGAGAAAGACGCCCACCTGAAGGCAGGGGACGTGTTCGAGGTGCTCGACGACGGGTCCCATTGGATGGTGTACTTGCCGTTCTTGTCCGAGACAGCGTTCTTCAAGACGGAGATAATAAGGTGCCGTTACACCGTCGACTTGGACGGCACGACTTACTGGATTTACTTCCAAGGCCCGACAGAGACCTCTGCCAGCTGGTTCATCAAAGACGCGGTTAACATCGCAAACATGAACCTCAAGAGCACGGTGTACATCAAGAGGGACGACAAGACAGACGAGTTCTTCAGTCGTTTCAAGAAGATAAAGATAGCAGGACAGACCTGGGAGATACAAGCCACAGACCGCTTCTCCGCGCCAGGGATAATAGAGGCTATTGTGAAGGAAACGAACGACAACCCCGTCGAAGACATTGCAGACGTGCTTCCGGCTTGCCCATGCGACCAGATTCTTGGACAGTCAATCGTCGAGCAAGACGGAGAGTTCGGCTTTGAGATAAGGGGAGACTACCTCAACGAGGACAGCGAATGGAGAATCGACGACAATCCAAGAGTCAGAATCTCAAGTGTGACAGAAAACGGGCGGTTCGTCAAGGTCAAAGTCTATGACGGCGCCGTTGACGGCTTCACCCTTAAATACGGGACGAACGATAGTTGGTTTGCAAAGAAGGTCTTCATAAAGCACTGTCAGACTCCCATTGTCGGGGAGACGGTCGTCTCACCATACGACGTCGTTGAATATAGGCTTCGGAAAGAAGCCAAAGACGGCACCTTCTATGTGGATGGAATTGATTCAAAACATGCAAAAGTGGTAGCCCAGAAGGGCAACTCTTGCAAGGTTGAGATAACTGCTTCAAGGACCTGCGATTTCTTGTTAAAGTTCAAGAACGACGAAGGTTGCTATTTCGAGCAGAAAATTGAAGTCCGTTCACTTTAGGAGGTGATATGTATGATTTACAAGGCTACTAGCTTGGCAAAAGACTTCAACGTCACGTTTTTGTCAATGGAGAACGACAAAGAGGCCGTCATAAGGAAGCTTTTCGTTGAGAGCAGGCCTTATAGTGACTATCTCAAGAGGCTTATGGTCGTCATGAAGAAAGACTGCCTTGACCCTTCAAAACATCAATACCAGACTCTTATAGACGAGGTTTCAGTTTCCAAGCTGAAAGAAGACGGTTATATAAAGTTTGTGCCGATTTTGCCGTTCCTAGAGTTCGAGAACTCGAAGAGTTATCTGTTCATCGGGTTCAGGGATGTAGCTCCGACAACAAACCCACAGTACACCAACACCACGATGGAGATCATTTGCATTTCCAACTTTGACAACTGGGAGTTGGACAACTACGCTATCCGTCCTTGGAAGATGGCTGGTTATGTCAACGGCATATTGAACAACACGAAATTGAGCGGAATCGGCACATTGCAGTTTGCTGGGGCAAGCGAGTTCTCATGGGACGAAAACTGGGGCGGGGTTCTTCTCACGTATATCGCCACACACTCCACTGACGACCAAGAGCGAATCAGTGAGGAATCCGGTATAGTGGATGAGCTATAAAGGTGACGTCGGCCTGTATCTCTCCGGTGCCCAGGTGCCGATAGAGGGATGCGGAGTCTTTATCACCCCGCCAACCATAAAGGCTGTAGCTCAATTTGGAGAGAACGATTTCCTGCTTGCCGTTCGTGCGATGAGTGCTGACAGGGCTTTCATAGGTCCAATCAAAGACAGCACGCCACAGCTTGAAGACGTCCCTGACTTTCAAATACTCCTCACTGTTGTAAATTCCGACGAGAAGTTGATGGAGGTCATAAACAGGTTCTTGTCGGTTGTGTTCCCAAATTATTTTGTCGAAGTGAAACAAAACATGATATGTTTTAAAGAACACGAGGAAGACAAAGCGATGAAGGGAATGATCAACCAGTTCAACTGCGAGAACTTCTGCACGACGATAAAGGAGCTCTTTTGGCCCCCTCAAAAGAACGACAAGGAGTTCAACCCCGCAAACGCGAAAGCGGAGGAGATTGCAAGGAAGATAGAGGCTGGCAGAAGAAAAACTGCGTCTGACGCTCTTGGAGGAGAAAATTCTTCTTTGTTTGGACTTTATGCTTCGGTCATTTCCATTGGGTTGGCCGTTGATATAAATGTTATATATAGGTACACCCCATTTCAGCTGTTCGACGCATTCACGCGGTACATGAAGAAGAGCGAATACGATCTCTTTATGAAGATTAAGACAACCCCTATGATGAGTACCGACGGTGTCGAGGAGCCTGACCATTGGGCTACTAATATATACGAATAGTATAATCTAGAAACCTTTTTAAGGAGGATGTGTTTATGAACTTTGGTGTTCGCGAAATTTGCGACGTCGTCTTCAAGGCTCGTACTGACGGCGTTCGTGTCGGCAACCAGACTTTCAAAAAGGGCCAGCCGGTCCTTTACATCACAACTGCCAAGACTTCCAGCCTTGAGGGCGCTACCACAACGGTCTACGCCCAGGGCGGAAAGGGCAACCCACGCTTGATAGCATGGGAGGGCTGGGGTAAACCTTCCCTATAAGGTCTACACTCGCATCTGCGTGAACCCTCCAATAAGCAAACCAATGCTTATAAGAAATACCTCCTGAACTGCTGGAAAATCCAGAAGCATAAAATTTCTTGACTTTTTAAATCTATTGGGGTATAATGTCCCTAGGACATATAAACCAACATAAAAAAGGAGAGCGATATTTATGACTGGACAATCAGCATCCAAGCTCGAATACAAACCTCTAAAAGAAGACCCAGATTATTTAATTTACAACGACGGCAGAGTCAAGAGCTTAAAAAAGCCTGGCTGTCACGGAGGACGGTACGAGGAAGACAAGGGTCGTTGGGTTTCAGGTAAGATTGACAATGTTGGCTACCAGACATATTGTCTGGCACTCATGAACGAGCTTACCGGGAAAAAGGGCAAGATGGTTTATGCGCATCGTCTTGTCGCTGAATATTTTCTTCCAAACCCTGACAACCTTCCGGTCGTCCATCACAAGAACGGCGACAAACTTGACAACAGAGTTGAGAATCTAGAGTGGGCGACTTTTAAGCAGAACACAGACGAATATCTGAAGAATGCGAAGGTCATTCACAGGAATCACCGATATCACATTGAAAACCTCCCTGGCGAGCAATGGCTACCGGTTAAAGATGCGCCTATTTACGAGGTATCTAACATGGGTCGAGTTGTAAATACTAAATCTGGAAAATTGATTCGAACGGATGATAACTTAAAATATAGCAGAGTAAAGCTTGGGATGAATGGTCCCAGGTATTACATCCACAGGCTTGTTTATAGCACTTTCACTGGAGATTATGATTACGACGGCTACGTTATTGACCACATCAACAACGATCCGTCGGATAATCGACTTGCCAATTTGCAAAAAGTTACTCATTCCGAGAACAATTTCAAGAGGTTTCAAAAGTAATCGAGAAGGTTCAACGACTATCCGTCTGTCGGAGTAGGACGCAAGCGCGTTCGAAGTGGGAGGCCCCTGCATTGAGCGGGGTGAAGATATAGTCTGCTCTCCACGTATACATAAAGGTGGAGTCCTGGCAACGCGATTGCGACCAGGAGGGTCAGGGTAGCGACCTGGCTCCAACACATAGGGAACGCACAATGACCTTCACTGTTGAAGACGCATTGATTTCGCCTGTTTCTCTCGCCATGCTTACCGGTGCCGGTCTTAACAACGTGACCGACGCCAGCAACGCCACTGGCACTTACATTTACCAGCCCGTCCAGTTCGATCTTCCTATCGTCAAGGGCAGGAAGGACGGCACTGCCTGTGTCCATCTTGATTACGACACAGCCCAGGATGCCCATGACATTTACTTCAGCGAGAACAAGGGCCAGATTTTCGGCACAGTCCTCGACAACGCCGGTGCCGGTGTCTACTTCCTTTCTCTTGCTACCGATGGTATTAAGCTTATCGAGAACGGCGATGTTCGCAAGGACGACGTTGACCCCAAGAAGGATTATATTGGCGAGTGCGTGCCTGGCGACACCGATGGTGGACATGTTTTCACCATTCCTTCTTCTTCCAACTCTTACCTTGAGTTGACTTTCGTCGATGCCGAGCAGTATGTTGGTTGCACACTTCGTGTCGACTGCTATTGCCAGCGTTCAAGCGGAGCTAGGCAGATCACCATTGACGCCGAGAACTTCGCTGGTGACTTCTACATCGAGGCCTCCACGCTGTTCCGCGATCAGTACACCAAGAAGGACATGCCTGCCGTCTTCGTCATTCCTGACGCCAAGATTCAGTCTAACTTCACCTTCACAATGGCTAACTCCGGAGATCCAAGTAAAGTAGAATATTGCTTGGCTGCGTAGTAATACGTTGAAAAATTAGCTCCTTAACTGCTGGAACACCTTTAGAGCCTTGTAAACCACAACGTGGACGGTAACGTCGAGCGTGATGGTTTGAAAATTACAAGGATTAGGTAATCAGCAACCAAGGGCCTGTAAAAAACAGGTCAAGGCTCAACGACTATCCATCTATTGGAGTAGAGCGCAAGTGCGCTCGAAATGGGAGACCCCTGGCAACAGGGTGAAGATATAGTCTTATCTCATGCGAAAGCATGAGCTCTTGTTTAAGAGGTGTGAGTGTAACGAACTCACATAAAAATAAATGTCCTTTACTTTCACAATGGACGCTTTCCCGGACTACACAAAGTTCGACCGTACCAAGAAGGTGTTCTGCGCCATCCAGATCATGGGTGACGAGAACGTTCTTCCGAAGGACAGCCTAGTGAAGGATGACACTTGTAATCCTGCCGATCCTGCGATTACAAGCGCTGTTCCTGGCAAGGAAGCCAAGTATGGCCGTAACCTGAAGACAGAGATTACCCGTAAGAATATTGACTTCTTCGGTATGCTCTATCCTGTCAGTGACACTACGGAGTATACAAAGAAATATAATACTATGGCGGGCGTTGAGAGTGGTAAAGTCGATAGTACTCCTCTTCCCGAGGGTGAAGCTACAGGCTACTATTTCCCTGTTGATCTTACAGGTGGAACAAGCTACACGTATAACTCTGTTGGTGGCAAGAAACTTACCAGTGAGGACGGTAAGATGCTCTTTGCTGTTGACTCCGCCAACCCTGTCATTGAGGTTAAGGTTAATGGACCTGCTGTTACTGCTGGTGATGACGGTGGAACCACTACACAAAAGGTTTCCACCTACACCTTTGACTTCTCAAAGTGCGTCTTTAAGTAAGAAACATCCTCTAAAAAGCCGTTCTGCCCTACTTTGGGGTGGGGCGGCTTTTTTCGTTTGTCGAGTGAAAGGGGGAGAAAATGGCAAAAAAGTCTTCTAGCTCAAACAACAGCGGGAATACTGCTGCTGGGAGTAAAGAGTATACTAACTATGGGTATGTATATTACTATTATGATAACATAAAACATAAATTCCAACCTAGGGATTTAGACGATATCTACATGTCTCATTTAAATGATTTTAGAAAAAAAAGAGCCAAAAATAGTACACAAGGTTTAAATGATAAAAAGGTTAGTCCAAAAGAGGTTGACAGACTAGCAAAAGAATTTAAGGCTATTGATAGAGAAGGGAACGTTCCTGAAGGTTACTTCTTTAAGCCATTTGAGAATGGTATAGATTGGTCGATGGACGGCAATGAAGCTCGCGTCCTCAAACAAGGCGATTTAAACAACATAGGATATCTATGGACTTTTGTAGAAAATTCTGCGACCAGCATGCAAGGACTTCTTACAGCGTTAAAAGAGCTTTGCTGGCAGTATTTAGATAAGAACAACGGGCTGTTTGCAAAATGTCAATATGATTTAGTCGTTGGAGCAATAAACCAAGGATTAAAGAATTTAACCCCAGAGCAAGAAAGTGCAATAAAATTATTCTTCCCGAATTACAAAGAAGGGCAGATAATTGATTTAGAAAGTTTTAAGAAGAAGTATGGTGGCCTTTATGATCAAGTTCAAGAAATAAACAAAAAAATAAAAGAGCTAGAGAGATATGCAAAACAGACGTCAAAAAATATTTCTGGGCGTGCTTCTGAAAAGAAATGGAAAGATGATATAAGGGGAACTGAAGTTGCCATTATAAACTCTTTAATGAGTTTTAAAGGAAGCATAGAAGAGCTGGTCGGTGCAATGGCTTTTGCGAATGCCGACGATGAGTTTTTTAACAATTTTAAGGATCGAGAAATCAGTATTACAGGATCGGATCCAGGAATTATAATTTTTAAAGAAGATCCGGAGCTAAAAAGGCGTGCCACACAGAGCATCTTAAAAGATTCTGAAATCAATACTACTTCTAAATCTGATATCACAGTAAAAGCAACCCGTGATGGAGTGACAGTTAGATTTGGCATATCAGTAAAGAACTACGCTGGGTACAAAAACATCAACACTTTACCACAAGGTAAAAAACTTGGCAATATAAAAATTCTGTCAACCAATCTTTTGGCTTTACTTACCAACTTTATTGGGTATAATGATTCTGACTTTTTCAAGGTTTTAAATCTCCTCTCTGCTATCCCGGCAGAAGACGGGGAAAGAAAAGATGCCCCAATTAAGCAAAAAACAAGTTCAAGAGCAGAAAAACAGAGAGACCTTGAAGTTCTTATCTCTCAACTTTCTGCAATGAGCGCCCTTTCTGCACTCACCGGAATCAGAGGCGGACTTTCCATCGTGGGTCAAACATATTCAAGCTTCATGCTTATTGGCGGAAGACTTCTTTCTATGGAAGATATTTTAACAAAGTGCATGGATTCTTTAATAGGCTTAAAAAATAAGACTTATACCAGATCAAATCCAATTACTATTTTGGGTTTAAGGACTAGGAATCAAAGCAAAGGAACTACTTTTGGAACGTACGAGGCTAATAACAAAAACAGCTTTGTGCAGGCTTCCTCTGGAAACAGTCTTACAACTTTAGCGAGGCAACGTTCTAAACAAGTTATAGGGAAGAATGTTGACGCAATGAGAGCTCATAAAATAAACATCACATTAAATTCTAGCATAATAGTTGCTTTACTAAAAGAGATTTCTCCTACGCAATAGTAGGTTCAACAAGAAAAGGAGATAAAAGGATATGATTGATATGGAACTTGAAAAGCAGTCCACCCTCACTGCAAAGGATATGAACGACCTTCTCGCGTTCTCCATCGGGGAGTCCGAGAACGATGGTTTTGTGAACCGTTACGTCTTCGAGAGGGCCATGTACACCTATCTGTATCTCCTACTCGCAGAGGGTGACGAGCAGGAGAAAGTTAGGAACTCAATCAACGAGAACGGGGTTCTTGTGGTATGGCAAGAGTTGGTCGGCACGGGTAAGATTGAGCAGATGGCCCAGGACCACCCAACCGAGCTTGCTCTTGCCGAGAGGGCCAGCGCAGACGTGTTTGACGACTATAATGCCTATAGCAAGTCCATCAGGGCGTCTTTTGCCAACATTCAGTCTGCCAGCAACAGTATCATGGAAAACGCGGCCAAGCAGATGTCGCAGATGCTTTCTTCTGACCAGTACAAGGATATCATGGACATTGCCGAGAAGTGGGGCATGAACAACACTCTTCTCCCAGCCTAATTAGCGGTCATACATTAAAAAAAGAAGTCCCTGCTTTTAGATAAAAAGTAGGGACTTTTTTTATATTAGGAGGAAAAAGGATATGGCAAAGTATTCCAATACTATTGTATATAACTTGCAAACAAACCTCGACAGCAGAGGCATAGACACTTTAAGAAAGAAATTAAGTCAAGTACAGACAGACCTGTATAAACTGAAAGGAATGAAGGGTCTTACCTCCGACACGAAGAACAACAATGCACTTAAATTAACAGACAACAAGGAGCTTGAAGAAAGTTATCAAACGATTCTGAAGATTCAGAAGGCGTTAAACTCTGCCACCAACTTCTCCACTGGATCGTTCAACACCTCGACGTTCTTGTCGGACCTCCAGAAGATGAACGTGTCTGCCCAGAACCTCGTTAAGACATTCTCAACGACAGGCGTAACAGGACAGCAGGCGTTTAACCAGCTATCGGCTGCTCTTGGCTCTACCGAGGCAAGGGTCTCAAGAATGAGCACAACAGTCACAAAGATGTTCAACACCCTCCAGAATACCGTTCGCTGGGGTATAACAGCAAGCATCTTTGAGACAGCATCAAACAGTGTTGGTCGCGCTGTAGACTATGTGAAAGATTTAGACAAGTCGCTTAATGAGATCAGGATCATCTCTGGCTACAGCGCCGAGGACATGAACAAGTTTGCTGACTCTGCCAACAAAGCAGCCCAGGCTCTTGGTAAGACGACGACAGAGTATACCAATGCTTCGTTGATTTATATCCAACAAGGTAAAACTCTTAAAGAGTCTAATTCTCTTGCTAACTTAACCCTCAAGACGGCAAACGTCACAGGACAGGCAACCGCAGAAGTGTCAGAGCAGTTGACGTCGCTCATGAACGGCTACCAAATCTCTGTTGACAACATGGAAGCGTCTGTTGACAAGCTTGCAAAAGTCGCAGCAGTCAGCGCTTCTGACCTGGAAGAGCTTGCGACGGCAGAGTCAAAAGTTGCATCTACCGCTAATGCTCTAGGCGTAAGCCAAGACCAGCTGGTTTCACAGCTTTCGACCATTATTTCTGTAACACGACAGGCTCCCGAGTCTGTTGGTAACGCCATAAATTAAGTTTTTAGGGCATAAAAGAGTCTAATTGCTGGAACCTCCTAAAGCCGCTTTGCCTTTTACCAGTAAATTCCCGAGGGTAAAAGGAGCGAAAGCAGAAACAAGTAAGCGGATGGGACATGGCATGTGTTATAGCCTAAATCCTTCGAATGGACAATCAGCAGCCAAGGGAAAGGTAATATATAAGAATGGCTAAAAAAATTTCTAAAGATGAGTTTTTATCTAGGTTCAACTTCCGCTATCCCCAAGCGAAGGTTGAGATTCTTGAATATACTTCAATTTCAAGACCGGCAACTATAAAGTGTTTAAGGTGTGGAAAGATTCTAAATCGGCAAAAGGCAAGACAGTTTTTAAATGGGTTCGATTGTTGTGGAGCTCATGATGAGACTCGCTTACAAAAAGTTTATCGAATGTATGAGAATAGCGATTTCGCTATTGTAAAGGTTGTCGATAAAGATAATATTGTTGTTAAGCATCGAACATGCGGATGTGAAAGTCACAGATCTTTAAATTCATGTCTTGACAATCCGTTTGCTTGTTTGAATTGTGGCACCCAAAAAACAAATAATCTATTACCAATAGAGGACGCTAGACGACAAATTAGAGAGAAATTCAACGGAGAGATAGAGCTGTTAGAATACAATGGGCAACTTGAAGGTAATTATTACAGATGCTTAAAGTGTGGTAAAGTTTTTAAGCGGAAACAAGTTTGCATGCTTCAATCGAGAGGTTGTCCGTCCTGTGACAAACAAATATCTACAGGAGAAAAAGCAATAAAGAAAGCTCTTATAGAACACGGTATTTGTTTTATTGAACAATATAAAGTTCCTGAACTTCCAAATCAAAGATTTGACTTTGCAATAATAAACAGCAAAAATAGCGTACAATACTTCATAGAAGTCCAAGGGGAACAACACTACAAAGTTGTGGACATATGGGGTGGAGAAGACGGATTAAAACGTCGTCAAAAACTAGATAGAAACAAAAAGGATTATTGTGAGAAGATGGGAATTCCTCTTTATGAAATTCTTTTAAAAAAACAAAAAATTCTTAATCTTGATATATTACCTTTTCAAGGTTCAACGACTATCTCCGTGAAGGAGAGTACCTCGCGAAATCGTGGCGAGGGAAATGGCTCTTGCCTAGAAATAGGTTAAGATATAGTCTCGCCTCGTATGAAAGTACGAGTCATGCTTGACATGATACAGGCTTCACGAACCTGTAAAAGAAGTGCGTGAAAACCATATACGCAAGGCTTGGTGACCTCCAGCTTGGAGAGACGCTCGAAGACGGCACTACCCTAGGCACAATCGGTGAAGCCTTGGATGAGGTCGGAG